CTCCATCCCAGCCGGAAGAACCACATCGCCATCCTGGATCACCGGCTCCCGCTGGCGAAGCCAGTAGCACAGGTGGACCACCAGGCCGCCCAGCACCATACCGATGAACAGGCACGCCACGCTCACCTGCCCATCCTCATCGCCGCATCGTCACGCGACCACAAAAGCCAGAGCATCACCATGATGGGGTCCGCCGGGATCGTGTCCATATCCGACAAGATCATCGCATTCATGCTGGTGTAGTGTGCCCCCTCGGAGCCGAACCTAGCGATGTACGTCCGGCCCGGACCGTTCGGGCACGTGTAGTAGTCGATCCACTTCCCAGGCGCCATCTCCACGGACCCGAGGAACGCACACGCCTCGCAGTCATGGCTGTGGTACGGAACCTCGCTGTGCTCGAAGCCAAACATGCTACGCCTCCACTTCATAGGTGGCCATGAACGCCGCCTCTTCCCACTCCGACTTGTAGTTCTGCTTGGACTTCACCCGGATGTGAACCCTGTTCTTGTCCAGTGGAACCTCGCCCAAGCGGAGCCCGATGTGATCCAACACCAGCTTGCGGAGCTCGCGTTCATCGATCTCAATTTTCACCTTCATCGTGCCCTCCTACTTGGGGAACATCTGGTTGGCCACGATGGTCCCGCTTGCCGTCATCTGGAGACAGCCTTCACCGCGCTGGGATTGAATCCACAGAAGCCCCCGGCGCCTGAGCATCCGGATGGCCCGCTCGCAGGTATGGCGGCTCATGTAGTGCTCGAGCTCTGCCGTGAGCTGGCTCTGCTTCACCTCCATCCTGGCCGGCGCCCCGGGCATCGACATGCGAAGCACGTTCCACAGCACAAGCCGCTCCCGGTTGGTGAGGTGCCCGAGGAGCTCGGCCCAGAACGGACTGTCCTCCGGTGGGAGCTCGCCGGCCCTCCGCGCGCCTGGCGGGGGCCCCAGTTGCTCGGCCTTGATCCGCTCCCAGTCCCCGGGGCCCCTGGCGTCCTCATGGAATGCGTCTGGGTTGGCCTTTGCGAACTCGGCCTCCCACACCTTGTGATCATCTTCGGACAGCCGGAACAGCCGATCATTGTCCGGGGGCAACGGCTCAGGCGCCTGGCGCCCCATCAGCTCGCGGAGAGCCACCACCAGGTCGTCCAGCTCGAAGGCAGAGGTACAGCACCCCGCCTCGCAGAGCTGGGCCACCAGGGCCCGCTGGTCAGCCTGGTAGGTCACCGGATAGACGCACTCGCCCACGTCGTCCTCTTGCTCCCCTTCGGGGAACCGTGTCTCCTCGAGGTGGTCATCCCACCAGTTGAGGAACCGGGTGATCTGTCGCTCCAGATCATCCCTCACGCCATCACCTCCACCACAGCGGAGCGATCCCCGACGATGCGCCCCTCGTCCCACGCCGCCACGAAGCGAATCGTCTGGCCGGTGGGGAGCTCCCACTCGAGCCGGCGCCGCCGGGTGGGTGAGCCGAGCCCGCGCTCCACCAAGATCCCCTCGAGCATCGGGGCCACGTGCTCCAGCCACTGGTAGCGAGGCACCGCCACCAGGACACCTGGCTCCCCGAGCTCCAATGCGCTCGCCACGGCGTGGCACTGGGCGAACGTCTTTCCGCACCCCCGGCGCCAGGTCTCGCCGCTCACCACCGCGTGCAGCCGTTCCAGGTCTGTTTTCGTTTCTTGCATCCGAACACCCTCTTGACTCTTATTCCCCTACAGAGGGAGATAAGGTTAATTAAGAAGAAGCAACACCCGTGCCAAGTCTCAACCGATGCGCCGGTAGAACTGGCGCAACGCGCTCCAGGGCACCTGGAGCTTCGGGCCGATCACGTCGTCCAGGTCTTCCCGGGCCACCGTGGTCTCGAGCCCGGAGAGCACCATCACGATCTGGATCCGCCGGGGCCACGCGCACTGGTCGCTCGGCCAGCCCTCGAGGTACTGGGCACGGAGCTGCCACACCTGCCCGTGTCGAATCTGCGCTTGGGTCATTGAAAGCCATCACTTACGCAGCATCCAGGTGGACGGAACACCGTGAGACCAAGTGATTCTCTTGACGTGCCCCTGGGCAGGACGGTCCACCTTGACTCCCACCGCGCGGACTCGCTTGCCGTCCACCTCGTAGACCACGGCCAACCGCTGCCGCGTGGGATTCCAGTAGACCTGCCCAGGTTTGGCACCCCGCTCAGGCATCCCTTCCGTTGGCCTCCGGGAAACGGTTGGACCACCAGCGATCACCTGCCTCTTCGGCCTTGTCCAGCCAATCCTGTAGGGCCTCATCGATCATCGCCTGAATCGACACGCGCCGCTTGAAGTTGAGCACCCGGAGCCGCTCATGCGTCTCACTGGTTACGTGTGTTGCCTTACGGTCAGCCATGTTGCCTCCTCTAGCCGTAGAACGCTATACCGGTTTACAGGTAGAGTCAACCTGCTTCGGGCGCCACCAGGTCCACCTGGTACGCCCATGGATGCGCGTCCGGCTGCCAAAGGTCCAACCGTCCCGGACGAGCTCCATCTGCTCATCGAAGTCCAGCTCACCCTCTACCGTCTTGATCTCTCGCTCACCATTACTCATTGATAGCTCCTTGCCTTGCCATGCCCTGCCTTGCCTGGCCGCGCCTAGCCTCGCCCAGCCGCGCCCCGCGTTGCCGGGCCACGCCACAACCCCGAGCCGGCGCCAGTGAGCCCGCACTCGGGATGCTACCTTTCCGCAGCTCCTTGCCTTGCCCAGCCACGCATCGCCGCGCCTTGCCGCGCCATGCAGCGCCTTGCCGCGCCCAGCTCTGCCGTGCCCTGCAAAGCCACGCTTCGCGCTGCTTTGCCGGTCCCTGCCCAGCCCGACCATGCCGCGCCCAGCCCTGCCGCACCTCGCAGAGCCTGTCCTCGCCACGCCGTGCTTGGCCACAACCCCGAGCCGGCGCCAGTGAGCCCGCACTCGGGATGCTACCTTTCCGCAGCTCCTTGCCTTGCCCAGCCACGCATCGCCGCGCCTTGCCGCGCCATGCAGCGCATCGCCGCGCCTTGCCGCGCTACGCCATGCCCAGCATCGCCCCGCTCGGCCACGCCCTACCATGCCCTGCCTGTCCCAGCCGTGCTGTAGGGCTGCTACTTCCACTCGCTCACCCGAAACTTGCCGTAGACACCCCGGAAGGTCCCCAGGCCGATGGCCACACCACCCTCTTCAAATAGGTTCTTGATCTCCTGTTCCTTGATCTCGCGGTTCTGGAAAATCCAGAGGGTAAAGCTCAGGCTCCACGGAAGCGGGAGCACCGGGCGCTCCTTGGGATTCGGAATACCTTTCTCGAGCCTGGCCACCCGGCGATCCAGGTAGATTCCAGAGGTTGGGTCTCGCTCCTTGTCCTGGTCAATGTCACCCATCTGAATCGGGTCCCCGTTCCGGCAAAATGGGATCATTTCCGGTGACTCCTCCGGCCCCTGAATCATCGTGAAGCTCAGGCACGCATTCGCAATCTTCTTGTACTTGCGAGCGTCCCTGAGCCTCTTGGGGGCAGAGTTGGTGTTGTGGCTGGACAAGAACGAAATGATGTTTGAAGTCGGAAGCGCCAGCGTCCCGGTGCCAGGGATGAGGTACACTTTCTGGTTCCACATCAGCTTCGTGTCGTTGTCCCCCGCGTAGCGGTCGAACATGATCGGGGCTATCCCCTCCAGTTTCACCCTCCGCGTTACTTCTGCCATCGCTGTCAGTGATTCTGTCGCCTGCATTTCGTTTCTCCCTCATGGTTCCTTGCCTTGTTTGTTCGGCCAGCCCATCCAGCCGAATCGTCTACAGCCCCTCGGATGCGCTCCGAAGGGTCTCCTTGATCTCATTCTCCTGGTCGATGATCTCGTTCATGGTGTCCATGTCCAGCCGGGCCCAGATAGCGCCGTTGATGATGGCCCGGAGCTCACGCGGCGGAAGCGCGTCCACCTCCCAGCTCTCGCGGCCGTACCTGGCGATGAACGCGCTGGCGCGCGAGTCGGACAGCTTGGCCGGATTCGGTGGAAGCTGATGCTTCTGCACCTGGTCGATGTTGAGGGCCACCTTGACCACCTCCACCTGGGTGCCGAACAGGTCCATGCGGTCCTGAATGTCCCGCACCATATCCTCGCCGCTCGGGTCTAGGTCCCCGAGGTACAAGATAGTGGCGTCGTCGCACCCGAGGTTGTCCATCCGATAGCTGATGCGCTTGGCGCTCTCGTACATGGCGCTCTGGGAGCTGTAGCCCCGGTTGACCATCAGCACGATGTGGCACTCCTTGGAGATAGGCTCGAGCACCCCGGCCAGGGCGTCCTTTTCCACCCACAGCTCCACGTAGTGGCGCTGCCCCTGGAGCCGCGGAAGCCGGAATGATGCCAGGGCGGACTCCATCAGCGAGCTCGCGGAGTCCCACTCGGGCGCCCGCTTGGCCTGGCGCACGCGGTCCTCAATCGCATCCCAGTCGATCTGCCCCGCCAGGCGCGCCTTGCTCACCAGGTTGCCCAGGTTCTTGTAGGACCGCTCCTTGTTCGGGATGATGTTGGCGCTCACAAGCTGGTAGTAGAGCTGCCGGAGTGTAAGCCGAAGGCCGTCCTCCATGTAGGCTTCCACCACCCGGTTGCAGTGCTCCATCAGCTCCATGGACTTCGGGGTGAACCCCGCTTCGATGAATCGCTCCATCATGACTTGACTCCCATCATGGCCAGCTCGAGGGCCAGCCGCTGCATCAGCTCCTCCCGGTCGGTCGGGAGCACCACTCGAAGCCCACGGTGCTCGGCCTCGGTGAGCATGAGCCAGAAGATCGCCGGCACCTTGTCCTGCCAGGTGTAGTCCAGGACCGCATCGAACTCACGGTCAAAGGCATCCTGGGCCATTTCCCCCCGAGGTGCTGGCCCCATCACGTAGCACGCCGTGAGGGCCGCCAGGTTCTTCGTGGCATGGCGCTGTAAGAACAAGATGGTGTTCACCAGGTGGTTGTCCCCCATTTCGCTCACACGCACGCGCTCGCCCATGCGAGTGACCCACACGTCATCCGCCTCCTGGAGCTGGCGCTCCTCGAGCTCGTTCCGGAGGTAGCACACCAGGTCTTCAAGATCCTCGAGCTCCCAGTTGCGCTTGTGCTGACTGGCGCCGTAGCTGAAACACGGGGAGAACGTCCGGAGCACCTTACGCCGGTTGAACCAGCACACGGACACGCTCCTAGCCGCTCCACGCACCACCAGATGGGGCACGCCGCGCCTGCTCACGCGACGGGTCACGCGCATCCTGGGCTCGGACGTGAGCCGCTCGGCCACCTGGGTGAGCTCTGGCCACCAGTCGGTGCCACTACTCATAGGCCGCCTCCTCCTGGCGCTTGCGCTCCTGGTAAGCATCGTCGTCCACCACCACCTCCACGTGCTCCTCTGCCCACGCCGCCCCGGCCCGGAGGGTCATTGCCAGAGCGAGGTACTCGGGCTCCCGCATCGCCAGGGACCCGATGTTCGCCAGCGTGCCACCGGACCCGGCGAACAACACCGCGTGAACGTGAACGCCGTTGTAGCTGTTGACCTGGAGCTTGAACCTCATTGCGCGTCCCTCCGGGGCCACCCGGTGGCGATGGCCAGCCACTCCTCGAGCTCGGCCTCGGTGAGCCCCACGGTCTCGCCCTCGCCGTCCACCGCGGAAATGAAGCACGGCCCATGGATCACGATGGGGCCGAGCTGGCCGGGGAGCACCCGGTTCGGGGCATGGGTGAAGCGCCCCTCTTCGTTGCACCACAGCACAATGTTCCGGTGTCCGGTGGCCAGCATCACCGATTCGATGTAGCCGTCCACGAAGGTCTGCATGGCCTTCAGGTTGTCGTCCAGGTCCTCCGCCTTGGCGTGCTCGCCAGGCCGCATTGCGATGATCTGCATGTTACAGCTTCCCCTGTCGCTTGCGCTCCTGGAGACAATTCCAGCACAGGTCCTCCCCGTTGGCTCTGGACACACTCCACAGGAGCTTGGTTTTCAAATCGGTCCTCATCTGGTGAGCTTCTTTTCTCCCGCGCCCGCACGTCTGGCCGTAGGACGGGTGACTGAAGCCACAGCCGTCGCAAACGATCTTGACTTCGATGCTCACGCGCGCCTCCATCGCTCCACCAGGGCCTTCCCGGCCTCGGTGATGAAGTAAATGGTCCAGTCGCCGCTGTCGGTGATCGCGGTGTCGCCTTTTGCCACCAGCCCGAGCTCCTCGAGCTGGGTACACGCCCCGTGGTTCTCCGGGTCCATCAGGATTGCCACCCCGCTCCCCGAAGTCCGGTCCAGGCTTCGCAGGATGCGCTTCTGGAGCTCCGCGTACTCCCTGGTGAGGGCATCGGCCACCCGAGCCGCAAAGTGAGCCGGGCGCTCCCCGCGGACACCAGCCGCAAACGCCTCCTCCTCGGTGGGCACACGGTGGCGATGCTGCCACGCCTCGGGGAGAGCCTTCCCGGCGCACAACCACTCGTCCAGGGCCTCCCATGCGATGTAGAGATCGTCGCAGTGACAAGAGTAGTCGTCACCGCTGCACAGATCGTAGCCGCCTGCCTTCCCACCGCAATACGGGTGAAGCGGCTTCATCAGCTCGCGGATGGTTTCCAGTGCCTTGTCAGAGTCCATTCTCTCCTCCCTTACTTGCTCACGTAGTAGTCCTTTGGAGGTGGCTCTGGGGCCCCCTCGTTGACCTTCGGAATCCCGCCGCGATAGTGAGGCTTAATGAACACCTGGCGCCTGAATTCGCGCCCTGGCCCGTAGGGCTGATTTCTCCAATGCCCTCTCACTACATGGCGAGCTCGCATCGAAACATCACCACCGGAGTCACCCAGGCGAGATTCGAACTTGACACCAACGATGTAGATTGCACCCTTTTGCTTGCGCTCTATTGCGCGCTCGAGCTTACGGCGTTTCCTGGATCCATCCTGGTGCCTCTTCGCTCTGGCTGCCATCCTGTTGATTTCATCCTGGCAATCCAGTCGCACGTCATCCTGCATGTTGGTGGTGTAAAGGGCAAAATTGGCCACCAACGAAAGCAACCGCGCGTGCTTTTCATGAAACCCCTTTTTGCCACGATTCCGACCAGCAGCGCCCATGGACTCACTAACAACCGCACGGACGTGTTCGCTCACTGGGCTCCTATTGCGAGGCATGTGAAATGCGACTGGAAAAATTGGAGAGTCATACCCACAAACAATGCTTGTTGCAATGCTTGTTGCCGCCGCCTCCTCGCCAAACACCAGCCCTTCACTGACCACCATAGCCTCCAGAGACCCCATATTGCCAAAATGAACTTCATCGCCAGGAAACAAAATCACGCACTGTGGAAAAGGTAACCGCACATCGAACGAAGGCACATTCACATCCGTATGCCAAAACGATTCGATCAGCGATGACGAAATGTAGAACCTTGGGACAACACCGGCTTGAGCCTTGATCATTGCTTCATAATACGTTTTCCACCCAAAGGCAGAATCATGGATAGAAATACCAAGGGCGTCTTTTTCCCCATCCGCAACCATTTCCCTCGCGCGCCTAGACTCCCAGTGGTTCGCTATCCACGCCAATGAATAGGCAATCTTCATGAAACAGTCCGCCTCCATATCCGGAGTACCCTCAATCAAGGACGGATACTTCGCCGCAGCGGACTTGCAAAACCTGGTAGTCACTTTCAGGTTCGCGTGATTGTGCTTAATTCCACTCCACGCGCCAATTATGGTTTTTTTCCATTGTCTCCACGCACGCCGACGAATAGATGCTTCAACCTCAGTATCGCCCTCATACATAAGCTGGATAAACCTCAAAGCCACCTTGCCGGACAACAGTAGATCTTGCGCTCCATGTTCTTGCGCCCAAGCAATAAAAACACCCAGGTACGCAATGGGCTCTTGGTAATTGGAAACACCAGGAAGAGAAACAGCCGCCTCTTTGTAGGCCATTTCTTTGTACCTATCATTGTCACCCGCCATCAGTCCCTCCTCACCCACACCTGGTGGATCACAATGCCCGTCAGCGCCGCCATGATGCCAGTGACCGGATCGTCTGCAATGGCCCACCAGAGCCCAGCGCCAACACCCACCACCAACGCCACGGCCAGCGTGTCCACCACCTTCCTGGACCAGTCCATGAACAGCCTATTGAACATCGGTCCTCACTTTCGTGCCATCGTGGTTGCGCTCCGCCAGCTTCCTGGCCGCCCGGTGGGCGAAAGCGATGGCGCACCGCTTGATACAGAAGTAGCCCATGCCGTCCACCCCCCGGGTCAAGGGCGGGGGCTCGCGGTCCGGATAGGCCCTGGCCCACCTCGCCTGGTCCGTGGGTCCGAGAAAGTAGGGCAACGGCTTGCCGCAGTGCAGACACCTGGGTGTCGGGGTTCTTCGCTTCGCCATGGTTACCACCTCATCTCCACCTGGTTCGCCGGCCGGGACAGCACTCCGCCGCCTCCACCCGCCGAATTGGTGTCGCCTTGGCGCTCAGGGCGCCGCTGTGCGGACTTCTTGGCCTTGGCCGTCCGCTTGGCCTTGGGCTTGCGCTCGAGCCCGTGGTGGGCCAGCCAGGCGCCCAGAAGCTCGCTCCGAATGTCCAGGCTCTCCTTGGTGGGGGCCTCGCCGTCCAGGATGCGCTGCACCACCTCGCGCTTGGATTCGATCAGCTCGCTGATGTAGTTGTCGATGGTGCCGTCCGCCACCAGGTAGCGGATGGTGACCGCTCGCTCCTGGCCGATCCGGTGGGCCCGATCCTCCGCTTGCTCCTCGGAGCTCGGGGTCCAGGCGCGCTCCACGAACATCACGTTGCTCGCCCGGGTGAGGGTGATGCCCACGCCACCGGATTCGATCCCGAGGAGCATCACGTCCAGGTCCCCCGCCTGGAACGCCTTGACCAGCGCGCCGCGCTTGTCCGCGGAGACGTTCAGGTCGATGCGCCCCACCCGGAGGGGCTCCTGGCCGCGCTTCGTGGCCTTGCAGCCGGCCTCGAGCTCGTCCAGCACGTCCTGGTGGTGAGCGAACACCAGCACCGGCTCGCCCTGGGCGTGGTACTCGCGGACCCACTCCACGGCCGCCTGGGCCTTCAGGCGCCCGGTCTCGTGTCGCTCCCAGGTCATCGCCGCGAGCTGGGCACCAGGCTCGGGGCTGTCCACCATGGCCTTGACCGTCTTGCGGATGGCGTTGAGCTCCTTGCGGGGCACCTCCACCTTGGTGATGGTGCGCGTCTTGGCGGGGAGCTCCTTGAGCACCTGGTCCTTGGTGCGCCGGACCATGGTGTCGCGGAGCCGGGCGGAGAGCTCCTCGGTGTTGGTGGCTCCGCCGATCTGCCACCCGAAGCGGTCGCGGTAGGCGCCGCAGTACCGGGTAACGTACTTTTTCCAGGAGGCGTAGTCCGCCGGGCGGAGCATCTTGAGCGTGGTGTAGAACTCGACCGGCCGGTTGAGGATGGGCGTCCCGGAGAGCCCGATCACGGCCTCGGGGTTCACCTGGCTCACCAAGTCCAGCATCGCCTTGGTACGCTGGGCCTTGTAGTTTTTCAGGTAGTGACACTCATCGAAGATCAGCGCCTTCGGGGCGAGGGCCTTGAGCTCCTCCACGCGCCGCCGGGCCAGATCGTAGGTGACCACGTAGCAGCTCGCCTTGGGGTCCAGCTTCTGCTTCCCCGTCTTGATCCGCTGCACGGTCTCCCCGGGGGCCCACTTGTTGATCTCGTCCACCCAGTTGGTGGAGACCACCGCGGGGACCACCAGCACCGCGGGGCGCGCCTCGGGATGCAGGAGGAGCCACAGGATGGCCTGGATCGTCTTGCCGAGCCCCATCTGGTCACCGATGAGGGCCCGGCCACCGGCCGCGTCCACAAAAGCCGCTCCGGCGAGCTGGTAGGGGTACGGCTTGAGCCCCTCGGGGAGCATCCCCGCCAGGCGCTCGCCCACGTCCGTGTCCACGTTGGCGTCCTCGAGGCTCGCCGCGTTGCTCAGGGCCTCGCGCTCGAGGGCCTCCTCGAGCTTCTCCTGGGCGTCGTCGGTGATCGTCACCGTGGCCGGGTCGATGCCCGAGCCCTCGCCCCAGAGGTAATCGTAGTTGTTTGCCACCAGGGCGGCGCCGATCCACCAGGCGCCCGTGGCCTTGTCCCAGCTCGCGCCCACGCGCTTGAGCCGGTCCTTGAGGGCCCCATGGTCGGGGTTGTTCCAGGGGGCGTCCAGCTCCACCTTGAGCTCCACGCGGCCGTTGGTGGTCACCAGCACCTGGCCGGGCTTGCGGAGGGGGATGAGGCCCTCCTTGGCGTCCTTGGCCACCTCGGTGAGCTTCGCGCGGGCCTTGTCGCTCACGGCCACTTTGGCCTCGGTGAACACCTGGCCCCAGATGGCCGCCAGGGTGTCCGCGGAGATCAGCCACCCGCGGTTCTCGCCGTCCCACGTGGCGCCCACGGACTTGAGCTGGTCCTTGATCACGCCGTGGGTGGCGTTGTACTTGGGGTGGTCCATCGTGACCAGGAGCCCCGTCTGGCCACCGAAGGCGCTCTGGCCCTTGTAGATGGTGTCGATGCCCACGATGCCCTTCGGGCGCCGCTCCGGGAGCTTGGCCGCATCCTGGATACTCGACCCGCACGCGATTGCGGCCACCGCGTTGCGCTGGCGCCGGAGCCGGGCGAGGAGCCCCTTACGGGTCTTCTTGCCCTCCTCCACGGCCTCGAGGATCACCTTGTTGGCGTCCCGGTCCTGGCCGCCGAGCTGGGTGTCCATGTACTTCACCAGGCGCCTGGCCATCTCCCAGGTGCCTTCACGGGGGCACCCCAGGTCCAGGTAACGCCGCGCGAAGCCAGCGTCCCCAGCATTGAACCCCATGTGGTCCTTGGGCCACTTCGGGTCGGTGAGCTCCATCAGGTGCGAGGTGGACTCTTCGATGGCCGGCCGGAACTGCGCCTCGTCCTCGAGGATGGGCGGAAGGCACTTGGTGTGGGCGCGGCGGAACACCTTGAGGCTCATGCCCAGGGCGTTGAGGGTGGCGAGCTGCGCCGGCTGGAGCCAGACGATCTCCTCGCCGGCCGTGATGGCCTTGCGGCAGAGCGTACACTTGCCGTCGCTGTGGGCCTCGGTGATCTGGTAGTCGGTTGTCATCCGGTCCTCCTGCTAGGCAGCCAGCGCCAGCGTGAGCTGGACGGGCTTGGTGCGGGTAGTGGTGTTGAGGTTGAGCTCGCGCTCGGGGGCGGGCTGGCCGCGGAGCGCCAGGTTTATTGCATCGCGCTTGCGCCAGGCCACCGCGCCCGTCTCGAGCACCCAGGTGCGGTAGTAGCGGTCGAGCACCTGGTCCGTGTAGTCGTTGCCGTTGTCCTCGAGCCAGTCCACCAGGTTGCCCTCGGGGGTCTCGCCGGCCACCAGGGTGAGCTCCTCGGTGAGCTCGGTGCGCTGGGCCTCGGTGAGCTCGGCCACCCACTCGGAAGCATCAGCGAAGATCTGGTCCGTGTAGTCGTGGCCGCCGGAGGCGCTCCACATGCTCTCCTCGAGCTCGCTGTTCACGGCGTCGAAAGCAGCCGTGAGCACCCGGGGGCCCTTGGTGCCCGTGGCGGGCATCACGCGGCCGTTGGAGCGGCCCACCAGCGAGGCGATGAGCACCGAGTCACAGAAGATGGTGGTGGAGGGGCTGGCGGTCTGCACGGCCTTCACCAGCTTCTCCCAGCCGGGGCTCTGGGGGCCGCGCCCGAGGAGGTGGACGGCGTGGGGTTGCGCGGTCTCGAGGTAGTCCACCAGCTCCGCCTGGGTGGTGGCGTCCTTTTTCATCGGGATGGCGGGGAGCCAGTCCGAGAAGCCGAGCGCCTGGGCAGCCGCCTCACCGAACTGGGCCATGGTGAGCTCGCCTTTCTGGTGGGGCACCAGGACGTTCGCACCGAGCACCCGGCACGCCAGCATGTAGTGGCGGTAGCGGGCCATCCGCTCGAGGGTCTCGGACTGGAAGGCCACCTTGTCGGGAGCCACCACGTAGAGCTGCGAACCGAGGTGCGCGGCGAGCTCCACGTAGGTCTCGAGGCGCTCGATCCACTGGCTGTGGGTGATCGGCTTGGCAACGCGAGGAGGGGCATCCTTGGGGAACTCGATCTCGGAGAACGCGCCGGAGTCCACGAACACCTTGACGCCCGTTCCGGCGAGCGCCTGGAGGGCCGCCATGGACGCGCCGTTCACGCGATCCACCGCCACGCCCACGTTCATGCCGCAGTCGGCCAGACCGGCAATCTCGCCCTCGTGATTCGAGCCGGAAGCGAAGTAGCTGATTTCGTTGCGCGTCGTGTTGTCCATGTGATCCTCCTACCCCAGTGATACCCTACCCATGTAAACGTGTCAACACGTCAACACGTCTACCGGTACACTGCTTTACTATTGCAGTGTCGCGCACTTGCGCCGCTGCGCCCACAAGTTGAGCCCTGTTTAGCCCCACAACTGAATATCAAAAACGTGAGTGATTACGGTCGAGTGATCTCACTCGGCCAAAAAAACGACATGGGCATGATTTTTTTTGGCGAGTTGTAGTGGGCACCACAAGTCGCCGGAGGGCAAGTGTAGCGAACCTTACTGGTCCTTTTGGAGCTCCCGGTCCACGAAGTTGCCGAGCTGCTCCTCGGTGGGAACAGCTCGAGGTGGCTTCGGCTTCGGCACCCTGGCCGGGGCCGGAGGTGCAGACGGCCGCATGTTGGCCGCTGGCATCGGGGCCGCCTTGGGCCCCTCGCGCCCCTCGAGCTTTCGCACGGGCGTGGGTGGCGGACTCACGCCGGCCGCTAGGGCCAGGCTGAATCCAGGGATGTTCTCCACCAGCTCGTCCAGAAGATCATCGTCAATCTCCTGGCCACCGATGCCCTGTTCGATGCCACCCAAGATCTTGGGGTGAATCTCGAGCTTCTGGGCCAGCACCTGAAGGTTGATCCCGGCCGCCTTGCGCCGCCGCATCAGGTAGATTCCGAACTGGCGCGGATTGTGAATTCGCATCGTCTACTCCTCTGGCACCATCCGCCGCATGTACTCCGGCATGGGCTCGAGCTCCGCCTCGTCCCCCTCGCGATCCAGGCACCAAGGGGGCAGGTGATTCGAGAAGCCGCTGGCCGCCTTGTGGCCGCCGCCACCGAACTGCTCCGCGATCTTGGCCACGTCCACCTGGGCCGCCCCCTCCACGCCGCCCTCGCCCCGGGAACGCAGAGAGTAGTGGTACTGGGAGTCCGAGCCGCCATGCCACCACGCCATGCCGTAGTCGATGCCCGGCGCCGTGGCCAGGTGCCCGGCCACCTCGCTCTGGAAGATGGGAGCGTTCACCACAGCCACCCGGTGCCCATTGAGCTCCATCACCTGGGCCTTGCGCGCGAGGAAGCTCACATCCGAATCCAGCTTGCGGAGCATCGCTTCCCCGGCCACCACCATCGGGGGCTTCTCCATGTGGCTCCGCGCCAGGCCAGCCGCAACGGCCTCCCGGTGCTCCGCGTAGTGGCGCACCTGGCGCACCTGCCACGCCAGGTCCTGCCACGTCCGGAAGTCCTTGGTGGTGGTGGCGAGCACCTGGTTCACCTCCTTGGACAACGGGAGCTGCCAGCGCCACAGATCGCGATCCTCCACGTAGGACACCAGCGTCTCGAGGTGGTCCAGCACCCCCTCGTCCTCGGTGCCCAAGAGCATCGCCTGGAAGTGTTCCAGGGCCATCCGTGCCCCGCACTTGTCCATATTGAAGGAGGCGTAGGCGAGCCCCACCAGCTCCTCCTGGGCCGACTGGTGGTGATCGTACACGGCGATGCTGTCCGCCCGCGCGGCGAACTCCTGCATGGCCTCACGCTTCATGCTGAAATCGAACATCAGCACCTGGCGCCCAGTCGGGTCCGGGGGCTCGCTCTGGTAGTGCATGGGCACGTACTCTGCCGTGTCTCCCAGCACGTGCCAGGCGATCAGCGCCGCCGTCCACCCATCGTTGCACGGGGGCGCGTGGTAGATCACCAGGATGGGTTTGAAGTCCGACACCTCAATCGTAGGCATTGCGCCCTCCAATCCGCGGAGCTCAGGGAAGGCATCCGCTCATCTTCGCCGCGTACCACGCCATGAACATCAGGGCGAACACGCCGCTCGCGTTGCACAGAATACGGCTCACAGCTCATCGTCCATTTCATCAGGAGAAACGTCCCGAGTCATGATCCAGATCACCGGCGCCAAGGCCACCGCAATGGTCAACACCGTCAGCGTGAGCATCACACCTTGTTTCAACATTCACCACATCGCGGCCCCATCGGTTCCACCTGGTGACCGCTCCCAGCTTGTTCGCCAGCTCCCTCACGCCCGCCAGCACCCGTCCAGCGAGTCTATCCGTGGAGAACCCCCACCCACGCCACCTGGGCGCCACGCGGTCCTCAGAGCCCAGGAACACACACGCTGGGCAATCGTGCTCAAATGTTGGCCAGCTCACCAGCATCCGTAGATCCTACCGCATCAGGCCGGAAAGTACACTGCGCCCCCGCGCTCGCCCTCTCTGCGGAGCTCGCCAGCATCGTGGAGCTTGCCCAGGAGCTTGCCTGTCCTGGTGCGATCCAGGCCAATCCGCTCGGCAATCTCCGAGCACGCGCACCCTGGCCTTTTCTTCACCGCAGCCACGATCTTCTTGGACGCCTTCGCGATCTCCGCTGGTTTCATCCGATGGGCTCGCCTCTGGCGCACCTTGCCGCGGTCGAGCTGCACCTTCACGCCATCGGATTGCGCCACCGCCACAGCGAGCTCACGGAGAGTCATCGGGAGAATATGCTGGTCCCAAACCTCGTCCGTGGAGTCCAGCCATAGGTCCTCCACGCGCCCCTCTCCAGCCCCATCCGTTGACAGGGCCTCGAGCACACCATGGGCGTCCGTGGCCTTGGCCAATCGCTTGCGAACGACCTTCCACCGCTTGGACGTGTTCGGGCCTGGCATTACGGAATCACCAGGAGGCGCTCACCGTGGAGCTTTACGATGAGGCGCCGCACCGCGTCCGCCGCCTTCGGGGAGAGCTTGCTCGCCCCCATCTCCTGGGCGAGCTCGGTCTCCATCCGCTGGGTGAGGGCCTCTATACGTTCCTCGGTTGTGCCCTCCATGGCCATCCGTCCAGGCATGTCGCCCTTGCGGTCCGCGGCGGCGCGGCGCTCCGGCTTCTTGGCCTGGCGCGTGCTTTGTCGGACGGCCTTGCGCGTGGCTGCTTTGCGCTTGGACGTGCTCGGCTTGCGCGGGCTCGCGGGCTCGGGCGCGGAAGCATCCGCCTCGAGGGCCTTGCGGAACGCAGCGAGCTGGGCCTCCTCGCGGGTCCCGTCATCCGCCTTCACGCCGGACAAGTCTCGCAGGTCCGAAAACTGGATCTTGCCGTCGCGGAACGCCTCCTTGATCTCCTCTGGGAGCCGGTGAATGCTGATCCGCTGGGTGATATAGCTCTGTGAACGGCCGTACAGCTCCGCGAGCTCCTTGGCACCGAGCGTTCCAGAGTCCCGGATCCCAGCCAGGGCGCCGCACTCGTCCAGGAGGGAAAGCGGCTCACGGTCCACGTTTTCGATGAGCTGCACCACGGGCACCTGGCTCACCGGGATGCGCTTCACCACGGCGGGGATCGTCGTGCGACCCAGGAGCTTGTGGGCCGCGTAGCGCCGAAAACCGCACACCAGGTAGTAGCGCCCATCGGACGTGTTCCCTCCGCTCACCACGATGGGCTGGAGCTGGGAATGGCTGTCGATAGAAGCCGCCAGCTTGGCGATGCTGCCTGGGTCGAGCTGTCCCCGCGGATTCGGGAATCGCTCGGTGTCGATCTTGTTGAGGGGGATGTTTTTGCTCATCGGGGCCTCCTTTCCAGAGGTTCAAATCAAAAACTGGCACGGCCGTTGCTTCTGCTTACTTAACCTTATCTACCCTTACTGGGAAAGAAGAGTCAAGAGGGTGTTCGCTAGGCGTCCGGCTCATCCGCCAACCGCTCGAGCACATCCAGGCCGTACTGGACCTTGCGGGATGCCTCGTCCACCACCACCAGGCGCACACCCATGATCTTCTCGATCTTGGCGATGTAGAGCTCGCTCATCTTCGTGCCCGGGCTCGAGGAGAACACGTGGTCCGCCTTGAACGTCGTGCAGATCAGATCGATCAGGTGGCCGCGCTTGTCGCTCTCCGCGATCTCCTTGGCGAGCTCCAAGGCGTCCTCCACGTTGGCCACCTGCTCGGGGTAGAGCTTGATCGAAAGCGTGGTGAGCTTCTCCGTCTCCTCGCCCGGCGTCTTGCCAGCCTTGAGCTCCTTGATAAACTCCTGGAGCGCCGCCAGGGTCATCTTCTCCGCCCTGGCCACCCACTCGTCCACGTTTGTCTCGTCCACCACGCCCACCAGGAGGCGCACCTTGGACCAGCCCAGGTGTTCCACGCGCTGGCGCACGTGCGGGTGATCCTTGAGCACCTTGTTGAACCACTTGTGAATAGACAGGAGGTACTGACAGCGGCGTTCGGACATGCCGAGCTCGCTCTCCACAAACTCCTTCCAGGTGGGGAACCCCCACGTCGTGTGGGCCCCGAGCTCATAGGCTCTCTGGAGCACCTCCCCGAACTCGAAATAGGTCCGGGTGAAGCGCCCCTTGAGCTCCTGAAGGTGCTCACGGATCGCGTTGGTGTCGTCCTGGACAGGCGCTTGCCCGTCCACCACTTGCAGGTCATTCTCGGTTGCGGCTACCATCGGCTCCCTCATCGTCTATCGGTTCGATTGAAAAGGCCCTCACCTCGGTGAGCTGGGGACCATTGCGTCCGCCCTTGTTCCTGTTCATGAGCTCGCCCTCCACCTGAACCATCGTCCCCTTCACGATCTGGCGCTTGACGTACTTCACCAGCTCCTGATCGTAGACGTTGATCCGCACCCAGGTGAGCCGGTCTCCCCGGCTGGTGGTGGTCACCTGAAACGAGCACACACGCTGCCCCTCTCCGGTCCGGCCGTAGCGAATGTCCTGGGCCACACGGCCGATACCGCTCCAGGTGTTGGCAGGGTTGGGCATCATGGTTCACAGCTTCACTACTTGCTCGCTCTCCAGAATCGGATCGAACATGCAATCCAGGCCATTCCGCTGGCAGTAGTGATAGTACCCCACCACGAAGGCATCGGACACGTCATCCGTGGGGAATGCGAATCCACGATTGGCCAGGAATGCGAGAATCTGGTCTTTCTTCTCGAGGGGCTTCACGCCGTTCTTCTTGTCCGCCTTGCGCTTGCCGCGGAGGGAGCCGCCAATCAGGAAGGATCTAGCCGTGCCCATCGGAACAAGGCCGGCCGCAATGCCGACAGCCAGGCGGAGCTGGGAACGGACTACTCCACCGATCTCCGCCTGGCGATGTACGGCGTTACCCTTGGCGCGGTAGGCGTACTCCTCCACCACAATCTCGTCTGGCTTCGTGCGCCTGGCGAGGTTCACGGCCGTCCTGGCCGCAGTGAGCATGATTTCGATGGCCGTGGAGTCTTCGATGCGCCCCTTGGCGCCGTACTCACAGAAGTCCGTCACCAGGGACTCGAAACGACCGTCCCACCCACCAGGGATGAAACAGAAGCCGCTGTGGCGTTGAGCCAGGTCTGCACCGAGTACCGAGATCATCCTATGTCCAGCACCTTTGCCGCCTCCTCGGTGACGCCCTCCAGGACGCCTTCAATCTGATCCACGGACAGCACGCGAATCTCCAGGTGCTCCACGTTCTTCCCATCGTACACCACCGCCCCGAAGATGTGGTCTGTAACCACAAAGTCCCCCACCTTGAGCTCATGTGGCGTCACCTTGTCGCCTTTCTTGGCCGGAATGCCATCGCCAATGGCGATCACCTTCCCGATGCGCCAGACGGCTTTCTGGTGCGGAGCTCTGGCCAGGTACAGCCCGGAGCTTGGATCCAATGGGAACTCCTGATCCGGGTAGAACTTGAGCATCACGTAGCCGTGCAGCGGTTTCACGTTCGGGATGTTCATCCGTTCGGCTCCTTGAAGCAAAGCTGGCACAGGTCGCAGTCCTTGGCCCGGGGCACTTCCGCGTTGACGCAGATCCGCTTCGTGACCGTGCCGACCTTGAGGGCTTCGCGCATCTCGGTGACCGGACCCCAGACCGTAGCCTCGAGGGTGCCCTCATCGTAACGCACCACCACCTGGTGAAAGAAGTCCTCCGGCTTCCAGCCGTCAGGGAACCGCCAGATCGGCGCCTTGCAGAAGTAGACGATCTCGCCCACGTCCCACCCGGAGAGCCAGAGGCCCGCCTGGGTCTGGACCACGTGCTCAGGCTTGGCCGCGCCACTGGACTTGATCTTCTTGTAGCCGTTCGGGGAGATACTTTTGAGCTCCTGGAATAGAATCTTCTCAGTGCTCAGGGACTGGCGCCACCCGTCAGGCATCACCCGTACCCGGTACTCCTCATTCGTGAGGAGCCACTCCTGGTACACAATGGCCCGCTGGTGGCCGTCCACCTCGCGCCCGCTGGCCGTCCAATCAGGAAATGCGCGCTTGCCGCCGCAGCTCGGGCACCGCTCTGGCATCTTCGCCAGGAGGATGTGCTCCTTGCTCGGGAAGTCGCCCTCCGGCATGTAGCTGGTGGGCTTGAGGGGCGCCTTGGCCGGCTGTGGGGTCCCGTGCTCGCCCCAGTCGAGCGGTTTCTCCACTCCCTGGTCAGTGTTCCAGCCGCACCGCAGACACCGCCAGCGCCCCAGGTAGGCGCCACGCGGGCCCATGTAGTGCTCCCGGTACATATCGTGGTAGGCGTTGCCCACGTCAAAGGTCCACTGCATCACGCCGGTGGTGGTGTCCTGGATCGTGATCTCGTGAGCTGCCCGAAGAGTCTCGTACCGGGGGCACAGGCGCCCCAGCCCCGAAGCTGTCACCCAGGAGTCCGGCTCGAGGGGTGGCTTCTCCCGCACCGAGGTGAGCTCGCCCATGAGCCACTCTGGCACCCCTTGGTTCTTGTAAGCTGACCGGGCTTGCTCGAGCTCCGGTTTTTTCTTGGCGAATACCGCTGCTACCGACATTCCAATCCTCCAATCATTGCCGGTGGGCCACCTGGTGACCCGTGTTCCGTCTACTCCCCGGCCGCCGCGTCCCGCCCCCGGTCCGCGATAGCCTTCAGTCTCTCCTTGCGCTCCGCCTCTGCCGCTGCCAGCGCCTCGCGCTTCCACAGCTCCGCTGCGCTCACCTGGGCGTCAAGCTCCCCCTCGAGGGGGGACAGCTTGGCCGTCTTGTCCAGGCGGAGCTCCGCGAGCTTGTTCTGGTGGTGAGCACCGAGGCTCTCGAGGGTGGCCTTGTGGTTCCGGTCGAGCTCTGCGCGGCGAGCTCCATGCTCCCGCTTGGCGTCCCCGATGCTCTCCCGGTGGACACGCTCGAGGAGCTTGCGTTGCTCCTGATACCACCCCTCCACCCGCTTCGCCTCCCCGGCCAGGACGGCTCGCGCCTCCCCGGCAAGTCGCTCCACCTCACGGTCGATTTCCTCGAGCCGCTTGGTGAACCACCCTTCGGTCTCTGCCACCTGGGCCTGTTGCCCGTCGTCGCTCATCGGCTACCTCCAATCTGTGACACCCGAACGGGTTTGTTTGTCGGGCGCGGGCGAGGGGGCTCGGGAAGGGGCTTCCAGGAGTACAGCTTCTGCATCCCCTTCCAGGTCCACACGCGCCTGCATGACGCACGGTGAAGGGACTTAACCTTCCAGCCGCTTCGCGTCCACCGGCGCCGCGCGTACTTCGGTGTCTTGTTCAGGCGGATCCCAGTCGCAAAGCACATGGTCCGGAGCCAGTACCGGTTCCGGCTCCTGCACTTCTTGGCGCGCTTGTCGAGCACCGCTTGAGACGGGTCCTCCCGGAACCGATGCTTCCACTTGCATGTGTTCCACCTATACGTGACGAACCTGGGCCCTTGATTGTAGACGTTCAGGACACACATCCAGAATCGCTGGTCATCGTTGAGCCCGCGCCATTCCCCGGTCCCGCGCTGGTATCGCTTGATCCGTTTGAGCCACTTCGGTGTGCAGTAGCGCGCCTTCACCGTGTTGAGCTCCTTCATCGTCCACACCATGGACAGCTTGGTGTTCTTCCGCATGGATCGGCAGAGCTTCCGCTTCTTGTAGATGGTCATGCGGAGGCGAGTGAGGTTCACCTGGGTGAGCCCGCAGTCTGCCACGGTGCCGTAGCCGCGCTTGAGCCAGCCGCGAAGATCGCTCTCGGTGACAGCAAGCCCGAGTAGGATGTGAGGCTTCATCCATCCGTTGCCGGGCATGGCGATCACCTCCTTGGCCTCACGCTCGAGGCGCCTCACCAGGGCCGGCTTCACGTGACGCTGGTGACCACGGACAGCCAGGAGCCCCTGGGCAAGAGGGGCCAGGGTAGGGATGGCCGCCTTCGTGGCGCTCGCCACCTTGCTGGCCTGAGCCGGCTCTCGGGCGCCAGCTTCGGGCATGATGGCGAACAGGGCAATGATGAAAACTAGGAAACGCATACCGATCCTCCTTGCGTAACCCGTCAGCCGATCCCGAGCTTCTCCAGAATGTCCGCGTGGTGGTCCTTGAGATAGGTCTCCCGGATTGTTCTTCCCGGGCTTTTTTCATCTGGGTCACGCTGGACACCAAGGCGATAGTCCGCCACCAGGTCGATGGTCGCACCGTTCACGACGCCATGGCCGGTTGCGTCCAGCATCCGGCGACACGCCACGGCGATGTACCACCACTTCGGTGAACTGGTACGCGCCCGCCACTGGGCAAGAAGCACCAGCTTGGACACGGGATCGTCTTCGGGGATGTTCTCCTCCATGATGCGCCGGCAAAGCTCTCGGTTCGCCGCGCGCTTGGCCGTTCGGGGCTTGCCCTCGCGGGCCGCCTCCTGGCGCTCGAGCTCCGCCCACCAGAGCTCCTTCAGGTCCTTGTAGGGGATGTACTTCCCCAGGAGCTCGTCCCAACAGGTGCCGGTGTAGAGCTCCATCAGCTTGTGCCTGGGCGGATAGGAGTCCACGCCCACGGTGTCCTTCCAGAACGGTCTGGCGTAGGAGCTCCACATCCCGCCGTTCTGAATCACGGTGTCGCAGAACAGTAGCAGCGCCCGCTCCCAGTACCGGTGCAGCTTCGGGTGACCTTCCCAGTCGCAGATCTCCGGTAGATCCTTCATCTGGCGCTTGGCCACCCTGAGCACCACCTCATCGAAGTACACGTCCTGGGCTTCGATCCCCTTCACCGAGCCGAACCAGCTCTGGATCGTTGGATTCGGAATATCCAGGTAGGCCCTGGGGAAGTCGCTGATGGCGTCCTTCCAATACTTCGCCAGGTCCGGACGTGCAGCCCACTCCTGAATGGGGGGCATATCGTCCTCTTCGATCTTGAGCTCCTCGCGCGCCCGGTTGGCGATCTTCCGGATCGTCGGGCTGCGCTGGGCCACACCTGGCTGCACCAGCCACTCCTTGATCCAGGACGTGCGTTTTCCCTTGCCGAGATACACGTCTACCAGGTGCTCCGCGCCGGCCAGCTTGAGCACATGCTCCACGCTGCCCAAGCTGTTGCACTGCATGAACCCGTAGTTGGCCCCGGCACCGTCGCCAATGTCCGATTCGGACATGCCGTAGGCGTCCATGGTGGTGCTCGTCTCGAAGTAGGTGATCACGGATTGGATCTGAAGCCGTAGCCCCGGCTTCCACCCGGCCGCCTCCGCCTGGCGCAGTAGCAGCGTCTGGGTGATCTTCCCGGCCACGCCGTCCTGGTCCAGCCCGTGGTCTGCCTGGAACTTCACCAGTCCGTCCATGGCCTCCCCATCGGCGCCCTGGCGCCCCTGGGTGACCCGCCCGAACCAGTTGTCGATGGCGCCCTTGTAGTAGCCCAAGTGGGCCATGGCGCTCTGTAGGAGCCCAACCTCGGGGCGCTTGCACCCCTTTCGGAGCTGCACCAGACTCAATCGCTGGTAATCATGCTTCATCATCATCTCCGCCGAGCCGCTCGGCCAGCCCATCGGCACGGCTCCGCAGCTTCGATTTGGCTCCTGCACGGATCCTTGAACCCGAAATCAGAACAGAAACCAGGCTGATAGTCAATCCGCCCACCTCCTGGACCAGCTCGAGGAGCTGGACGATGGCCTTGTCCACCCGCTTCATGCCGGTCTCGAGCTTGGCGATCCGGCTCTCCAGGTCACCGGTCCCTGCCATCAGCTCCCCCCCTCCCGGGACGCCAGCGCCACCGCCTCGGAGTCGGACAGCTTCTGGATCCGGTGAACCTGGGCGTAGATCGGCCCCCACTTCAGTATGTCACCGTTGTGAATGGCCTTTTCGGATGCGGAGAGGCGCCTGGTCATGGCCTTTTTGAAGGGCCACATGAAATAGTAGGCAGGCCCGGTGAACCGCTCCGCCATCCAGGTCTTCGTGTCCGCCGGGATGCTCCCGTCCCGCCAAGCGTACATGGCCATGCTCATGCTGTAGCCGCGGAGCTCCCACCACATCCGCCAGTAGGCAGGCAATGGCAGTAGAAACACCAGGGCCACCAGGAACATCAGGAACCAGTTGCTCGCCCAGATGGCCGCCAGGGCCCCGAGCGCCAGCGGGGCCAGCACCGCCGGCAACAGGTAGGAGAACGCAAACCAGCCACGGCGCCGGTGATCGTCCATGAGGTGGACAGCTTCGTGCGCCAGCGTCTTGAATGCCCCACGCGGATCGTCCCTGTAGTCCGCCTCGGTGGGCCAGTACACCCGAGGGTAGAACGTGCTGATGTAGCGGGTCATGTACTCCCGGTTGAATAACCAGATCAGCTTGGCGATCAGCTTCTGGCCGCCGGACCCGGGCCCCTTGTCCTTGAAGCGCACCTCGAAGGATGGGATCTGCTTCCGGATCACATCCTCGAGGAGCTTCAGTCTCGCCTCATCTGGGGTCATTTCGGCACCTCGGGGCGCGTCGGGGGCTTCGGTGCCCCCATCCTGGTCCGGCCCTTCGTGCCGTTGCCGCCCTCTGGCTCCTCGGTGGTCTCGGCACCGCCGCTCTCGGCACCGCTGTCCACCTCGGTTTCGTTGTTGTGGCTGCGCTTGATCGGCCCGGCGTCCTTGAAGATCCGCGTGAGGGTCTTCTCGCACTTGGGGCACAGATCTGCGTAGGCGTGCCCTTGGCCACCCAGGAAGATCTTGAACACCTCGAGCTCCACCTCGTCCTCCTGGGGCTCGGGCACCTGGCCGATCTCGAGCTGCACGGATTTCATGGTGCCGCCGCAACGGTCGCACGTCCGGTTCACGCTGTAGGTTCTCGCCATCGCTGCTACCTCCGAATCAGGCCCCGCCGCTTCATCTCCGCGGCGAGGGTCTTATCTCCGGGTGACTTGTTGTAAAGATGGACGAATCGCGCCGTGCTCTGCACCCGAACCATCGCCAGCACGATGGCGAGCTCCACCTGGGGCGGAATCTCGCCAGCTTCAATCTCCATGGCCGCCGTCCACACGGCCACGTACAAGGGAACCAGTGGGCGCGCAATGTCCTTTTTCAGTCCGGACAGCACCCGCACCACGGTCGCGTCCAGCCGGTCCGTGAGGTGACGGTTCTCCTCCTCTACCAGCCCGCGCACGCATTGGCCCTCCACCACGTGGCCCCACGGTCGCACCTGATCTGCCCAGCTCGCGCACCACCGAAGGAGCTTCTGGGCCTCCTCGGTGGCGCGCTGGCGCTGGTGGTCATTCAGAGCCTTCCACGTCACCATCTCCCGCATGGTACGCCTCCATGAGCTTCGCCAGATACCAGTCCGGCACCATCGCCCAGCCGGGGGTCATGAACTTGCACTCCGGGTCCCCCTCGAAACCGATCCACTCGAGGTGGAACACGGGCACCCGGCCCTCCCCGGCCGCCTCGTTTTCGATCTGGGCCAGCCAGGCACGTTTGATACTGATGGACTTCGCCGCCGTCTGCTTTGCCTCCCCGAGCTCGAAGCGCCCCACTGCATCCCCGGGGGCGAGCTTGTTGCTCCCGGACCCTGGGCGGCGCCGCCCGCCCATCAGCTTGCCCAGGTGGCGCTCCTGGCGCTTCACGCTCCTCGGGGTGCTCCGGCCATCGGTCTCCTGGTCAAGCCACCGCCGCTTGAGGGTGGGCTGCTGGCCGCGCTGTCGCTTCGGTTTCAAGTTGGCACGCTCATTGCTTCTGCTTAATTAACCTTATCTCCCCCTTATGAGGAGAAGAGTCAAGAGGGTGTTCACTGGGCGGTGATCTGCGCCATGATGATCCGCTTCGCTTCCTCGTACTCATCCGGATGCGCTGCCCAGTGTTCGATCAGCCCCTTTTTGCCCAGGTACTCCTCGCCGTTGTAACCGAGCTTCTTGGCGGACACCTCGGTGACCAGCCCCACCTTGAGCCCCCAGTTGAGCACGTGTCCCTGGTCCATCACGTCCCCGAGCTGGAATGGCCCCTGGGGACTCATGCAGAGGGTGTAGACGCCCTTGCGCTTGGCCGGGGCCGTCTTGTTCTTGTTGACGGTGAACCCGAGCTGCACCTTGTAGGTCTCGTCCCCCTTGTCGTTCTGAGTGTACTTCACCGTCTTGGTGCGAACCTCGCAGCTCGTAGCGAACCCCTGGCCGCGCCCGCCGGTCACCACCTCGGGGTTCCCGAAGGCCACCCCGATCTTCAGGCGGAGCTGGTTCACCAGCCACAGGGTGGGCACCACCTGGGCCGGTTCGATGTTGTCCCGCATGGCGTCCCGCATCTTGGCGATGAGCTGGCTGATCCACTTGCGGATGGCGCTGTTCATGATGCGCGCCTGGAGCCCGGGGTTGTTGATGCTGTCCACCGCGCTGTCCTCGAGCTCCTTGGAGGGGGCCATCGCGCCGATGCTGTCCAGCACGATAATGTCCGCCGCCCCGAGCTCCATGATGGCGTCAATCACGTCCACCGTCTGCTCGGAGTACAGGGGGCGCGACAAGATCACCCGCTCCTCGAATACCCCGAGGCGCCTGGCCCACTCCCCATCCCAGGTGCCCTCCTGGTCCACCCAGGCCGTCCGAATGGACTTGGGCTTCCCGCACGCGCACTCGCCCACGATCATGGACTCCTTGATCTCCACCTCGCCGGTGTTGGGGTTGATCGTCTCCACCTCCCCCTTCACCAGCTTCGCCGGCTGGAAGCACGTGCCACAGATACGCTGGGCATTCGCCACGGCACGGACGAACAGGCTGGTCTTCCCGGTGGACTCCCACCCGTAGACCATGGACACGCGCCCGGCTGGCCAGCCACCGCCCAGCGCCTTGTCCAGCTCGAAGATCCCGGAGCTCACCCGGGGGAGTACCACGTGTGCCACACGGTCCGCCGTCATCAGTGTTCCGACACCGTGGTTTTTGACGATGCTCTGGGCGAGCGTGGCCAGGGCGCTGGGCTTCTTGGCTGCCATGTTACTTCCCCTTACTCAGAGCTTCCTTCGTGGCATCGATCTCTTCCCCGAGGCGCTCGTCCACCCACCTGGTGGCCTGCTCAAAGGTCTCGTCCACGTGCTCCGCGTAGCAGGGCATCTTGAGGCTCACGTCCACCCGCACGAACTCGAATCGCGCCGGGCTGATGGTGACGCCCTTGCTGATGTTGATCACGGCCGGCTCGGTGATGAAGTCGTGAATCGCCACGGGCTCCATTACCTCCTTGGCCCAGATCTGATTCTTGTTGATCTCCACCGAGCTGGCGACTGTCACCTCGCTCGCTACCTCGTTCTTTTCCTTGCCTGCCATGTTGCTCCCTTCATGCGGCGCCTGTACGCCTTGATTTCCGGCCGCCATGCCTCCCGTAGCTCCCGGCGCAACGTGGCATCCTGCCACGGCACCACGCCCCCGCGGGCCTGCACGGCCGCAGATAGAGCCCGGATCATCCCGGGCGTGAACACTTCCTCCTCGCCATAGCGAAGCGGGGTCCTTGGGATCAGCCCACATCGCTGCCAATCCACCACGGTCTGCACCTGGCGCCCGAGCTCCTCGGATGCGCCCAGCACCGTGTAGGCCACCAGCTCGCCGTCCTGGTACACGCGGCGGAGCTCCTTGAGCTCCACGTCCACATGCTCCTCGAGGTGCGCCAGGTCCCCCTGGAGCCACTGGAGCAACACGCGGTAGTACCAAAGGGCATCATCGTCTCGCACGCGCCCGCCTGCCCGAATGAGGGCATCTTGGATCGCCTTGATCATGCCCTCGCTGTAGTAGCGCACTCCACCCCGCCGAAACGGGGTATCTGGAAGGGCGCCGCGGGCCTGCCATGAATCCACGGTTCGAACGGTGCGACCGATCCACTTCGCCAACACGCCCACGCTCCACAGCACGATCACGCGCCCACCGGCCTCGAGCTCGAGGGGCGCCACATGCTCTCGCCCCTTTGCGCGCCTCCGCCCGCGTGGCCTGTTTCGCACCTGGCGCCTTCGGTATGCTGGGTCCTCGCGCCACCGCTTGCGGCGCCTGGCGTTCCGTTTCGCCCGGTTCTCCGCGTACCACTGGGCGTAGTAATCGTCCCGATTGCCCATCAGTAGGGTAGTGCCTTCATGCGGCGGTAGAACCGCTCACGGCTTCGCCAGAGGTGCTGGTAGAGGGACACCTCCGGGCTGTCAATGAAGTCCACCACCACCGGCTGCTTCTTGCCCTCCACCTTGCGGGTCACCCGGTAGTACGCCTGTTCAATGTCCCCGATGGGGCTGCCGACAAACATGCAGTCCAAGTCCGGAATGTCCAGGGCCTCCTTGGCCATCTTGTAGGTGGCGAAGATCACCTGGGCGAGCTCGGCCTTGTCGAGCTCCTCCTGCTTCCTGCCCCCGACGTAGAAGTCCGCATCCGCATCCGGCTGGGCCTCGAGGAGCATCGCGTGGAGGGTGTCCAGGTGCTTTCGCTGGGCAGAGAACACGATCACCTTTCGGCCGGCCGCCACGGCCTTCAGGAGCTGCTCCAGGACCATCTGGTTCCGGTAGGAGCTCGCCACCAGCTTCCGCATAATCACGAAGTCCGGGAGCTCGCTGTTGTCGCCCTGGCGACGGATCGGTGCCCAGTCGGTCCACACCCGCCGCACCACCCCCTGCATCGTCCCACGCTTGCCGACGTGGAGCACCTTCCCGATGTGCAGACGGAACACCTTGTCCGCGCCGTCCTTGCGGCGAGGTGTGGCGCTCAGGCCGAGCCGCCACCTGGCGGGGAAGCGGGGGGCCACCGGGGCCCAGGTGTCCGCTCCCAGAATGTGAACCTCATCGGTGATCAGGAGCCCGGGCCAGGTATAGAGCTCCTCGGGGTACTGGCGGTCTCCGGCCAGGCTGTGGATCATGGCGATCACCACGTCCACGTCCTGAATCTCGCACCGCTCCTGTTGCACGATGCCAATCCGCACCCCAGGCAGGAACGCCTCGAGGCGCTTGCGCCACTGGTTCACCAGGTAGCCCCGGTGGACCATCACCAGGGTGGTGACGCCCAGGGTCGCAATCACGTTCGCCGCCCAGACCGTCTTGCCCCAACCGCCGATGGCCTGCATGATTCCACCGGCGGCCGGGGCAGAGCGGAGGTAGTTGACCACGGCCTCTGTGGCCTCCGGCTGGTCATCCCGGAGCCGGCCGTTGAACGTGAGATTGATGGGGCTCCCCTCTGACACCTGGTAGTCGATGGGGCCCCCGTACTTGGTGATCTCCTTGTGCTCCCTGGGAATACCCAGGAGGCCATCACGTTCAGTGTAAAGGCGGATGGGTCGTGACCCTCGCTTGTCACGCTCGTCCCTTCGGGGGGTCACGTGCAAGCTGCGCCGGAGCGAATCCAGGCCCCGCGGCGTCCAATCTTCCGGCGCGAGCCACGCCCATCCGCCAACCGAAATCATCAGAACGGAATCTCCTCATCGGCCCCGGGACCATCGTTGTCGTGCATCTCAGTCTGCGTGGACTCCTTGGGCTGGCTCGTCTGGCGTCCGCCTTCACGCAGGGCCCGCCGGAGCTCATCGTTGCTCATGGGGGCGAGGATCTTCTTCAGGTCATAGGGCATCGGGGGATGGATTCCACCCTCCCGATCCTTCCACCAGTATTGCTTGTCCGACAGGAGGAACAGGCCGTCACCGGTGTATCCGCAGCCGCCGCAGAAGTGCTCGGTGACACCGCCCTCGCCCTCGCGGTCATGGAGCTCCATACGGCACTCGGGGCACGCGCGGAAGGTGTCCTCCTGGCCCATGGGCTCCCAGTCGTTTCCGACGTTGGGCGACTTCGCGCTGGTACGGGCGAAGAGGAACCGGCGCCCGACCAGGCCGCCCACGCGGTCCTTTTTGATCTTGATCTTCTTGAGTCCCTCGAGCCGCAGCGCGAGGAGCCGCCGAAGGTTCTTGTAGGACTTCCCCTTGTAGGTGAACTCGGTGGTGTCCAGGATGGTGTAGAAGCCCATCTTGTAACGCGAGATCCCCGCCTGGCACATGGCGCACGTGGGGTCCTCGCGGAACACTCCCTGGCGACACGTGTACCAGTTGTCCGGCTTCCACTCGCCGTTGACGAGCGGGTTGTGCTCCCAGATCCGCACCGCGTCGTTGGAAAGGAAGATGATCTCCCGCTCGGTGTTCTCCCGAAGGAAGAACCGCTTTGCGCCCTTGGATTGGTTCTCTTCCTTTTCCTGGCGCTCGTCCTCGTCCAGGTTGTCTTCGCCTGTTGTGTACCAGCTCATCGTTGTTCTCCTTGTTGTTCTCTTTCATCCAGGTATTGCGAAAAAACGGACACTCCAAAATACAGTGTCCACCAGCTTTGTCAACATTGAATCACCCGCGCTGATGCCACCAGCTCGCAGTAGGCACCTGGGTCCTCGAGCACCAGGTCCGCCGGGTCCTTGCCCTCGGGAAACCTGGGGTCAAACAGGGGGACCCGTCCGTCCAGCTTCGCGATCAGCTCGTCCCTACCTTCCCGGCCGTACTGGTCCTGGTCCAACCCCACCACCAACTCGCCGTCACGGTCCAGGAGCTCGAGGATCGTCGCCACCTGCTCATCGCTCGGCTTGCTCCCCTGGAGCCCCACCGCCGGCACCCCCGCCTGGTCACTCAGCACCACGTCCAGGTGCCCCTCGGTGACCAGGAGCCGCTTCACCGGCGCCTGCACCATGTTCTCGCCGTAGCAGATCAGGCGCTTCTCCACTCGCAAGAATTCCTTGTGCCGGTTGTAGTCCACCCACGGCACCAACTTCTCCTCCCTGGTGTCCCATGAGTAGTGGCAATACTTCGGCTTCTGTTGCTTGAACAGCGCACGCCCGCACACGCCACGAAAGCGCCCCAGGCGATCCCGAATCGTGAACATCGCCCGCTTGAACTCCCGGTCGAATCCGAGCTCCCACCGCTTCGCCGTCTCGAGCTCCACACCACGCTCCACCAGGTAGCGCGGAATGCCACCCTGGAACCGCCGGAGGAGCTCCTCCGGGGGCATCAGGATGCAAGTCTCCTCATCGCCGCCCCACAGTTTCCTGTTCTCCGCTGGGAACCAATCCTCCGGATCGTACTTGCGCCCTTTCTCAGGCATGTACTGAGGCATCCCGTGTTCCAGCGCAAGGTACTCCACTGTGCCCTTGAGTCCACACGCCTGGCAGAAGTAGGGGCTGTAGCCGTCCGGATTGATGCGCGCGGAGAACGATGGGTTCCTGTCCATGCCACGGCTGTGGTTCGCCTCCTCTGGACACGTCGAGCGCACCTCATCGCCGTAGGCTCTCACGCGCCGGCACCCGCATTGCTCGAGTACCGAGATCAGGTCCAGCTCGCGCATCAGAACGGCACCTCCTGGCCTGCTACACCCGGCTCGCCGGCCTCGAGCTCCGCCTCCCCGCCGAGCTCTCCGAAGCTCATCCTGGACAGATCCCAGTCAATCACCACATCGTCCATGGCGCCAGACTCGCGGAGGGCCATCGGCCGGATGATCATCTGCTTGTCCTCACGCATGTCGTCGGTCTGGAGTAGGGCGAACGCAGCCGACACGTTCCAGCCGATCACATCCGAGCCGCCCAGGTTCTCCAGGCGCCCGGTGGACAGATCGTTGGGGTCCACATCCCGGTTGAACTGGTGCGTACCGATGATCGGCACGCTGTGGAGCTGCGCCGTCTCCACCAGATCGTTGGCCACATTTGAGAGCTTCTCCTGGCGCGTGCCGCCCTGGGCCTTCAGGAGATACATGCCGTCCACCACCACCAGGTCCGGTTTGGTGATGGCGATGGCGTCCTCCACGTTCACCGTCGTGTAGTGCCACCCAGCTCCGATCACCTCGAGCCCGGGCTGGCCGATCAGCTTGCGCGTCTCCTCGAGGAACCGCTCCTCCTCGTACATATCCAGCTCGCCGCGGACCAGATCGTTGTAGGGGAGCTTGAGCTCGAGGGCCACGAAGCGCCGGAGAAGCCGCGCCCGGCTCATCTCAGTGGAAATCACCAGGACGTTGGAACCGTCTTTCCACGCCTGGTGGGCCATCATGAGCAAGACCCAGGTTTTGCCGGTCTTGGGCCGAGCCGCGATCACCACGAAGTCCTCCGGCCACCACCCACGGGTCGAATCGTCCAGGGTAGACCAGTAGGTTCTGATGCCCAGCTTGCCGTCCTTGGCGTCCAGGTAGGCTTGAATCACTCCTTCGGCATAGTCGAAAAGGGACTCCACCTTGCTGCCAACCATCTGGGCCTGGCGCACCTGGCGCTGGTACTCCTCCACCGCCGCGTGGGCCTCGTGAGGGGTGCGACCGTTCACCAGCTTCTCGAAGTCCCCCAGGAATGTCCCCTGGAGCTGCCACAGGTGGCGGTCGCGGATCTCGCTAACCAGCACCGGGAGCGAATCTTTCACCTCGGGCAGCTTCACCCCGAACTTGGACACCACCAGGTCCTCGCTCGGGAGCTCCCGGTGTTCACGGGTGTGGGCTTCGATGAAATCGAACACCTGCTTCGCGTTTGAACCGCTCAGAAGCTCGGCAGTGATTCCGGAGTCGCGCGCAACCTTCAGGGCGCTTCGGCCCCCCATCAGGAGAGACGACACCAGGGCCATGTCCAGATCAAGCGCCGGCATTCTCGCCTCCATCTAGCATGGCCTTGAGCTCGGCACCGAGCTCCACCCCGTAATCGTGACCGGCCACTGGCACGGGCACCAGCACCTCACGCATGAGGCGCACCATGGACTCCGGATAGATGCGCTCGAGCTGACTGGGCTTGCCGTCCACCTGGTGGGGATTGATGTTGCTTGTCACGATGGTGACCAGCCGGTCCTCCGCGCGGGCCCGTAGTAGGTTCTCGGTGATCCGCTCATTGTAGGCGTGGGCCTTGGTTCGGTGCTCCTTGCCAAGATCGTCCAGGCCCAGAGCATCCACCACCTTTGCTCGCTGCATCATCGTGGTGGATTCATCGTACCGGGTACGGTTGTTCACCAGCTCCATCAGGTCCGAGCTCCGCACGTACAGCCCCGAGGCGCGAAGCCGCCGCACCGCCTTCAGGATGATCCCCAGCAAAGCCGTCTTGCCGGACCGGTTCGGCCCCCACAGGTACAAACCGCCACCGCGGCGCACCATCGCCGGGAGCACGTCCAGGTAGCGTTGCACCTGGCGCCGGTGAATGCTGTCCGCGGGGAGCACCTTGTCCATGCTGGCCGTCCAGTACAGGCGTGGTAGCTTCATCCGCTGGAGCTGCTTCGCAGTGAGCTCAGATTTACCAGCCGACTTTTCCAAGGGAACCCCCATCGTCCTGGAATTCATCCGCGCGCAACGCCTCTCCCTTTGAGCCACCAGGTGGTAGCCCCTGGGCAGCTTCGGCAAAAAGACCTTCGCGGTAACCCCACACCAGCTTGATCGTCGGCACGCCGTCCAGGCTCCATCGGCGCGCATAGTCCTCCCAGTATTCGATCACTCGCTCGCACACCTCGAGGGCCAGCTCGGGGTAATTGGTCACGATCCGCTTCGCCAGGCTGCGCTCTGCCTTGCCCCACGTTGGCATGGGCAGATTCGGCCACTTCTCGCGGTAAAGCTCCATCCATCTGAGCCGGAACTTCTCCCCTGTCAGCCCGGTCTCTCGCTCCACCTTGGCCGCGCGCTTGTCCGCCTTGGCCGCCTGGCGCGTGGCCTCCTTGGCGCCCCGGGCGGCGCGGGCCTCCTCGGTGCGTTGCGATGCTGCACCTACTACCAGGGCCACGGTGCCCATGTCCACTGGCGGAGGTGGCTCGCTTGGCACCTCCTTGGACACCTTTACATCCTTTCGCTTGGGGATGCGACCGTCATCGTCCAGGCTGCACACGGCAATGGCCTCTTCGGTGAACCGGTGTGGCTCATCAGCACGCCCGTACACGTTCCACATGGGAATAATCCAGTACACCTGGCTCGTGCCAACGCGCCTGGTGGTGCTCACCAGGCCCACCCGGCGGAGCTCCTGTAGGTGGGCCGTGATCCGCCGCGGAGACTTGCCGCGGTCCCTGGCGATCCGATCCAGCCCAGGCCAACACCGCTGCTCCTGGCGAGCAAAGGACACCAGGGTCGCGTAGGTGCGGAGAGCACCATCGGACAGCCGGGAATCCCGTAGCACCGCTACCGGGAGCTGCACAAAGCCCAGCGCGGAAACCTGGTCAACAAATTGCACCTGTTCTGTCATCGGCCTTCCCCCCGCTTTCCGTACATATCGTGCATGAGCTGTTTCTGGGTCTTCTGGGCCCGCTCGAATTCAGTGTTCTGCCGATCTGCGTTCGCCCGAACCTTGGCGCGCACGGCCACCGCGCACCTGACGCAGTAGCGCACCTGGAACTTCTTGGAGCCCTTTTTCCCTGGGTTCACGATGAACGTCACCAGCTCGGCCCGACGCAGCGACACCTGGGATTCGCACAGGCCGCACGTGATGGACGCGCCGCGGAGCGCCTGGGCGCACTCTCCGCACCGATGCTTCCAGCTCTCCTTGTCGCCGTGGATCTGGAACTTGTGGCCGCACGTATCGCACTTGCGATACTGCTTCACCTTCCCCCTACCACTGGAGCCTACCCCTCGAGTAGCAGCTCCTTGCCGTTCATCTGATGCGCGTCCGCCTGGCGCTCCAGAACCGGCTCCTCCACGCACACCTGACACACCCAGTTGACTTTCTGGGCTTCCGTCAGCATCCCCGCCTTGATCGTCTTGGCGCTGTGGCACTTGGAACAGATCACCGTTTCGGTCTTGGACTCGAGCATCATTGCTTCCTCTCTTGGGGGCCATCAGTGTGCCCCCGTGGTCTGAATCAGTTGTCCGCACACCGAGCACCGAGCACCAGCCCATCTCTCAGGCCAATGCAGTGGCCGGGGCTCACCGTCCGGTCCGCGTACATACGCTATCCCGTCCGCCGCCTCGAAGTCATCACGGTACGCCCTGAGACCAGCGAGCCAGACGCGGTATTCGTCCCGATTGTACCGCATCTCAGGGCACCCACAATGGTAGTACCCCTGGAGCCGTGGCATAGGGGGCTCGGGCTCCTCTGGCTGGCGCTCCACGGGTGGACGCGGAGCGTACAGTGCGTCCGCGTCAGCCAGATCACGATCCAGCACCTGGGTTCCCCGGTGGGGGTAATCGATCAGGAAGCCATCATCCGGCGCCTCCATCCTCACTGTCCGTCCCTCCACCGTCACCGGAACCATCTCCCCCTTGGAGAATCTCAGCACCTTCGATCTCATCTTCGGCCACTTCTCCCATGCGTCCGTCATGCTCGAACTCCATTGTCCCGCCGGCCTCGGTGTACTGGCGTTGCCACTCCTCGAGGGCTTGCCCTATGGTGGTGAGGATCAGCCCGCTCAGATGGTCAAATTGCTTCGCTCGCGCCCGCGCGCTTCGCGCCCGCTTGCGATAGGTTTCGATCCCCTGGCCTTCGGTGGCCACCTCGTCCAGGATCACCTGGGCGAGCTCAGGCCACTGGTAGGAGCACGATCCGCAGTTGTCCCCCACGCCGAAGTACATGCAACGGATCGGCTTCCCCTTAGCTTTCCACGCTGCCACTATCGGGCAGTCCCGCATCAGGAGCTGCACCACTCTTTCCCTGGTCTCGCTCACGTCTCCCTCGCTTGCGCGCCGCAGCCCTGTCCAGCACCCCCAGCATTGCCTGGCGCGTCTTTTCAGGCACCCCATCCGTCTGGACGGGGAACAGATCATCCTGGTGGTCAAAGCACGGGGTCATCTGCACGGTCACCCCGTCGAATGACACCCCCTCGCATCCGCAGATCCACCGGTACTCCCTCGGTGAACCCTTGGGTGGCCATCTGGTCCCCAAGGTCGCATCCGCGTAGCAGCCATCCCAGAATCCCAGGATGGCGTTCACATCACTCAGCCGGTGCGCCACCGTCCCCTCCGTCTGGCGGAGGCTGCATCATCCCCATGATCGCCATCTTCGCCGCCATGATCAGGTGCTCTGGCTTATCGGGGCGCTTGGCGAGGATCTCCTCCTCTGGCACCCCCGCGTCCTTGAGCATCCCATCGAAATCGAACATCGTGGCCGCCAGGCGCTTCCGCACTATGTCCGGGAGCTGGAACGCCTTGATCGCGTACAGCACCTCCTGGTGCTCCTGGCTCATCCGGAGGTACTCGCGCACCACGTGATTGCGAAGCCACTTCTGCACCGTGAAGCCGGCCGGCTTGATCGCCTCCGGCATACACTCCTCGCAGGTCTCCAGTGGACACGAAAAGCGCCACGTGGCTGGCTGCCCCTCCTTGGCTGGGCTGCCCACCCGCGCCATCGGGAAGAACTGGCACAGAATGGGCGCCACCTCTCCCAGACCACACGTGAACCTGGGCTTTCCGTTCACCGTCCAGAAGCCTGGCCCGGGGAGCTTGCCGGCGAGGAGGGCTTGCGCCTCGAGCTCGCCCACCTGGTCGTCATCCCACTGGACAAAGGGGCAATGCTCTGCCGCCCCCTCCTGGCCACGATACGGCTGGGGCATGATCATGCAGAGGGGCATCCGCTTCTGCTCGCCCACCCCCATGGTCACCAGCCCTTTTTCCCAGAGCTCCCAGGTAAATCGCACGCCCCACTTGCGGAGCGGACTCTTGCGGGCGGAGACCATCCGCCACACATCGAACGGCGTGAGGTTCACCCAGCCGTTCCAACAGCACCTCCCGGCCAGGTTGCACTGGTGAGGCACTTCAGTCTTGGGCCCAAGGAACCCCTTGGGCCGCTTGTCCACAGGACCGATCTTGCGGCGCTTCAAACGGAACGGCCGCTTCGCTTTCTTCTTACCTGTGGCCGCCTTTGCCGCGGGCCTCACGGGCTTCTTTCTGGGCTTGCGTTGCTTCGCCATCTTGCTCATCCAGGTAGCATTCCATGTGGTAGTACATCGAACCGAGCGGAGTCTCTGACCGGCCACGGTGGGCGATCACGATCACCTCCACGCAGTCGTCCATGCTAACCGCCTTGTCGCAGATCCCGCACTTCGGCCCCATCGTCTGCACGCTCATCCAGCCACTCCATCCCGAAGCGTTCCAGCACCACCCTCATGCAGCGCACCCACAGGTGCTCCGCCACGCTGATGTGCGCGTGGGTGCCGTCTCCGGCTTCGGTCAAATCATGGGCCAGCTCATGGAGGTAGGTCCCCAGGAACTCTGGCACGTCCGTGAGCACGCGGCGTGAAACACCAACGCGGCGCGTCTTGCGCTCCCACGTACCCAGTATCTGATCGTCCGTGTACTCCACCACGTCCAGCCCGGCGAGGAGCTCCTGGTAGCCCCGGCTCCACCCGAGCCCGTCCATGGCGAGCTCCACCAGGCGCACTCCCCTGAGCACCACCTGGCGCTCGAGCTCGGTGAGCTCGGCTGTGGCCACCACAACCTTGTCCGCCTTGGCCACGTTGTTGAGCATCGCGTAGAACGGCCCGTAGTGGGCCTCGAGTACCTGGGCCGCGGACTTGGACACCCGCACGGGCTTGCGACCCAGGTGTTCGATCTTCTGCATCTGGTGGTCATCGGCCGCCGGAAGGGCATCTTCGCCATGCTCCGCCTGGAACACATCTGCCACGGCCTTGGCCACCCGCGGGTTGGGGTGGCGCTGTAGGTGGCTCCCGAGTCCGGCCACGTCCGGCTTCTCGGACTTGAGCATCTCCCACGCGGCGCGCCCGTTGCGACCGGGCGACTGGCTGATGGCGGTTTCCCACAGGATGGCCGCTTCCCAGCGCACGTCAAAGCTGTTCACGAGCATCCGGTCCAGGTCCACCCGCGCGTCTTGGAAATCGTAGCCGTGCTGTAGGTCCTCCACCTTGGACACGAAGATCCCCTTGACGTACACGCACCCGCGCCTGTCCGCATCGAAGATGATTCGACCGGACTCGCCCGGGGTGGTCTCGTCCGCCGGCTGGAGCTCAAGGAAGCGCCACTGGAGCTCGGCCCATTGATCCTCGGTGATCCGAAGGTGGACTTCCGTGCCGGCGCGGTCCCGCACCTGGCGCGTGAACACCGCGAGAACCTCGTCTGCGAATGATGCGCTCTGGACCAGCTTCGGGGTCCACCGCTCCGCGCCCGTGTAGACCACCACGTCCAGCCCGGCCCGGGTGGCCACCAGGAGCCCCATGTCGAGCCCCTCGCCCCACTGGCCGCGTGCGTCCGCGTCCGTCGCCTTCGTGGTGAACCCGAGGAGGAGCGCCTCGCGCGGGAGAGCCACCTCTTCGTTGCGAAGCACCAGCCAGTCGCCGTCCCGGCGCATGGACTTCGTGAACCCCTTGTCGTCCCCGTCCAGCCAGTTTTGAATGAACTCCCGGACTGCCTCCGGAATCCCCCAGTGGGGTCGGTATGTCCGCTTTAACGTCAGCTCAATCTTCGCCATTTGACTCTCCTCGTGAGTTAGAAAGGCTTGCCAGGAGTCCAGAAGTATCACAGGGCAAAACGGCCGGTCAACTTCTTTCAGCCCAAAACTCGGTGGTCAATTTTCGTGCCAGGTGAGCCGCCGTCAGAGAGCTGCCTTCGGAACACCTGGCAGCCGGGGCGCCCGAGCCCCGCTCTGCTTCTCTGCATCTTTTTCTCTGCATATACTTCTATATAGGTCAGGACGTTTTCGTCCTGACCATGTAGACGTTTTCGTCCTGACCATGTAGACGAAAACGTCCTGACCATGTAGACGAAAACGTCCACATGGGCAAAAACGGACCACCAGATGTAGTGGTTTCAGTCCACCAGGGACACTACATGGGGATGGCGGAAGCGCCGCAGATCCGACTTGTGGATTCTTGCACTAATTCTGGATTCAGGTCAGATCCAAGGAACCGGCGCCCGAGCTTCACGGCTGCCTGGCCCGATGCCCCAGAGCCCAGGAAGGGGTCCACCACCAGCTCGCCGGGCCTGGTGCTTTGTCGGACCAGCACCTCCATGAGCTCCACGGGCTTTTCCGCGGGGATCCCCCGCCAGACCCGTTTCACCCGGAGTACATCCGGGACCCCCAGGTCATTCAGCTTGCGCTTGCCCAGCTCGAGGAAGGCGATCAGCTCATGGGTGGCGCGGTAGTGGTAGCCCATCCCGATGGCCACCTTGTCCCACACCAGCGCCTTCCACCACGTGAACCCGGCCGCCTCTGCCGCGGGGCGCAAGGCGAACATGGTCTCCTGGTCCACGAAGATGTAGCAGTGCCGGTTGCGCTTCAAGACGCGCCTGAGCTCCGCCAGGAGCTCTGGGAACCGTGCGTTGGGGAACGTCTTGAACCAGGCGTTGGAGCTCGCCTTGGACACCTTCAGGCGCGTGGTGGTGCCTTTCTTGCGATGCTTCTCAAGGGACTCGTATGGCGGGTCCGTGATCACCAGGTCCACCGAGGCGTCCGGGAGCTGGCGGAGGAACGTCACGGCGTCACTGCACACCACGTCCCACGCGCACCAGAGGGGGGAGGATTCCAATCGTTCAATCATCGTGGCCTCCAAAAAGTCGAATCCCCGCTGCTATTGCAGACGGGGATTCATGCCTGGCCGGGGAGCTTCTCGCAGAGGAGACTGGAGAGCCTGGCAAGCCTTCCAGCGCCCCTCCAGGCGCGCACCCGTCAACGTAGCAGACAAAGGGCTCACAGGTCAAACAGGCTGGGTTGGTTGCCAGCTTGCTCGGGGAGCTCCTGGATTTTCTTGCCCCCGAGGAGCTGGTCCTTGTAGCCCATGATCCCGGCTGCATCGCCGTGCTGCTTGAAAAAGAACGGCACGCCAGCCGCACGGGCTTGGCGTAGCAGGTCCAGGGCCCATGCCTCGTCCATGGGGCGCACCCTGTTCCCTCGCTCCCCGCCCACGATCACCCAGTCGATGCCCGTGAAATCGAAGGGGCCGATTTCGGCCACCAGGGGCTCGAAGGAGACGAATCGGAGCCGCGCCTCGGTGTCCAGGAGCTCAGGGATGCGCCGCTTCACGTACCGGGGATGCTCCACGGTCACGCCAGCCCAGATGTTGCTCGGCCAGCCGATCTTGTTGCCGAGCTCGCGCATCCGCTCCGCTCGCTTCGTGAGCACCTGGTAGGTGTGCCGCGGAGTCCGCCGCATGATGGCGAACACGCGCTCCAGGTACTCGAATGGCACCTCCTCGTGGAACAGATCGCTCATGCTGCACACGAAGATCAACCGGCTCGTTTTCCACCCCAGGGGCTCCTCGAGCACATCCGGGTGGATCGTCGGCTTGAACCCGTACCTGTAGCGCGCCTTGCCGTCCCGCTGGAACTGCTCGGCCATCCGCTTCGCGTAGCAGTTTCGGCACCCCGTGGAGACCATCGAACACCCGGTCACAGGGGACCAGGTGTAGTCCGTCCACTCAATCGCAGAGCGACCCATCACGTACCTCCAATCGTGTCGCTGGACAAAAAAAAGGACTGGCCAGGGGGGGGTGTTGGGGGGCTGCCCGACCAGTCCGAGGGAGCCGTGACGAAACACAGCGTTGCGGACAGGGTACTTTGGCCAGATCTGACTGTCAACACTATCTCCTCCCGGGCAAAAGGTGGCGGATTCAATGCCTCCGCCGGGGCCGGTTTCTCAAGCTGCCCTCCGGCCCAGCCTTGCAGCCATCACAGGGGAGCGAGCTACCTCGCGGCTTGGACCCGGGGATGGGGGAGGGCCATGGCAACCGAACTGACCACCGAGGCATCGCAGGAACCGCCCCCGCGTCCGCTGTCGGGCAGCCGCTACCACCCGAGCTTCTACAGTTACCCTACCAGGGCACCCGACACAAGAGGGATAAGGGAAAGTAAGGGAAAGGCTGCTACTTCTTGAGCTCGTTGACGCCCCACACCGCGAGGCCCCCGAGCCCGAGCGTGAGGATGGTGCCGATCACGATGCCCACGGTGAGCTTGTGCCGGTTCCACCAGGAGTCTTGGGCCTTGCGAAGCCTGGCGATCTCCTTGTCGGCCGCCGCGAGCTGCTCATCTGCCGCCCGAAGGGCCACACCGGTGAAGCGCCGGTTGATCGTCGCAATATCGTACAGCTCATCGTAGGAGATTCGGAGCCGGGCCGCTTTCTTCGCCCGGTCCTCGGTGAGGAGGATGCCATCGAAGGGCACCTGGTCCCCCTTGCGGACAGCCACCACCGTGCCGGTCTTTTTGGCCGGCTTCTCCACCCGGGCCGGGAGCTTGGACAGCTCCTGGGCTTTCTCGAAGATGGGCGCCCGCTTGGCCGTCTGCACCTGGGGGGCGCACGCCCAGGTGGTCATCGTGAGCATCGTGGTCACCAGGATCAAGGCAATCCCGCGCCGTTCAGTCCCTGTCATCGTGGCCTCCGTTTCCCGGCCGCGTGAGGCGCACTGCCGCCACCGCGCCCCCGCGCCCGCGCTCGAGCTCCTCCTCGGAACTCAGGGGTCGAAAGGGCCGATCTTGGCCCTGTTCCAGTAGCACCTCGCCCAGGCCGCCCAGGAGCCCCGTGGACGGCGCCCCAGAGGGCTCCACCTCCTGCGTGGCGACGTTGATCGTCCACTCGCGGGGGTCGAGCCCACGGGCCTGTAGGATGGCCGCTATGGCGTGCTGGCGCGCCTCGGTGGTGGCCTTCACCCGGGCCACCAGCTCGGCCCTGGTGCCCTGGTAGGCCACCTCGTGGTCCGCGAGGGCCACCTTTGCCTCGAGCTGGGCCTGTTGGGCCGCCAGGGCGAGCTCAAGCTCCGCTTCGGTGAGGGTCTGGTTCATGGGGTCTCCGCGAGGGTGGCCGGTTGCTGGACGTTGAACCGGAACGGGTCCTTGAGCTGGAGCTTCCGCCCGGTGGGGAGCTGGATCACTGCATCCGACACGTAGCCGCCAGCGTCCAGGTCCACGGTGTCCGCGGGCAGGACGTAGACTTCGATGATCCTGGCCACGCCGTCCACCACCTTGGCCTGGGAATCGTCGCCCCCGGTGATGCCAGTGGACTTCTTGGTGATCACCGCTTCGCTGTCGGTATCGGTCACCTCTTTTTTCACAGAGAACCAGATCAAGGCGCCCGTAATGTCACCCACGTCCTCATTGGTGATGGTGAACCGAATGGTGCGGTCCCGGTTCTTGTAGAGGTTGACCACATCCGAGCACACGCAATCGGGCTGGAAAAACGGGGAGTCAGCCATCAGTCACACTCCATTTTCACGGTGATGCCAGAGTCCTCTACCACCACGCCGGTCTCGGTGTCGAGCACCTCCACCTCCACGGTGATCTCACCAATGTCCTCGAGCTGCACCTGCATGGTCTCCGGCTCCACTTCCACCATTTCCACCAGGAGCTCGCTCACCCCTTCCACGTCCGTGTCGAGCTCGGTGAACTGCTCCCTGGTGATGGCCGCCTGGGGCCAGATCTTCCCGAGGGTGGACAGGGAAATCCCGACCACCACGCACACGGCGAGGAGCTCGAGGAGACCGGTCTGGGCGATGAAGGCGATCATGGCTCGAGCACCTGTTTGAACACCTTGTACCGGTTGGTGCCCTCCCAGGTGATCCCGATGGTGTACTCCGCCAGGTGCTCCGGGTCCGTGCCGGCCGGAGGGGGCTGGCCGCCATCGGTGGCAAGCTCCACGTCCGCCTTGGACTCGAAGAGGCGCACGCGGGCCGCTACAAGCTGGCCATCTGCATCGTAGCTGGTGGTGTCGATGAAGATGTTTTCGTGGACCAGGCCCAGGGCGCGAGCCACCATCTGGTAGATCTCGCTCTGCGAAGCGTCCACCACATCGTACTCCTCGTACCAGACCTGGAGATTGTAGTCGATCAACACCTCCACCAGCCAGAAGCCGGTGGCGTTGGGCGTCCAAGAGATTCGGTACTCGCCAAGATTATCAATCTCCGCGATTCCGTAGACGTAGCCGGTCTGCTCAACACCATCGTGGAAGATGGTGACAGTGAAGTCCCCGATGGTGAGCCCGCTGTGCTTCTGGCCGGAGCCGTCCGGTTCCCAGACTGGGAACTGGTCAATGACTCCTACGTTGACAGGTAGCTCTCTGCTCATGGTTCATGCCACCGCGCCATCGGACTTCCGTAGCCCGCGGAACTCGCTCACGTCCTTGAGAATGCTCGGCCACAGGAACCCATTGTACGATGCGAGGAGCACGTTTTGGAAGGTAGCCGTTTCATAGCCCACGCCCATGGCCTTGGACATGAGAAGATGAACGGCCACGCCGATGAAAAAGCCCACCACCAGATTCATGAAATCGAACCGCTCGGTGGCAAGCCCGGCCGCCTGGCACCGGCGGCGCTCGAGGCTGTGGTCCCACACGAATCGGAGCACCACCCCGAGGAACGTGGTGAGGAAGTAGACGATCTCCGCGTACTTCTGCCAGATGCCCTTGCCCTTTCGATTCGCCACGTCCTTGCCCACGTTCCCAACGCCTGGCGCGAAGCCCTGACGCATCACCTGGGGCCGCATGGGGGCAACACGCATCACGTCCTCGCGGAGCTTCACCACGTCCGTGATCGGCTTCTTGTCTGCCTCGAGCACCGCCCGGGCCTCCTTGGACCCGAGCTCGAGGCACCTCACACCGTCCTTTGTGACGTGTACGATCCTCCCCGGGTCACACCGGTCCATGGGGTTGTCGATGGGATCCACCCCGTCATCAGTGACCACGATCACCACCTGCATCCGGCGCCCGCGCCGCCGCCTCGATGGCCCCATGGCACTCATGGCTTCGGGCCGCATGGCGTCCATGTCGGCGCTCACCCCAGAGGTGCGTTTGGGTTTCGTCTTGGTGGCGCCATCTGACTCTCCGGCCATCAGTCTGATGGCAAGCGCCCCCAGGGCCGTGGCCACCACCACACCGGTCGCCATCAGGCCCATCATCCAGCCCCTGGAAACGGCGTGTGAGCCCCTGAAGGCGTCCACCATAGCCTCGAGCTCCTGGGTCTCCCGGCCCGAGCCCGTGGCCACCTGGCGCCGCTTGCGCCGATTGAAGTAGGCGCGGTAGCCGGCAATGATTCCCCACATCGTGCCGATCATCGCCAGGAGGATCACAGTGGAAGTCACAGGGGCACCTCAATCTGCTCGAGCTCCGGGCAGCCGGACAGCCACACGCGAAGCTGGTCTGGTGTGGTGGCCTCGGGGTCAATGCGAAACGAGCCGCCCACCCCGGCCGCCTGGAGCATGATGATCGCCGCCTCCTGGCACGCCCACCGGTTGGGGTTGCGCCATGGGCGCCTGAGCCAGCGTCCGAACCAGCGCCGAAGGGCGTGCCAGAGCATCAGCCGGTAATCGTAGGGACGCCCGAGCTCGGCCGCCACGTGCTGGAGCCCCTTCAGGAGACTGATGCGCGCTTCCGCGTACACCCACACCCGCTTGCCCGGGTCCATGCGCTTCCACTTGGCCCAGGGGAGTACCCGGTATCCGGAGGCGCTGGCCTCGAGCACCAGGCGCTGCCCCAGCTTGCCGGAGTAGTAGCTCACCGAGGCGTGGCTTGCGCCCGCGGGGGCGCGCGTGAACCACCGGATGGCCCTCCCCAGGAAGGTCTCGGTGGTGCTCAAGATCACCCAGGTCCGCTGGTCTTCCGAAATTGGCACGCTCATTGCTTCTGCTTAATTAACCTTATCTCCCCTCTTAGAAGAGAAGAGTCTTGAGGGTGTCTACTCGCCGTTCCCCTTCTCGACCGGGCTGATGGACAGGCGAGCTCGCCGGATCAGGGCCTCATCGCTGCCACCCAGACGACGCCAGTTGATGGCCAGCACCGGCTCACCTCCGGCGGGGAACGGGGCGATGGCCGAACCACTGAACGCGCGCCACTGGTTCAGGTCGGTCACGTCCGTGCCGCGCTCCGTACCGTTGAGGGTCATCTGGGCGAACGCCCCGGTGTTGGGCGTACCGCTCAGGAGCTTGATCTCGCAGTACCACGTGACCAGGTACTCGCCCCCACTCAGCGGAGCGGACTGAAGCTCCAGCTTCTCCATCCAGGTCTGCCCAGTGGTGCCTTGCTCGTTCTCCGAGTAGGCATACTGCACATCGCTGGTCGTCTGCTCTCCGGTGTGGTTCGCAACCAGGTTGTCCAGTGCCGTCTTCTCGGCGGGTGAAAGCGGCCCCTCGAAGACGATGCTGCACACATCGCCGTCCACGTTGATCGCCTCCAGGGGGACGGTGATGGCCGATTCGGCGTTGATCTCTGCGTACAGCACAGAGGGGTTCACCTGGCCGTTCGGAAAGTCGTCTGCGATGCTGTAATCGTAGCTGGTGCTCATGAGAAACCTCCATAGAGCGTCAAGCAGCCAGTCGGCTGCGCCTGGGATCACTTGTCATATTCCATGCAGTAGAACGTGACCGACACCACCTCGCCATCGAAGGCGTTGTGCTCCTCCAACCAAATGCGGATCTCGATGCCCTGCCCATCGATCAGCTCCCGCACCGGGCCAAAGTCGAACGGGATGTTCACCACGTCGTACTCCAGGCCGCGCTTCGCTCCGCCCAGCGCCGGAGTGATCGGGAACACGCCGTTGGCCTCCTGAACCAAGTCGAACCACTTCTTGTAGATGTGGCCCATGCTGACCGTGGGGCCGCCGATCACAGCCGGCTGGTACTGGAAGGTGTCGTTCATCGTAATGTCGGTGGTGAATTGCGCCTCCGACTTCTCAATCCAGAGTTTTTTGCCTTCGTTCGGCCGCATGTAGAACGTGGACCCGTTCTCGTAGCTGTAGTCCGCCGTGACCGTCTTGCCCGCCTGCGACTCAGCGAACGTCACCGTGCCGCTCTCGTAGTCGATGGTGTAGTCGCCGCCCTCGTCCTTGAACGCCGGCCGCTCGGCTTTCTCCACGCCGTCCACGTAGACCTTGGCCAGATACGGTGCGCTCACCCGGTCCTCGCGGAACACCCGGCCGTGAGCCAGATCGATCCAGTTGTCGTGCGGGCTATTGAACGTGAGCCCGTCACCGGAATCGGTGAGCGATCCGCCTTCCACGCGCTCGCTGTCACCATACCAGGTACATGGGTCGGTCCACAGGTGCGTCACGATCAGTCGCGCCTCTCCATCGTGCTGTGGCTCCTTCACCGTGACCAGGCGGTTCTGTGAATCCAGTTGCGCCGTGGGATTCGGAAGCGGCTCGCCACTGTGGGCTGCCACCACACCATCCAGCGTCGTCTGCTCCCCGGCCGAAAGCTCTGCCTTGAACCAAATATCGCAGTCGTCACCGTTGACGTTGATGTAGTCTAGGGCCACCGTGATGGTGCTCGCTTGGATCTCCTGGGTGAGCCGGTCGGACGCGACCTTGCCGCTCGGGAAATCCTCGCTGACGCTGTAGCTGTACTTGGTGTCCGCCATTAGATCACTCTCCAGATTTCCAAACGAGCACGCTTGATTGATGCCGTGTTTCCGCCACTGCTCGCGCAGTAGTCAATGTCAATTTCATGCGACCCGGCCCCCAGGGTCACGTGGCCGAAGCCAGAGGCCGGATGCGACTGGTTGCCTCCTGGGTCCTTGGGCTCCTGGCGCTGCTCTGCCAGGGTAGTGGTGTCGTCCACTTGGACCCGGCCACGGAAGTCCTGGCTGGCCAGGCTGTACCGCCACTCATAGGACCAGCCAATCCGGTACGTGCCAGCCGGGAGCGACGGCGTGGTCAGCTTCAGCTTTTGCTGCCAAGCCGTACTGGTGGTACTTGATTCGCTGTCGCTGGCCGACTCCTGAAACTCGGAACCGAACACGACGGACAGTGGCGTTGGAGCCCACGCGGAACCACTCCAGGCAAGCACCTCGTCTGCCGATGGTTCCGTCGCAGATACGTTCCGGCCCTGTAGCTTGTCTGCGTCCTGTTTGTCGGCCAGAACGCCGTTCAGACCAGCTACGCTGATCTCGTCTGCTCCGCCGTCCTGGTGAGTCGATGCGTGATTGGAAGGTGTCTGCGGGTCTGCCAGCGTCCCAGATAGGCCGGTCACGCTGATTTCGTCGCTGCCTCCATCCTCATGCGTCGAGCCGTGGCCCGATGGTGTCTGCGGGTCGGCCAGGGTGCCAGATAGGCCAGCCACGCTGATCTCGTCGCTGCCGCCGTTCTGGTGACTTGCTGCGTGCGCGTTGGGATCACGGGGACTGCTCGCATCGTCCAACGTGGCATCGGAGATCTTGGTGTTCAGGTTGGCCAGCGTGTCGGCCAGGTGCTCGGAGCCACCGATCAGGTGAGCCTCCACCGCAGCCGTGAGCGTATCCCACGCCGTGTTGCCATCGTTGCGGCGATACAGCTTGGAGTCCGTGGTGCGCCAGAACAGCTCCTTCGGCTCAGGGCTCGCAGGCAGGGTGCTCCCAGACGGAACAATGAGAATACCACCATCGTCCCGGTCGAATTCATACACCCCGGCGATGACCTTGCTGGTGGAGTCGTCAATGACGACAATCGTTGCTCCGCTCATGTAAGCACCGCCGTCTGGCTGGCCAGCTTTCCGCCGCTCCAGGTGTACGTGATCGTCAGTGTCTCCACAGCGACACCGCTCCCATCGTACTGAATGATCACTTCGGTGGCCACCCGGCTCCCGCTGTAGGTGTACTGGTACTCGCGCACCTTCAACGTCTTGGTAACGTCGGTCCAGTAGGTCATGTTGGTGAGCCTGGCACCGCTCCAGGTGTTCTCCAGGTAGTAGCTCTCGGCCACATCGTGTACGAGCTGGTCCAGCACCCTGTGGGTTGCCGGCGTGAGCCCGCCACCACCTGTAGCTAGATCGGTAAGGGTCAGAGGCGTGGTGTTCTCCACGTCCTCGAAGGTCATGCGGTCCGCGCCGTCCTGGGACAGCTTGACCGTCTTGCGGATGGTGGTGTCCGGAGATGGGCGCTGGGGGTAGATTCCACGGGCAGCGAGCACATCTTCCCAGGGATTCACCTCCCCTGGGGTGTAGTCGGTCTCGGTGCCTCCGCTGCTAGGACTTTCCCACTTTACAGGGAGTACCGCATCGCCATCGGTGCCCATCTGCGGCCTCCAATCTGGAAGGCCGGGCAGCCCTATCGCTGCCCGGCTCCAGGTTGCGCTACACGCGCTTGGTGCCCAGGTCCATCACCTGCACGTCCAGGTCGGATCCGTTGGCGGCATAGCCCATGCGGACCACGCGGCCCGGGGTGGGGATGCTGCCGAAGGTCACCAGGGCGCCAGCCGTGCCCAGGAAGTAGGGCGTGTTGACCGTGGCGCCACTCAGGCACCCGGTACAGATCCCATGCTTCACCACGTCGCTGGTACCGGGGTTGGCCCCGCCGCCCGTCTGGGCCACACCGATGGTCCGGGAGTTGGCCGGGGTGGCGATGGGCGCGTTGTCCGCGTGCTGGATCTCGTTGTTGACCGCGCTCCACCGGACCGCACGGCCACTGGTGACGGCCGCGTTGTTCAAGTGCGTGTCGAGCACCTTTTTGGCGCTGGACACCGCGGAAATGGTGTGGGTGTGCAGCGAGTCCGCGTTGGACGTGGGGCCCGCCGTGAGGGTGTTCAGGTTGGCCGCCGTCACGTTGGCGCTCACGGCCACGTCGTTGATCTTGAACAGGCTCGGCACACCGACCACCTTGAGCCCGTCGCCGTCCACGTCCAGGGTGTCCGGAGTGTCGTCCAGCTCGAGCTCCACGCCGCTGGTGCCAAGCACCAGGCCGTGGGCGCCGTCCACCAGGACGCGGAGCTGCTTGTCCGGCGAGGTGCCGGTGAGCTCGAGGCCCGGCGTGGTGGCCAGGTCGATGCCCACGCTGTCCGTGGGGAGCTCGGTGATACCGTCACCGAAGTTGACGGACAGCACGTTGCCGGTCAGGTCCAGGCCGGCGCCCGCGGTGAAGTTGCCGCCGGAGAACTGGATCCAGGTGTTGGTATCGTAGACGAACGCCTTGTTCTCGTAGATGGACTGCTCACCGTTGATCAGGATGGCCCAGCCGTCCGTGGTGGTATCGAAGCTCCAGGAGTCCCCGGTGGCATCGTAGGTGCCGATGTTGTTCTCTTCGCTGGCGAACGATCCGGCGGCGCCGGTGCCGATCACCACCACCCGGGTGCCGTCCGGGGGCTCGCCGCCGGAGTTGGCCACCACCACGTTCCACTGGGAGCCGTCCCACTCCACAATGTCCCCGTCCGTCTGGGTGCTCCAGTTGTTTACCAGGTAAGCGTCACCGGCCGCCGGCGCCGCGGGGTCGGATCCGCCCTGGTCTGCGTCGGACACGATCTTGAGCACAGCCGCCGGATCCTTCCATGCCAGACCCGAGGCCACGCTATCCACGTAGGCTTTCGATGCCGCCGCCGTGTCGCCGCTGGGTGTACCCGGTAGACCGGTCACCTCGTTCGATCCCATGGCAATGTCGCCATTCATCACGATGCCAGCGAGGGTGAGCTCGTCCGCCGTGGGGTCGTGCTGATCGTGGAATCCGTTGCTCGGATCCAGCTTGAAAAATCTGACTTGGGCCATGTCTCGGTGCTCCTGTCCAGAAGATGGTTAGACCACCCGACTGTTCAGGAATTCGGCTTCCGCCTCGTCCTCAGATCCAGATTCGGGTGATTCGGTTTTCTTGGGCTGGCTGGCCTGTTGAGACGGCTTCTGATTGCCGATCTCGTTCAGGTCACCCATGTAGATGATCTTGCCGTCCGACTGCCAGGTGTAGTTCTGAAGGTTGATCCCGAGCTTGTTCTCGAGCTCCCCCAAAAACACCTTCATCTCGTTGTCCGCCTGGCGAACCTCCGCCTCCGCGGAGTTGATCTCGGCCCGCTTGGCTGCCTTTTGTGCGATGTGATCCCGCATGAGGATCTCGAGCCCTTGCCTGGCGTTCAGGAGCTTCGCCTGGGTGCCGTTCACCCGCTCCACCATGAACTTGCTCATGAGCCAGTCGCGCTCCTCGAGGGTAATCTCAGCGAGCGGATGGAGCTCGTCCTTGTCCGCAGGCTCTGGCACAGACTTGGCCTTGGCCGGCTTCTTCTTGGAAGCCGCCTTGCGCTTCGTGGTGCGCTTCTTGGCCGGAGCCTTTTTTGAACGGGTGGATTTCGATGCCTTCGTTGTCATCTTCGCCTCCAATCGGGTTTCCCTTTGGTGGGATTCGAATCTTGATTTGGATCTCGGGCATCATTGTACCCGTAACCCATGGCCGAGACAACAGTATCAGGAACGTCTGATGGTGATGAGAGTGTCGGGTCTCACGTGGAACCGGTCATCGCCTAGGGACCGGCCCATGAATTGGATCCAAGAGTAGCCGTTGGGGCCCACCACGGGCGGAGCTGCCTCGAGGCCCCCGGTGCCCCCCACCATGTAGCCGTGGCCGCGCTGGAGTCCGGACAGGATCCCATGCGGTAGGATCCCATCTGTTTGTACTAGGCATGAAGTAGGAGATAGCTTGCGGATCACAATGCCAAACGCTGGCATCTTGTCCTCGTCCCACGCCTCCGCCTTTTCGACTGGGTACACGTAGCCGGAGGGGTCACCTGTGAGGTAGACCGGATCCCCGACCGATTCCGCCGCGGTGCAGGAGCCGCGGACGATGGAGCCGGCCGTTGACGCTACGGTGTTTCGTTGGCGCATCGGGCCGCATCATACCGTGAGTGCGTGGAGTTTCGCCAGGAGCGTGTCCATGCGCTCCACGAACGCCTGGCGCCGCTTGGTGGTCTCGCGGTCCTGACGGATCTGCTTTGCCACCACCGGTGAGACCGATTCAGCCAGATCGATCACACCGGTTATCTCCTGCTCATCCCATTCCGCTGGAGGAGGAAGTTCAGGGTCTGAATCACATTCTCCACCTTCGCATCCAGCCGGGCATCCGTGATCGCCTTCGCGTCCTCCACCTTGTCCCGGAGGGCTTCCAGGCGGTCGTGTTCCACCTGAGTCATGTAGACGCTCCGGCACGATCTCTGATGCTCCGAGATGGTAGTAGCCTGGGCCGAGATCTGCGCCACCAGCCTGTTGGCCTTGCTCCAGAGCTGCTCCTCCACCGTTCTCCTCTCGTTCCGTTCTCGCTCGAAGGATTTTTCTAAGTTCTCCAGTATCACGACTATTTTGAGGAGCTCCTCCATGTCCGTCTGGAGATCCTCTATCTCCTTGTCCTTCCGGCGGATCTCCCTCAGAGCCACCCAGCCTATGATTGCGAAGATAGCTGAGAGCAGTGCTCCGGCGGTTGTCACTATCGGTCCGATCCACTGGTTCATGGTGCTTACCGTTTGCCATCGCGTCCCCTCGCTACAGCACCTCGTCCAGGTAATCGGCCAGCCGTTTGCGGCGGGCAAAATCGTCCTCGACTTTGCCGATCTCCTCGAGCTTGGCTCGCTCCACGGAGCTCTTGGCCTCTACCTTGGCGCGTTCGATGGTGGCGTCGGTTTCGGCCTTGAGGATCTCCTTGCGGGCCTTCACGGTGAAGGTCTCGGCCGGAGCCGGTTTGGGGCTTTTTCGTAAGAGTAGATACAAAACAAGTCCGCCCACTGTCACCAGCACCAACACCAGGACCCACCACCACTTTCGGATCCACGCTTTGAAGCGGGCCATGGTGTTACCCGTTCCGGGTCACGGCTTTGGCGTCCACCTTGTCCGCCGCGCCGTTGTCCGTTTTGAGCTTCGCCGCCTTGTCGGCTGCCTCCCGCTTCACCAGGACCATTTCCTCCGCAGAGAGCTCCTGGGTGCCCTCGCCCTTGAGCCAGTCGTTCACCCGCTTGAGGAGCTCCACCAGCTTGTCATCGCCCTTCCAGGAGGTGCCCTTGGCCAGCGACTCCACCACGGGGAACGCCTGGTCCACGTAGCCCAAGATCTTCTGCCAGCGTTCCGTCTTGAGCTTGGCGCGCCAATCCTGGCCCTTCACCACGCCCAAGATGGCCCCGATGATGCTCAGGAGCCCGATCAGAATCTTGACGATCAGCCCGATCCACTTGTCCGCCTTGTCCCACCCGCTCGCCTTGGGCGCGGATGGGGCCGCCATGGCCGCTGGCTGGCCGCTGGCTGGCACTGTGGCCATGGCAGGAGTCTCGGTGGCCGGAGCTGCCGTCATGGCCGCCACAGGGGCGCTGACGGGCGCCGTGGCCATCGCGGGGGCCTCGGTGGCCGGAGCTGCCACCACGGGCGCCATGGCAGCCATCGCAGGCGCGGGCGCGGGCGCGGCCATGGGCGCGGCGGTCATGGCCGTGGCCGGGGTCATGGCCGGCTGGGTGGCCGGCTGGGAGCTCGAGGGGGTGACGCCCACCAGGAGGAGGGCCAGGAAGGCCAGGGTCATCATGGATCGTCGCATCGTTTCACGTCCTTTCCCATGGCCGGCGCCCTTCGGCTACGGCCTGTACTGCGCTCTCGAGGGTGTGTCCCACGAAGTCCTGGACACTCATCCCGAGGCGAATCGCTGCGTCGGAGAGCTGCCTATATCTTACAGGAGTTGTCACCAGAACGAAATTGTCCTCGCCCTGGACGGTCTCCACGGGGACCGCGCTCGCATCATCATCCGGTTGGCTTCTCATCTTGGCACGCCTGTTGCTTCTGTTTCTCTATACCCTATCTCCCCTCTTAGAAGAGAAGAGTCTTGAGGGTGTCCGCCTGGCACCCGTGACTAATAGCCCGTGTTGTTTCCTCGCCACCTGTAATTCTTGGCCACCGTTTGCCATGCAGACCGGCCGCTCCACTTGATCGACTTCGGCTTCTGCACCGTTTCATTGAACTGGAGCGACACCTCCGCCAGGCGCGTGGTGCCGTCCGGGAACCACCGCTTCCGGGTCACGTCGCACTGGGCCATGATGCAGAGCATCTGGTCCGGCACACTGGTCCTGCTCGCGCTTGGCGAGATGGCGTTCTTGGGGATCACCAAATAGATCAGCGGCGGAGGCAGAACAAACTGCTTTTTGGTGTCATAGGTCGGGGTGCTCAGGCTTCGCAGGTAGGCGATGGCCGCTTCAATGTCCACGTCGTGCTTGCTCTCGGTGAGCTGGCCAGGAGCTGGCCCGAACTCCCCCGCCAGGTCTCGGGCGAACGTAGCCGTGAAGCTAATGGTGTGCTCCCCCATGGCGATGAACTGGTACAGGGGCACCGAGCCGCCCGGGATGGTCTTGTTGGACCAGTTGGGGCTGTAGTTGTCAGAGATCTCCGGGGGCCAGAACTGAAAAGCCCTCGTCTGATCCTTATCGACGTTGCCCTCTGGGTCGCATGGGATCAAAAAAACATTCGATGGGCTGTCCTGCATGAAGCCAGACTTCTGGCCACCTACCCAGCTCCCCACAAGTGAAAGCAGACCAGCCATGCCCTACACCTCCTCCAGGTCCCAGGTGTTGAAATTGAAGGTGGTGCTCCTGGTGAGATTGTTCCCACTCAGGCCCACGATCCGATTCGTGCCCCCTCCGCCCGGATACCGAGCTCGCCCCTGGCCGGAGTTACTCATGACACAGGCGTCCGGGAAGCCCACCACCATCGTGTTGACCCAGAACGCCCGGCCGAAGTTGGGCGACGTTCCAATCATGGCCACCGAATTCCCGGTTACGCTCACCCCATAGGGGCCGCCGCTGGGGTAGTCGCTCAGGTAATCGATCCCCAGCCACACCCGCTGGTCTGCCCCCGAGGCCCCCATCTGGTCCTCGTAGACGCAGTTGGCCACCACCAGGCTCAGAATGTCGTCCACGCGGATCCGCGCGTTCAGTTGGCCGGCCTTGTGCCGGTCAGACCCTGTACTGACATGGTGCATCCCATCGATCACCAAGCGGCAAAACGCATCGCAGTGAACGTCATTCGTCTGCCAGTTTTTGATAGAGCCGCCGATGATGTTCACCGAGCCGTAGGTGGCACTGTTGGTGATATAGACCCCCTTATAGGACTCGGTGGCCACTTGCGGGTCTGGGCCGGAGAGGTTCGCCGCCACAATGTCCACCTGGCCACGCTGTTCCACGTTTCGCAGCCGGATAGCCGTGAGCCCGAACACGGTGCCCCCCACCGTGGAACTGTAGTTGACAATGGCCGGCCGGATGATCTTGACGCTGGCCTCCGCGCTCACGTCGCTCACGATCAGCAAATTGTTGTCATCGTGATCAAAGGTGCGACCGTAGCCAACATTCTTGAACACAATGTCCTCCAGGACGTGCTCCTGGGGACCAGCCGTACAGTCCAAGGCAAACACCCCTCGCAGAGAATTGCTCCCAGCGATGAAGTTGGGCTCGCCCTCGCCCATGTCGATCTCGAGGCCGTGAATGTCCACCAGCATTTTCTGGCCGGCTTGATAGATGGCAAACAGGGACACCCCGATGTTGGTGTTGACGGGATGATCGTACTTGAGCTTGCAGTCTCGCACCGTGAGCCGGCCGTAACCGCCACCGCTTCCACGCTGGCCGATGAACACGCCGTAGTTGGTTCCACGGTGGACAAAGGAAACCCGGTTCAGAGTAAGGAAGATCCCCTCCGCCAAATTCGTGTCCACGTACAGACACGACGGGTAGGCCGCCCCGTCTTTTTGGCCAATCCGGCAATCCTCGAAGAGAATGTCTCCGGTCTCTGCGTCCTCATCGATCCACACCCCGCCGCCTTCGTTTCCACTGTTGACGGTTGGGTCAATGTCACAGTCCCGGAACACCACGTAGGCGTAATTGACGATGCTACCCGTGATCACCAGGCAATACTCGTCCGTGAGCCCAGTCACGCTGTAGGGAATGAAGCTGCACGTCTGGAACACCAGGCGCATTGACCATTCGTTGCTATCCGTGAGCGTGCGCCCCACGTCGTCGCAGATCACTTGGCCGTCAAACTTCACGTTTTCCACGATGCCCCAAGCGTACTGGAACGTGGTGGCCCCAGAGCTGGCAAAGTGACACTGCCGCATGTCTAGGTCACCACTGGTCACCGTGGAGTCCTCATTGAACACGCAGTTGCGAACCGCGACCATGATGCCCCGCAAGGTCACCGCACCGTCAAAATTGCACCGCCTTAGAACCGTGCGGTCCTGGACACCGAGGCGCCCGAAGGTACACGGTCCGGCAATGTCACAGCCGTCCAGAATGACGGTGCCCCCGTTGGTTCCGCTGTCGATGGCAACGTCCCCGGAGGTGCTCGAGATATAGAGCCCGTCGCACTCCAGAACCGCACTGGAGCTTGCAAGCTGGATCATCGGAACGGCATCGGCCCCGAGTCGCTTCACAACAATGTTGGGCCGCTCGCAAACGATCTTGATCTTCGTGGAAATGGACAGCGTGCCGAGCCAATACTGACCAGTGGTAGCGATCCCTGGAGCGCCCTTCAGATAGATCGTGCCGCTCAAATTGTTGCTGGTGAGATACTGGATAGCGTTTGCCAAAGCACTGGCACCAGCGAAGTCCACACTGGCATCTGAGTCATCAGACGACACCACAGTGGCCGCGCAGTGATCCCGGATGGTCTGGCTGGTGACGGCGCTCATGCCCTCCCGCACGCCCAGGACGCCCTTCGTGTACTCCTGAACGTCCAGGGAGCCGAAGGTGGACTTGGCTCCGGCCTTCACCGCTACCTCAGCCCACACCTGGAAGGGATCCGTCAGCCGGATGAACGGGTTTTCGTAGAACCCATCAGCATCCGCGTCCGAGCTCGGGGTAAGCTGCGATGTGTTGGTGCTGTCATAGATCCCATCGATCTGAATCGCCTTCCAGGTGTAATAGTCCCGGAGCCCTTCCTCGAGCGCCTCCCCGCCGCTGGCGCAGAACAGCTCAAACCACTTCTTGGCCGTCCCGACCGCGCCCTTCCCGATGTACCAGGTGCCCAGGAGCTGGAAACTGGCCACCGGAGGAGTCACGCTCACCACCTGGGTGGTCTTCTTGGCGAACACCCGGGCCTCGGTGGCGCTGATCGTGGCGAACGGATTGCTCGAGCTCGGGGAACTCGCCCCGTCCATCGCATCTTTCTGGTCCTGGTTCGGGAGTCGATCCCAAGCATCCTGGTTCATGAACCCGTAGGGATTCTTGTAGGTGGTGCTCGGCACCGGCTCGAGTGTGTTGGCCAAACTGTCGAGCTGCTTCACGTAGGACGTGAGGATCGTGGTGGCCCCCAGGGGGATCTCAACCTTGGCGAACGGGATGGAGTTGGCTCCCAGGTCCCCGATCTCGCCCACGCGCACGTAGCCCGTGACCGTGGAGCTCACTTGGTAGGTGGCGTCCAGCCACAGGTACAGGTCCAGCGAGGCCGCGCTGGCATCGAACTCGAACTCGAAGTCAAAGGCCGCATCGAAGCGGATCGCCAGCTTGTAGCCGCTGGCCAGATCTTCGTGCAGCGCATAGCTATCACGCCCGCTCGCGGGAGAGATCTTCACCCCGGCCCCAGGGGTATCCATTTCCTCCACGGTGAACCCGCGGTAGATCCCTCGAGGAAGCCCGGAGCCCATGCGGTTGATCGCCGCGCTCACGTAGGGCTCCTCGAATCGGGCCTTGAGGTTGTCTGCTACGATGCTCAGGGACTGCGGAAACGCCATGGTCACACCACCAAGTCAATCACGCGGGTCAAGGACGCCGCGCTGGTCTTTTTGATCCCGGGCCAGGTGAAGTACATCACCAGCACGTCGTCGGACGTGTAGATCCCACCCTCATAGTACACCGGAGCGGCTCCAGATCCGTCATCGTTCCCTTCGGCCGCCTCGAGCTCACAGGTGACGCGCACGGTGCGCGTCCCGGCCCCCTGATACACCGTGTCCGCGAGCTCCAGGTCCTTGCGGATCGTGAACAGCCCCTTATCCACCGCGTCCAGGTCCGTCTGGCCTGCGTTTGGCTGCCACGGGCGCCGCCAGTAGCGATGGGTGACGCGGATCGGACACAGGTTCTCCACGATGGATCCAAACGTCACCGAGAAATCGCCGGTCTCGTAGTCGATGGTGCCAGAACCACCACCTCCAGACGGGTCCACCAGGACACCAGAGCCGTTGTCCACCAGGTACTGGGAGAAGCAATCCCAGAACACCGCGGAGCCGGGCACCACGGGCACACCGATCAGCGTCCCGGTGTAGGGGCCCGCTGCCCCTGTACCGGTGGCCCCGTCTTGCATCAGGTAGTCCGATTCGGTGCCCCCGGTCCGGTAGGTGGCCATCACCGGCTGGGCCCCCGCCGGAGGCGTCGTGAATGTGATGTTGAAGGCACCGCTCAGGTAGTTGATCGTGCCGCTGGCACCGGTCCCCACCAGGTTCCCAGCTCCATCATCGGTCACAGTCTGGCCGTCCACCGTCACGGACACCGTGCCGGGGGCCACCACGTACTTCGTGGTCTGGCCGAGCACCGTGGCACCCCCAGAGCTGGTACCAGCTTGCTCGGTGAGCTCTGCGCCTGGAGCCCAGCCACCGCACCCGAACTTGAAGTAGCCCACCTGGGAGCCACCGAGGCCCCCGCGGAGCTTGATCAGCTCGTCCCGGCCCACATCGCAGACCACCACGTTGATCACAGTCGGGTCCGGAATCGGGTCCGGAGGGATGAACGGATCGTAGAACCCAGGGGCGAACGGCGTAGCAGTGTAATCAGCCATGTCCTACGTCCCCCACAGGGTGTCCGTGGACTCCCACGGAAAGCAGTAGTCCGAGCACACCACAAACGCATCATCATGCAGGTGCGCCCCGTCTGCCTTGAGCTCGCTCACACGATACACGTCTGGGATCTTCCCGCGCACGTGCTGGTTGTCATAGCAGCACACCCACACATTGTGCATCACCGGGTCCCCAGTGACCGGATCGTCTGGCATCGAATCCATCATGTTTGAATTCGGGCACTGGTACTTCGCCGCACTGTACTGGTACACGTTCCCGCCAGGGTGGCGCCCCCTGTTGTTTGCTCGCGTGTCCTCCATCCGCACCGCAAGCCACGCCTTGTAGCTGGTGCCGTAGCTGTTGTACCCCCACACGCGGAACCAATACGGATACGGGTCCGTCTGGTCTCGCACGTCCAGCTTCACGAAGCACATGGACGGCACACCACGATAGGCGCTCCCTGTGCGCCCAAAAGTCAGGAACGAAGTCTCGTTCACCAACAGGGTGGCGTAGCAATCCACGTAGGGCGAAAGATCGTTGTTTCCATCGGCCCCTGGGTTGCACAGGTCTGCCGGTGGACTCGAATTTCCGGGCGGGCTCGAGGCGCTCACGCCAGTGGTGTTGAACCCGTCAAAGCTGGCCCACAGCCACCAGTTGTAAGTGTCCTGAAACCAGAGCACGCACTCCACGTCCTCGACGTTCTTGATCCAGAGCCAGCACCCCTGGGACATTGCGCCGGCCGAAGTCCAAAGATCTGCTCCGGCCACATCGAAGCTCGAGCTGCCGTTCCCGGTGCCGAGAATGGTCCACCCGTTCTCCACCAGGCGCTCCTTGATCTGATACCAGGCATTCCGCCCACGGGGATCGTAGCTACCGCCGGTGTACGGAATGTCATTCCGGTAGATGTTCCACACGGTCATGGGACCACAACCTCCGAATCAGATCCCCAGGGCAGCATCAGGTGGCCGCACTGGATATACTCGCCGCTGTTCACCCGGTCGTTGTTAGGCATCCCAGAGTAGAACATATCCGGAAGTCGCCCCTTCACGTGCCCGTTGGTGTTCCAGCTCATGACGTGCATTCCGTACATCGTCGGCTCGCCGGTTACCGGGTCCAGTCCGGGCCGAATGTCACCTCCACCGCATTGCAGCTTGGCGATCCCGTATCCGTCCGCACTGGCCCCGTTGTTGCCCCAAATGTCCCCCGCTGTCGGGTGGTACGCCATGATGCTCGCGTTGCCATTCTGGTAGCTGAACTGCCACATATCGATCATCTGGTAGTTGTAGGAGCTCCGGTGGAAGCAAGCGTAGGGGTACAGGTCCAGCTCCTCCACGTCCATGCAACGCACGAAGCAAGACATGGCAGATGCGTTGTTCCTGGTGGAGCTGTAGGCGATGTAGGATCCATCGCTGGCAAAACAGAACGTCCACCGGCTCGCCGCGGTTCCAGAGTTGGACTCCAGATCGGTGGACGTGCGTCCCATCTCACCACCGAGTCCAGCCGTGGGGCGAACATTCGAGTCGATCCCGGCGTCAGTGTAACCACCCTCGTGCCGCACCCACATCATCAGACTGTTGGTGGACCACGGCTCCTGCCACACGATCTCAGGGCGCGTCTTGCCGTCACCGTTGTCCGGCGCCTGGAGACATGCCCAGCAATTCGTCTGGCTGGTGGAGAAAGGTGTGGTGACCCCGTTACGATCCCAGTAGTAGGCGCCCCCACCACTGAACCCGCCCTCGCCCCAGCCGATCAGCGTCCAGCCATTGGACTCCAAGATCGGGATCAGGAACGCCATCCAATCGTAGAACCAGAAGCTGGGAGTAAAAAGCTGATTCCGGTACACGGTCCAAGTCTTATCCATGGCGAACTCCTACAGCACCGTGTCCACATCGAAGTCGATGCGCGTGGAGCCGGTCTTCCTGATCTTCGCGTAGGTGAAGTAGACAGCCATCTCATCGTTGGAGCTGAATAGTCCTCCTTCAAACAGGTACGGCGTGTAGCCGTTCCCATCATCGATCCCTTCCCACAGGTCCAGGTAGATGGTGCAGCGAATCCGCCCACGTGTGGTCTCCACGAACGTGATTTCGCCTTCCTCGAAATCGCGCTGGAACGTGTAGAGGTTCGGGTCTCCCTCGGATTCCAGATCCGTGAGGGTCGGGTCTGGTGCCTTCGGGGCTCCATCGTACTTGTAGGTGGCCGTGATTCGGCTGTGGAGCGCCACCACCCCAGAGAACAAGGCGAACACTTCACCGGTCTCGTAATTGACCGTGCCGCTGCCGTCGCCCACCAGGTTGCCGTTGCCGTCATCAGTGAGGCTCAGGCCCCCCTCCTCGTTCACCGTGAGCGTGCCCTCCGCCACGGGGAGGCTCTCCAGGTCATGGTAGTAGGGACCAGTGGTGCCGTCACCCAGCCCGAAGTCACTGGACTGCTCGGAGCTCAAGGCGCCGTGGTACTGGTAGTCCGCCTGGATAGGGTCCCCGGCGCTCACCGCGACGTTGAACATCACCTCCCACTCGCCCGTTTTATAATTGATCGTCCCGCTTCCGCCAGCGCCGGACAGGTTCCCCGCACCATCGTCTGTGACCACCTGTGCAGAACCAAGCGGATCCGCAGTGATGGTGACGGCATTGCGACCCACGGGGAGCCGCTCGAGGGTGCCGCTGTAGGCGGTAGCCCCAGAGCCGTACCCGGCGATCTCGGTGCGGACCGCGGACAGATCGAAGCCACCCTCGCCCAGCTTGAAGTAGGCAATGTCCGCATCCGAAAGCAACCGGAAGATGTACTGGACGAATTCGTCGTCTCCGCCGTTGCAGCTCACCGCAGTCAGATCCATCAGGACACCACCTCTGCCCGGAAGCCGGAGTCAGCGGACACATCGCTGTCCGCCAGAATGTCATAGCGATGCCCGATGCTGGCCACGGCCGTGTCCTCCGCCATGATGTACTCGAGCTCCACGTGGATCGGCACCACGCCATCGCCAGTGTCCAGCCCGATCTTGCGCCACATGCGCTTGAAAGCATCCGCGATGGTGAGCTCGCTCTGGCCACCGATGGCGCCAGTGGTAATCTCCAACCGAATGCGATGCGTCTTGCACTTCCGACACGTCTCCACGCACCCGCCCACCACGCTCTGGTAGGTGGCCTTCGGTGCCCCGGCCACCACCCCGGTCAGCGTCAAGTCTGCATAGCCCCACCCGTAGTCGATGGTGCCCACCTCGGTGAGCCCCACCAGGAGCTTGCCGTCACCGTCATCGGTGATCGTGTTACCGGCGATGGTGATCACCACCGAGCTCGGTTCCGCGGGCGCGCACTTGAGCCAGATCTTGTACCGGGTATCCGTGGACACCGTGCGCTGGTAGGTCGGGCTTTCCCCGCCCACCACCGGAGGCGTCGTGAGGTACTTGATCCCATCCCACCAGAGCGGATGAACGTCCACCTCGAAGCCGTGAACCCTGCACAGCACCACGTAGGACTCGAGGATGCCTTTGATGATGTTCCACCTGGCCGCCAGGCCCGCGCGCATCCGCTGGTAGCCGAGCGGCTCCGCCAGGTCCACTTCGATCCCGAAATTCTCCCCCAGGTACAGGAGGAGATCCTCGCGGATCTCCCTCGGATTGGTGATGTACTTGAACCGGTCCAGGTGCCGCTTGAGCCAGGTGAAGCTGGGGCACATCGCCTCCACGAACTTCAGGTACGGGCCCCCGGCGTCCACGTCCTGCTGACGCACATCACCCGGGAGCTCATCGTACAGGACGATCTTGCACCAGTCGCTCTCCCCGAATGGGGTCGTCCCGAAAGCACGATTTCCGAATCCATACCGAGCCATGATGTTGGCACGTCCTTTGCTTCTGCTTAATTAACCTTATCTCCCCCTTATGGAGATAAGAGTCTTGAGGGTCCTCAGTCGCCTGATGCCTCCTCCGCGGCCGGAGCCGGTTCCTCCTGGGGCTCCTCGGGTGCCTCGGTGTCCTTGTCGCCCTCGGGTTCGCTCTCCTTGCTCGCCGCGTCCTGGGCCGCCTCGAGCTGCTTCTTGAGCTGCGTGTTCTCGGTGACCAGGCCGCCGCTCTCCTCGTCCGACAGATCGATACTGAACCACTCCTCGAAGCCGTGGGCTTTGAACACCCGGTCCACCTCTGCCTGGAAGCGGGCGCTGGCCGTCTGGGCCTTAACCTGGAGCTCGGCCAGCTTCTCCTGGGCCGCCTGGAGCTTCGTGCCGATGGCCTCGCCTTGGTACTTGAGCTTCTGGAGCTTGAGGAGCTCCACCTCGCTCACGCGGTACTTGCGCTCCCGCACCTGTGCGAGCACCGCCTCTCGCTTCAGGTCGTCCTTGGACTTCGCTTTCCCGGCGCGCTTCGCCGTCCGCTTCGCTCTGGTCTTCTTGCTGTCCCGGGCCATTCCAATCCTCCTTGTTCAATCGTGTTGGCCTACTGCCACACGGCCAGCCATCCGGCCGTTCCGCCCAAGTCAATCTTGAGCATCCGCCACAGCGTCCAGGTCCCGCTGGCCGGCGCGTTGCCGTCCGGGGTTCCTACGCCACTCGAGATGTTGTTTGTCTTGTCCGCAGCCGTGGAGCCGATGAAGTCCATGAAGGATACATCGTTGTCCGCCTGGTCCACAGTGAGGGCCACCACGGCGCCAGTGGCGCTATTCTGCTTCACATAGCCGGGGCTCAGGGTGTAAAGGCCGTACTCCCAGCTCGAGTCCGCGTAGAACCCGCGCTTGGTGGTGGCTGCACTTCCACCGGTGAGCTCCACGAACACACCGTAGATCTGAGAAGTCGCATCGTCCGTAGCCCCGGCCAGCGACACCTTGTGTCCGACCAGGCCCTGCCCGCTGCCCAAGTTGCCGGACTGGCCTTCGGTCCGGAGCACCTCGGTGGCAGTGGTGATCCCGGTAACCTGTTGCGTGATGCGCCCGTTGTTCTTGACGGCGAACTTGGACGTGCCGCTCAGGCGAGCATCGAAAATGTCACCAGCCCCATCCTGGTCAACGGTCAGGCCGGGGTTAGCGGAATTCGCGCTCATGTCCACCGCGCCATTTTCTGCAATAGCCCAGCGTTCGGTGGTGCCGTCCAGTAGGCGGAGAATGTCCCCGGTGCTGTCCTGGCGCACTGTGAGCACCCCGATGCTCCCGCTGGTGGACGCAGTAATGTCGGTCCGCACGTTCACGTCCAGGAGCGTACCGGTGATCTTCGTGGAAGCCGCCACATCCGCGCCCACCTCGATCGCCTGACCGTTGCCTTGAATCTTGACCGAATGACCGGCCGCGCTGTTGTAGTCGATCTGGGCGCAGCGGAGTCGGCTGTACCCAGTCAGGTCCAGGTAGCGCCCGCTTGCTTGCTGGATCTCCACCTTGCCATGCGTGCTCACCTGGAGGTAGCCGTTGCCGTACTGGCCCTTGCACTGGAAAAGCGGGATCTCATTGAACCCGTCATCCGCTTCAACCTTCACCACGTACTCGGTGTGAGTACCGTTGTTGAGTTGCTTAAACCAAGCAATCGGAGCCGTCTCGTCTCCGCTCGCCTTGCTTCTGTGGACGTAGAATGCGTTGCCGCTGTTGGAAGTCTGGTTGATCTCGAATGGGTCGCCCGCACCGGACACCGTGAGCACATTGCTGTTCGGGTCCGCGGCGTACATCCCATCCCAACTCGAGACACCTCCACCTGGCAACGTGGTGGAACTGTAGGCTGGGATCCACCTGGTGCTTCCGCCCACCACCATGCGAAGCATGTCGGCCGTGGCACCGCTATCGGTGCTGATGTTACCAGCGGACCCAGCTTGCGGATTCCCTGCGTACTCGGCAAAAGGTGTAGTCCCGGTCAGGGACCAATAGGACGGTGCGTAGGCCCACAGAGACCAATCCCACGAATTCTGCACGTACATCGCCTTCGTGAGAGCTGTGACCGAACCGGCTTCGGTGTACCCGAAATTGACACCGATGAAATCGTAGTCATCGTTGGCGCCCCCATTGGCTTGGCCCTGGGCAGACACGGTGAGGATCTCGAAGGTCTTACCGGTATGGGTTGCCACGGTGTTCTGTCCGGAAACGGAAAGAACTGGCTGCGTTGCCGTTGCCAAGCCACTAGACGAAAACACGCCGGCCTTCACGTCACCGGTGTGACTCGCCTGGAATGCGGGATTGCTCGCAGACGATTCGATGTTCAGTGCGGACTTGAGGTACATGCCCAGGGTCCACGTGTCGTCCGCGTAGTAGCCCACGCCAACACCAGACCCGAGCGAGGTAGCCGTGGCCCTGTACCCGAACACGGCAGAGTCCGCCTCGGTGAGATTCGAGCCATCCGCTTCCACTGCCATGCCATAGGCCCAGGTGGCCGCTGCGAGAGCCCCCGACTGGTATGACAGCAAATAGCCGTCAAACGTGGCCGTTCCAGAATCCGAAACACTGTGATCAATTTTGCCACCGTGCCAAATATCGAACCTCGGTGTCTGGGAAAGGAAGTTGCCATCAGCCACAGAGAAACTGGCTCCAGCTCCACTTCCGTTATTCAGAACACCGAGGGCAGATCGGCCAGTCGGAACATCGTCCACCACTACAATGGCGATGGCCTCTGAAATCATCCCGAAGTCCAAGGAGCTCGCTGCGTAGTACCCAACGTAGTCAGGACCAGGGAAAGATGGGGCCGGCTTGGTGCCCGATGCGCTTGCCTCGAATGCACGGAAGGAATTGAAGCCAGCCGTGGAGTCGCCAGGGTTGGCCACCACCTGGGAGTGAATGTTTCGCTGGACCCTGGCCGCTTGGGTGATCGCCGCAGAACGGGTGGGCGAAATAAACACCAGGTCAACATCGCCAGCCACATCGGTGAGCGTTCCGGTCAGGTTCAGTGCCGTAGAATCGCTGGCCCCCACAAAGCTGGCCAGGCCCGTGGACAGGAGCGCCGTGGAACCGGCCACGCTCAGGGCCGCCTGCGTGTCTGCCGCGTTGACAGTCTCCACGGACATGAGCGGAGCATCGCTGGTGGACTGGTCTCGGAACACCCGGAAGCCGGAGCCAGTGGCAATGTCCTGCTCCCACTGGAGCACCGCCCCGTCGATGGTCATCGTCTTGCTGGCAGAGTACAACGCATTCCAGCTCGAGACGCCCCCGCCGCCAGCGCCGGGCTGCCACCTCGAATTGCCCGTAGACCAGACCAGCGCCTCGCCGTCCGCGGGCGCCGTGTTGGCCACATCGCGCCCCTGGAGCCCAACCACCGTGGCCGCGCCGATCTTGCCGCTCAGGTCCCCACCAGGGCTCACATAGCCCCACTCGGAGCCACCGTCATCCCATTCCATGAGATTGCCGTCTGCACGGGCACCCGTGGTCACTCCGCCGCCCCTGATGGCCACCACCGTCGCAGACGCAATGGTGCCGCTCAGGTCTCCTCCAACCGCCGGGTCGAGCTGCCCTGGCTGGTACTCGCTGGCGGAACTGTTCCACTGGAGCACATCGCCGTCCGAGCTCGGCGCACCGGTGCCGATGGCATAGCCGCGGAGCTTCGCCACCACGGCCGCCGTGTTGTCCCCGGACAGATCGCCCGCCAGGTTGGCGATGGGTTCCGTCTGGCTGAATTGTGCCGCTCTGGGGAGTCCGTCGCTCATGGTCTGCTCCTAGTAGGGGAACTTGATTTCCACTACGTCTCCGGCCGTAAGGCCGGCGCCGAATTGGATCACTGGGGCCGGCGAACCGGTGGTCACCCAGGTCCATTCGTTGATCCCAGACGGGGCCGCAGCCCACCGCACCAGGATGTTGTTCAGGTGAACGTCCACGCCATCGGGTGGATATAGCGGCGCCGTGGCGCCAGGGCCCTGGATTGGCCCGGCCAGGCTTCCCTGGGCATTGGCCGTATCGGTGCCCCCTCCTCCGCCAACCCACGCATCGCCAGTTGTCGCCACTGCCACGGTCTGCCGGTCGAATCCGGAGATCCCACCGCCGCCACCACCACCACCAGCCGGGTACAGTGGCCCCGAGTAGGTGTCCTCCATGCGGAGCCCGTTGCGCCACCACAGCGAGGTGCCGTAGCGGTAGCACAGGAGGAGCCCGTCATCAGTGTTGGGCACCGTGGCGGCGCGCCTGGCTGTGAGAGCGATGTTGCTCCCCGGATTGCGCGACACGTCCACGTAGAGCACCTGGCTCTCCGCGATTTCAATGTTCCCCGCCGCCACGCTTTCCTGGAAACCCTTTTGGGGGCTGTTGAGCACGATGGGCGCGTTCCAGCTCAGGGTGTTGGAGGTGGCATCCCAGGAGAGCGTTCCGCCCCCCACGATGAGGATGTTGCGGTCCTCACGGTGGGCGTACAGCATGGCGTCGAGCTGGTTGAGCATCGCTTCAAACAGATCGAACCACGGCTCCTGGCCGCGCGCCGGGTACTTCAGGCTGGTGCGGCTGGTGGTGGGCATTTAGACGATCTCCTCATACGTGATTGTTCCCCTGGTGATGATCAGCGTGTCTGGGATCACCAGGTTGCCGTTTGCGTCCACGCTCGGGGGCGTTCCGGTGTTGGCCGGGTCCGGGTAGCTGGTGGCCGTGATCGTGATGTTGGCGTAGTCCACGCCTTTCACCCCACCGATGCCAGTCGTTTTGTCTGGCACCACCCGGTTGTAGTAGTCGCTCCGGTTCAGGTGCTCACCGTAGTCGCGCCCCTTGAGCTCCGCGTCGATGGCTGCCTGGATTGAGGGGAGCTGTTTGGAGTAGAGGTACGGCTTCAGGATGCTCACCTGGACCAGCATGTCCACGGCCACCAGGTTGTAGTAACCGGACACCGCCACCACCGTGGTGGGGAGCACGTTGCGGTCATCCAGGTACTCCTGGACAGCCGTGAGGAGGGTCTGGCTGGGCGCGGCGTAGAAACCGTTTTCGTCCACCACCAGCACCTGGACCATCACGATGTTGGCCTTGCAGTCCGCGCTCAGGTTGGCGTCCAGGTACGCCTCGAGCTCCTCCACGTCATCTTCGATGCTGGCCGGGATGGCGAGCACCGTATCCATGGCCGTGTCGATGGTCGTTTCCTGGGTAGCGATGGCCGCGAGCTGCGTAGTGGCCTCGGTTACCGCGTCGGAAATGTCCCCCGTCTCGTCCGAGATGGAGTCCGCCGTAGTGTCGATGGCGTCGAGCTCGGTGATCGCGTTGTCGATGGGCTGGGTGGCCACGGTCTGGGTGGCCCCGAACTGGATCAAGAGGTTCGATCCGTACTGGCCGGTCCCGGGGGGCTCCACCGCGAGCTCGAGGCTGTCCACCAGGCCAGTGGAGTAGGTGATGGCGCCGGACACGACGCCAGGCCCGGACAGGTTGCCAGCGCCATCGTCTCGCGCGTACACGCTCTGCTCGTACAGGATCACCTCGAGGTTGGTCCCGGAGATCAGCGAGCCCGAGTAGGTCACCTCGGTGGTGTTGGTGTACTTCGTGATGGTCCGGAACTGGTCACCGATCTTGATCTGACGCCCCACATCCGTGGCCTCGAAGATGGAAGATCCCACGCGCACGCGCCCGGGTTGCACGTCACAATTTCCATCGCTGGCGCTTGACTCTTCGTTCAGATCGTCCACCCACAGGAACACCGTCCCGGGGTAAATGTCCCCTTTCTGGAGCTGGACGTTGTTCCAGATCTTCGTGGCGCCATCCGCCTGGGTGAACACCTGTTGATAGGGGATATTCTCGAGCCCCTCCTTGGCCGTCTCGAGGTGCTCTGTGGCGAGCGTGACACCACCCTTGATCGCCGTCACGTGGGTGTCGATGTTGCCCTGGGCCGTAGTGATGGCCGCGAGCTGCGTGGCCGCCAGGCCGCGCGCCGTGGCGATGGCGTCCACCGAGGTGGAGATGGCTGTCATGGCCGTCTCCAGGTCCGTGGCGTGCCCGTCAATGGACGCCAGGAGGGCCTGGAGCTGTAGGTCGTCCGAGATCCCGCGCACGATATGGGCCTTGCCCTTGGCCACGGTGCCGTAGGTGCCGGAGCTGTAGCTGTCGGCCAGGGTGGTCATGTCCTGCGTGGTAGTGCCGCGGTTCGCCGTTTTGAAGTAGGCCGGAGCCGTCTTGACGATCTCCTCGAGGGTCTCAAGGTCCACGCCTCCGCGCGCTCCAGAGGGGTTGTTCGCCGTGATGGCGATGCTCTGCGAATTGGCCACCAGTGGAATCACCGGCTGTTCGATGGTGCCCGCCGTGGCCGCAAGGCCCGCCTTGCCGTAGGTCACCCGGTAAATCGCCAGGCACGTGAGGCCCGCGTCCGGGATGTTGCCGCTCACGCCGTCACCGAAGAGAACGAAGGGAGGATCCGCCCCGTAGAGCACCTCCACCTTGTTCTCCTTGGCGAACGGAAGGAAGTCCACCTCCTCCCAGGGCTGCCCGTCCACGTACACCTCCATCGAATCCTGTGCCACCTGGGTGTCCTCGAGGATGCTGGTGAGCGGAAGCTGGAAGTTAGGGGCCGCATCCGAGATCACGCTGTCCCGAAGGGTCTGGCCCTGGGTGGCCGGCACGCCCGTCTTGGTGGTCTCGCCAGCGGCGAACGTCACGTCCTGGGTGATCTCGAAGATCAGGCTGTTCGGGCCCTGGAACTGGAATCTCTCGGGCACCGTAATGTCGAAAGCGTAGGGCCCGTCATCCAGGGTCAGCGTCAGATCCACCGTGCAAGCCGTGGCGCTCCTGGGCTTGTAGGCGCTCATCCGGGCGAGCTCCTCCGCCCGGGACCGGAGGCGCATCAGCGAGTAGTACCACTCGGACACCTCCTTATCCATGTACCAGCTCAGGGTGTCCAGGGCGGAGCTCACGTACTTCACGAACATGATTCCGAAATCGGAATCCACGAAGTCCGTGAACTGGTCCCCGTACTTCTCGGCCAGCCAGCTCAGGCCCTCGTCCAGGAACGTCTGGTAGTCGCGGCCGGCGTACTTGGAGCGGACCAGGGTGTCGGTCACGCGCACGTCCGCGCGGAGCTCGCGGCCGGTGGTCACTTCCTCCCACCGAGGGTAGGCCGGGGTGATGGTTCCGGAGCCGCTGGTGGCGTCCGCGCCGCTCTGGTCATAGGTAATGCTGGTGGTGCTGGGCACGCTGGCCACCACGAACTCGCCATCGAAGGTCGGATCTGTGACACCAGCCACGGTGATGGTGTCGCCCACCGCCAAGCCGTGGGCCGTGGTGGTGGTGAGGGTGACCAGGCCGGAAGTGCGGTCCGCTCCGGTGGCCGTCACGATGGTGGACGGATCTTGGGATCCCACCTGAAGGATCTGCTCGTACACCCGGTCCAGGGCCGTGTGGTAGAAGCGATACCACTGCTCCGGATCCAGTGGATAGTCATCGAATTCTGGGATCGCCAGGACGGCCATGCTATGCGCCTCCGCCGGCCGGCGGGGTCACCGGCTGGCTCCAGGTGTTGGGTTGCCCAAGGTAGATGTAGTCTACCTCAATGATAACGCCCCCTTCAACGTCCTCATCGTCAAGGATCCGAACGGAGTCCACTTCCACGTCCGGAACCCAGGTGGCCAATGCGTTGCGGATCTCGATACTTGCCGCCGTTCGCATGATCGGCCCGATGCTCTCGAAAACCAGGGAAAGCACTGTGGATCCGAACGTCGGCTCCATCTTGTGGACGCCCACGAAGGTGAAGATCACCAAGCTGATCTTGGACTCCACCAGGTCGATGCCCATGGCCGCCTGGGGGCCCGTGGAGCTCCACGGCCACGCGATACCCGTCGCGCCAACGCCGTTGATGTATGCAGGTTCAGTCATGGACCACTACTCCTCGTCCAGTGGGCACCCGGGCAGCTCGGGCACCTCGGGCACCTCGGGCGGAGTCGGCACCGGAGGGATCGCCGGTGGCGTCGGGATGGCAGGCACCGGGATCGGGGGCACCGGAGGCAGCGCGGCAACCGGAATGCTGTCCGGAGGCGTAGGGAGCTCCGGGAGCTCCGGCACTGACGGCGGAGTCGGCACCGGGGGCAACGCCGGGGGCGTCGGGATAGCCGGCACCGGCACCGGTGGCACCGCCACCACGGGCACACTCGCGGGCGCGCCTGGGAGCTCCGGGAGCTCCGGCACGACTGGCGGAGTCGGCACCGGGGGCACCGCTGGGGGCGTCGGGACTGCCGGCACGGGCAGGGGGCACGTCCCTCACTTGGAGGCCGCTTGAGTCGCTGTTCCGAGATCAACCATGAGTTGGCACGCTCATTGCTTCTGCTTAATTAACCTTATCTCCCCTCTTAGAAGAGAAGAGTCTTGAGTGTCTCCGGTTCACTTCCCCTTGTTGGTGGTGCTGTTCACGTCTGGCGTGTACGCCGGCCATGCCCCGGCGGGGGGACCCGTGGGAGCTCCTGGCGATGAGGTTGGGTGCGTGTGGGTGGCGAAGATGGTCACTGCCTTGCCCCACAGCTCCAGGAGCTTGTTGCCGAGCACAAATGGCTCGGTGCCCCCGTCCCCGAGGGTGCTCCCCCCGGTAACCCCGAACGCCTCCGCTGCCACGGTCACGGACTTGCCGGCGAGCTGGATCAAGTCTTTCTTCGCCTCCACGTACACCCCGTCCTTTTGGACCAGCTTGATCCCGTCCTTGTCGGTACTCACGATGTTGCCGTTGGAGTCCCGGATGGTCACCCCCTCCTTGCCGTCTGCCGCGTTCAACAAGATGCTGGTGCCCGTGTGGTCCTGCACCTGCACCGAGCCGTCCTTGTCCACGCTGATGAAGCTGTAGCGGTCCTCACCGTCTGGGCTGTTGTCCTTGGACTGGTGCCACTTGATCGTGACGGACTCCTTGCCTGGGTCATCCGAGAATTCAATGGCGTGCCCGTTGGGAGTAGTCCAGGCGCGCGTCGTGGGCGGGTTCTTCTGACAGGAGCTCGGGGTGTCCAGCACGCCGTCCGGCTTGCCCCACCAGCCACCCACGTACATCGGAAACCTGGAGTCGCCGTTCTCGAAGGCGATCATCACGGGGTCGCCTTCGGCTGGCACATGGAAGATACCCGCCTGGGCCCCGGCCCCGAGGGCCACCGGCCACGCCCAGTCCGCCAGGAGCTCGTCCCCGGCCACCGCCGGGCAGCTCACGATGATGCGGCCCTTCATGTCCGGGTCCTCATTGTCCTCGCACACGCCACGGTACAGGCCGTACCAGCGGTCATAGTGCTCGAGGCCGTACATGCGAAGGTTCTGAATGAACCCCAGGAATGCGTCGATGGCGTCCATCAGTCCCTAAGCCACCCACCGGGGCCGTACAGCTCCCGGGTCCAGTTGAAATTCGCGTCAGTGCTTACCGCCGCTCGCTTCTGTAGAGCTTTCTTCGCCGCCTTTTCCACGTAGGGAGAGCTCGCGCGCTGGCTCATCCAGTTGGCGATGCTGGCGCTTGGGAAGCCCCTGGGCATCAGGTCCACGTCCTGCTTCGCCACGCTCTCACCGAGGGACCAGTTGATCTCGGACACCCGGTACATCCCGGTGAAGTAGTCTCCCACCCCTTCGGCGCGCACCAGGTCGTCTGGTAGCAGAGACGGCACCCCGATGCTCGAAACCTTGGCCTTGGCCCCGTGCGCCTCCGCGTTGTAGTCAAACAGGTTCTTGAGTTTGCTCCCGATGAACTGCTCACGCCCGGGGATGGGCACGTTCTGGCTTCCCTTGGCATCATGCGGAAGGTTCTGGCCGCTCTGGCTGCGCTGGGCCGGCTGGTCCGATGGCGCTGCCGGAGCTTTCTTTCCGCTGTAGGATTTGGCCTGGCTGGTGGCCATATCCGTCTTCTCAGTTGGGTGCAGCTTCACCCGCTTGTCATCTGGGCCAAGGAACCTGGTCACGGCCGCGCGCACGGGCAGGAACATCGCAGTGGACTCTGAATCGAACGAGTCCATCGGAATCACGTTGTTGGCCAGGTCGAGCTGGCCGCGGAACCGGAACGTCCAGTCCGCTTGCTTCGGCTCGCGCACGTCGCTGATCCGGAGCACGTTGCCGCCCACGATCACGGCCCGACAACAGCACCTCGCCGCCAGGTGCTTCAGGAACTGCCAATCGTTCAGGCCACCCTGGCAGATCTGCTCCTTGTCGGAATCCAGGATGGTACGCGCATCCTGGGAGAACCGCTTGGAGTCATACTTCGTGTCTCCGTTCCAGTCGATGGTGAACCCGTACCGCTTGGCAACGAGCTCAATCACCTGGCGATAGGTGGCCCTGTTCTTCCGCTTCTTGCCGCCCTGGCTGTCCGCGAACGTGTGATTCCAGATGAGGGCATCCTGGTTCTGGAGCTGCGTCGTGAGCCACCCGAAACTGGTGCCGCGGAGCGAGACGGTGAACTCGTCCCCGAAGCTCACGTCCGGCTTGAGCATCATGTAGTATTTGAGCGGTCCAAGATGGCTGGAATGGCGCGTGTAGCCCCAGCGCACGGCCATCGTGTTGCCGATAGTGAGCCAGTGAGATCCGAGGAGCTCCAGGGCCTCCTGGTAGGTAGGCGGAGTGAGGTTGATCGTTACCTCCCCGAAGCCGCTCATCGTCTCCTTTTGCTGCATCGAAGAGAACCACGGAAGGTGGACAGCCGGCTTCACCTGGCCGGGCATCACCGAGAAGCTGGCCCACTTGCCAATGTCCGCAGCGTAGACGTTGCACTGCATCATCAGCCCCAGGAAGTCATAGGGCTCTGTGGGAGTCACAGCCACGCTACTGGTCCTCCTTGGCACGGATGCTGACCATCGTTCGGATCTGGCTCGGAATGCGAATCATGTCCCCGAAACGCAAGTCCATAGGCAGTAGACGGAACCCATTGATCTCCGCGATCACGTCCCACAGGATGGAGCTGTTCAGGTAATCGTTCGCCAGCCGGTCAATGCGAACATGGTTCTCCACCCGCAGCGTCGTGTCTGAATCCGCCGGGCTGATCTTTCGGATGACAGGCAGGTCCCACCACTCCACCTCGCGTGTACCATCGCTACCCGTCATGAGCTGCGCGAAGTTGAGCCGGCTGTAGGGGTCAATTTCAATCGTCATGGGTTACCTATTGCGAGCCGGCGCTCCGGACCTTGCTCGCGTTCGCACGTTGCCTGATCAGCCGAGCTCGCTTGGACTGCGCGCTCAGGTAGTCGCCAATGTCACCTTGGATGTAGACATTCACCTGGAACGTCCGGATGGCCTGGGTGAGCTGCGCGATGGCCACGCTCACGTCCGCCATGGCCGCTTTCGTGTCCTTGGAGATAGCGGCGCTCACCTGGCGCTCTGGCGTCCTTGCTCGGAACCCAGCTCGAGCCCCAGCACCAACTCCACCAGTGCCAGTGGCCGGAGCTTTCCCGAGACCCTTCGTGCCGATCTTCTTGTAGCTAATCCCGGAGACCGTGGACCCCTCGCCCACCTTCAGGCGCGGATCGAACTTCTTGAGGGCCGCGATGATCTTGGGGCTCAACTCGACGTTTTTGCCCGTGAGGGCGCCCAGGTCCAGGCCCTTGAAAATCCGCTGCGCTCGAGCTCCCTGGAGACGACGGAAGATCCCACGGAATGCTTCGCGTTGCTCCCTGGGTAGATCGTACAGATTTTCGCCCGTCTTGAGCTGCGCGTAGAGCTGCGTGAGCTGGTCCGCCCGGTCGCGCACCATCTTCCGCTGGAACTTCATCATGCCCTTGCTGAGTGCCTGTTGCATGGACATGCCCTTGTCCATGTACTCCTTGACCAGGGGCATGACGTTTTGCCCGAATATGTCCATCCGGATAGCCTTGGCGCGAGACCCCATCCGGGTGGCCCACCAATCGTAGAACTTGACCCTGGCTTGGCGCTCAATCTTCGTCTGCTTCTTGATTCTGTCCTTGAGATCCTTGGTTGAAACGCTCACGCCTTTCAGGCCCATCTTGTCCGCTTGTTGGCGAAGCGCATTGATCTTGCCCAGCACTGCCTGGAGCTCACTTGTCTGCTTTGTGAACTTCTTTTGCTTTTCGAGTTGAGCCATCTGGAGCTTGATCTGAATCGCCGCTGCATCGCTCGCTGCCCTGGTGAGCTTCTGATACATCTTGGCGCCAGTCTGGCCCACGGACACCATTTCGCCGCCCACCTTGCCTCGCATCTTCGCGTAGGCCGCAGCGGACTGGTTCGCTCCGCTCGCGCTCGCGCGTGCCACGTTGGTGTTCCCCTGGGCAGCCGCGGAGCTCACATTCGTCCAGGTGGTGGCCGCGTTGGAGCTGGTGACGTTCATGTGGCCGGCCATCTGCGTGGTCACCTGGGCCGAGCTCATGCCCAGGAAGTTGAGGGCCGCTCCGCCCACCTGTTTCATGCCGTTCCAGAGCCAGTCAGCCGTCTCCTTGATCTGCTTCTGATTGGTGACCTGTTTATCCCTGGACACCGTGGTCGCCCTGGTGATGTTCTTGGACGCTTCGATCTGGTCCGCCTGCATCTTGGCGACCATCTTGTCCACGCTGGACGTGATGCTCGAGATGTTGACGCCAATCGTCTCGGTAGCTCCACCGAAGAACGACTTGAGCCCGTTGCCTACGGCGCTGAATCCGCCGCGCACCTTGTCGCCCACCGCACTCGCCGCGGATTTGATCCCTCCCCATGCCTTGCTTGCCATAGACTTCAGGCCGCCCCACGCTTTGGAGAAGAACCCGGTGATGGCCCCAGCCACCTTTTTCGCCGCGTTCTTGACCGCGCCGAACACCGCCAGTGCCACCTCCTTGATCTTGCGGAACGCCCAAGTGATGCCATCGTAGATCGCCGTGCCGATCTTCTTGTAGAACCCGATCACGGTACTCCACACGGCCTTGATCGCAGACCAGGCCGCAGTGGCCACCACCTTGAGCTTCTCCCACACCCAGCCAACCGCGCTGTAGATAGCATTGCCGATGGCAGAGAACACCTGGCTCGCTACGCCCCAGACGGCTTTGATTCCGTTCCAGGCCGCCGTGGCGAGCTGCCACAGCTTGCGGAACGGCCAGGAGATCATCGCCCAGATACCCTCCGCCAGCGTCGTCAGGCTGTCGCCCATGTAGCGCCACACCGCGAGCACCGCGCTCACCACCCCGGACACCACCTTGTAGAGCATCCGCCAAGGGAAGCTGATCACCTGCCAAATGGCGTTGGCCACCCACTTCAATCCTACCCACAGCCCCTGGAACGCCGTCTGCACCGCGCCAACCGTCCAGCTCGCTGCCTTCCACAGCATCCGGAACGGCCACGTGATGGCGTCCATGATGCCACGGCCGGTAGAACCGAGCGAGGCGTACAGGGACTTCCAGCCCTCCACGATCAACGTGTAGAACAGCTTGATGCCATTCCACGTCATCTTGAAGGGGAACAGGAGCGCCTCGAGGAGGAAGCGCCCCATGCTCTTGAAGAAGCCCACGAAGTCCCCGCCGGCCAGCTTTTTGACCGCATCGATCAACGGCTTGATCACGCCCCACATCACCTTGAACGGTCCGGCGATGGCGTCCAGGATTCCCTTGCCTCTGACGCTGAGTGAGTCCCGCAGCTTGCCCCACAGGTGGCTCACCAGGTTGACCACGTTTTCCACCACGCCACCGAGGTAGCGGAATGGGAACGTGATCGCCTTGAGCATGGCAATGCCGGCGTACTTGAAGAACCCCAGCACATCGCCCTTCCAGAGCGCCTTGATCGCTTTGATCACGGGCTGAATCAGGTCCCACAGCATCAGGAACGGGTGCAGGATGATCTTGGCAATGAGCTTCGCCGTCTTGCCCATCTGGCCCGTGAGAGCGTAGAACGCCACCCCCAGAGCTGCGATCACAGCGATGGCAGCCACCACTGGCCAGAATGCGATGCCCCACTGGGCAGCCATTCCGGCCGCCCAGGCGTACATCTTGGTGAGCATTCCGGCGAGCGTGGAATACATCGTGGAGGCGATCCACATCAGGCCCCGCAGCATGAGCCGCCTGGTGGACCCGAAGAACATCATCGTGATGAAGATCCCACCGATCAGCTTGCCCTTTTGGGCCACCCCTTTCTCGAAGCCCATGGACCAATCGGTGAAGAACTTGTAGACCTGACTCCCGACCGTGACCACCACCGTCTTGAGGGCCTTGCCGATGGCCCCGGCGAGCTTCTTGCCGGCCGCAGCGAACTTGCTCGCTGCCGTGTCCGTGGACTTGTCCACGCCGGCCGTGACTCCCTTCGTGGCCTCCTTGCCGCCGAAGATGGCCTCGAAAACCCCGCGGAAAAACTTGCCCATGTAGGACAGGAGCTTCATGGTGAGGCCGCCCCAGTCTACCCCGGCGATGGCGTCCGCCAGGCGAAGCATCATCGGGCTCACCACGTCCATGAGCCAATTCATGGCCGCGATGGCCTTGTTCCAGGCCAGGTAGAGCCCCTCCTTGATCTGGGGCCACATTGCCGGGAGCTTCTCCTTGGCGTACTCCCAGAGCTTCTGGAGTCCGCTCAGGACCTTTTCGCGGATGCCTTTGTGGAACAGCATCAGCCCGGCGAGGATGATTCCGCCTGGCATCAGGAGCTTGCCCAGGAAGGCGAACGAGACACCCATGGCCGCCAGGGCCGTGAGCATCGGGCCCATCTTCGTGACCACCATTTCGATCATCGGCCCCAGGTTGCCGAGTCCGACAAACAGGCCGGAGAGGCCCACGCGCTGCATGAGGAGGAGGCGCCTGGTGAGAGCTCCAATCGGACCCGACTTGTTGGCCAAACCGTTCTTTCCGCCGAGCCGCTTCATCAGGGAGTCGAATCCCTTGCGCTGCATCTTGATCCACTTGTTCAACTCGGGCTCGGAGAGCTTCTTGAGCCGGATATTGAACCGGTCCAGCATTCGCTTGTAGGCGTCCCCCTTCGTGAGCCCAGTACCGTAATTTTTCTTGGCCGCCTTGCCCATCGCCCCCAGGTACTTGGACTGGTTGGCGATCATCTCGTTCATCTTCGCCATGGCCTTGCTGGCCTTGCCCCAGGAGTCTTTCCCGGTAGCGAGGAACGAGACGTTGGCCCCCAGGGCCTTCGTGATGCTCGTCTTGAGCCGGAGGAAGCTGGCGCCCATGCTGCCGCCGCGCTTCTCCGCATCGGCGCTCATCTTGCGGAGGGCCTCCATGAACTTGGCGGGGTCCGCCATGATCATCTTGAAGGCTTTTTGGACCCCACCCTTTTCGGACAGCGCCTTGGCAATGTCCGAGAATCCGTCCCCCATCCCGATGAACATCCGCTCGAGACCCTTGCGTTCCTTTGCGAGCGTGGTGAACAAATTTTTGGAGAGCTCCAGAGCGTCCTCCGCGCTGGCGCCGAGCCCCTCCTTGAAGCCGGCCGCCAGCTTCATGATGGAGAACGTGAACTTCTCAATGTCCTTGGGGCCGGCCCCCTTGAACATCCCGGCGAGCTCCTTGTTGAGCACGTCCAGAATGCCTGGCATCCCTTGGACCGCCTCCTTGCCGAAGTTGAACTGCTTGCCAAGGGAGAACACCATGTCCATCAGCCCGCGCACGCGCTTCGTGGTGAACCCGAACCCCTTAGTGAGCCCCGAGTAGATCAGGGCGAGCTGCTTCCCTTCGATGCCCAGCACCGAGGTGACCCGGATGAGCTGGCGCGCCGTGGCCGTCATCCCCTTCGTGCCCAGCACCTCCTCGAGCTTGAGCCCCTGGCGACGGAAGGCCGCCCAGTTTTTCGCCGCCTCTCCCCAGTCAGTGTTGAGCGAGTAGGCCGCGGAGCTCAGGGCGGACTTCCACCGGCTGGCCACCTTGCTGTTCATGTTCATGCCCACGGTGATCTCGCCCCACGTCTTGCGGAACTGGGCCGCTGTGGAGCTCAGGGCATTGTCGATGTTGGGGTTCATGGCCCGGTTGGCCATGTTGTCCAGGGCGCCGGTGACGGCCCCCATCAGCCCCTTGCCGCGGGAGGCGAGCCCCTTGAAGCTGGACGTGATTCGACCTGTCATCCTGGCCGCGTTTCCGGCCAGGTTCTTGAGCCCGTTCCAAACTGTCGTGAAGCCCTCGGAGACCTTGTTGAGGGTCGCACCGAGTGTCACGTCCTTGCCGAAGAACGTGAATCCGAGGCCGCCGAAGTTGTAGCCCGCCATGGGTTGCTCGCCTACCTGGCGGGTCCAGTGGATCTAATCAGTACAATCGTGGCGCTAAACCCGCTTGATCTTGTTTAGCTCTGCCTTTGTTGCCGCTTCCCGCGCATCTTCCAGATCTGCCTTGCGTTGACACATTCTGAACCGCCTCGAGCTCGGCATTGTCATCGCATCATTATATGGGATCTGGAGCTCCTCCATAAGGTAGAAAACCTCGTGCTCCAGCTCCTTTATGTCCCCGAGGGGAAGAAAAAATCCTTTTGAGTAATGTCCAGATCGGCTTCGAATCCGGCGCCACAGGATCCACACGTGTTGTCCACGCTGGTGTCGATCCCGCCCTCGCGCTTCTCGAATTCACCGCGGAGGAAGTTGCGGTCCTTGAGGGAGAGCTTTTTCAGGTCCTGGATCCGCACCGGGCGCCCGTTGATCTCCACCACGCGCGCCAGGAGAGCTGCGGACAGAAGATCCCGGCGCGCCTCCTGGGCCTTGGCCACGATGCTCTCATGCTTCCCGAGCATGATCCGGCACCGCGCCACGTGGCCCGAGCTCGGAAGGGTCACATCGTAGGCGCGCTCCATCGGATCCAGCATCGGCTGGCGCTCGAGCTCGGTGAGGTTGACCCGGAGCCGGTTCTCCGCGCCGCACTGGGGACAGCGTGCGACGAACTTGAACCACTCCCCGTCGTCCACACTGATGATCCGAAGGTGTAGCAGGAGAAGCGTGCGATCCGCGATGGTGAACTCCTCGAAGAGGCCGGGCATCTTGCGCGAATCCGTGATCCAGTCACCCTCATCGCCACCCACGCGCTCCATGCAGCCGGAGATCACCCGGGAGAACCGGGTGGCCGCTTCGATCCGACCGTTGGTGAGAATGTCCTCCTCCACACCGGTCATCTCACGTAGCAGTACCCGGTACAGGCGCCTGGGCTCCGCACCGTTCTCTTCGATGGCGCCCCCCAGGAGCTTCACCTCACCGCCGCTGTGGGTCGCGTTGTCCATGTCATAGGGAGCCGGCGCCTGGGGCTTGGGGGCGTCCAGGACGCCTCCCTGGTGAGCTCCCTTGAAGTCCGTGCCCAGTGAGGCACCCGGGGCGGGGCCGCCGGGGATGCCAGGGGGCGGACCGTCCGACTTGGGTGGCCCCTGGTGACGCTCACCAGCCGGCTTGGGCGGGGCGAAGTTGACGCCTTCGGGCATCGGCCGGGGATCGGTGGGCTTGCTCTCATCAGTGCTCATCTGGCTTTCCTCCTGGTGGGCCGGCGGCGCCTGGCCTTGTCCGCCTCTGACTTGTCACGTAGGTGCTCTGCTATCAGCTCCCGCACAATGTCCGCCACGCTCCGGCTTTCGAATCCGGCGAGCTCCTGTAGCTCCACGTAGTGGGACTTTTTCATCCAGAAGTTGAACGTGTGCTTGTCCTCTGGATCTGGGAATTTGTAGCCGCGTCCTGCCATGGATCTACTCAAGAGTTATACAGGTGTTGTAGATCCCATGTCAATGGGACTGGCGTGATCTGATTCGAATCAGGATGTGCTACTTGGCGGCCGTAGAATGGGGAAACAGGATCTCTTCCCGCACGCGCGTGCGGGCCTTGCGCTTGCGCTTGGGTTCCCCAGTGACCGGGGCTGGCCATGCCCGGCGCACGATGGTCGGTGGGCTCACCTCTGGCCCCAGGATGGCCGCTGGGAACACCATGCTGGCCGTGGTGGCCTCCTGGGTCATCTGGCCCTGGAGATACGCCCACAGGGCCTCACGCTGTGCTCTGGATAGGTTCATGGTCACCCCGTGATGGAGAACTCCTCGATCCGGTCCGGGTGCAGCTCGAGCTCCATCAGGGAGATCTCGCTGGAACTGGCATCGAAATCACTCCCAGATTTATACCTAATTGGTAGGCAATCCATCAGGAGCCACGCCCGGGCCGGCACCCGAAGGATGCCCCCCACGTCCGGGAGGAACCCCCGAGCCACCTGGGCGACTGCCTGGAGCTCGGCACCAGCTTCACCGATGGCCGTGGCGCTGTACCCGGTAAACTGGATCAACAGGAGATTGCGCCGCTTGCCGCTCATGGATCCAAACGGCCCCCCGGGGCTCCCCTTGACCGTGGCCACAATCCACCGCCAGAACTCCGAATCGTAGAAGCTGGCCCCGCGGGTCAGCGTGATGGAGCTCACGGATCCACCTGAAATCAGGTGCCGCTTGAACGGGTGCGTGCCCTCCGCGAGCTCCTCCACCTCGAGCTGCACCTCGGGAGCGGTAATGGACTTGAAGGAAAGGAGCGGGTCCAGGGCCCAGGGTGGGAACGCCAAGCTGTAGGACACGTCCATCAGGTGAAACTGGTACACCTGGAGCCGGTCCAGTAAACGGATCCGGGGCATGTGACGATCCTACCGAAGAGGTATCAGGGTGTCCACCGCCTACGCGATGGCAATGTCCATCTCCTCGCAGGTGAGCTCCAGCTCCGCCAGCGAGATCTCCGAGCTGGTGGCGTCCAGGTCACCCGTGGGCTTCACGCGGCTCGGGAACGCCTGGCCGAGCTCCACGCGGAAGCTGGCGGCGCCCTGAATGTCGTCCTCACGATGGTAGTGGTGGATGATCAGATCCACACGGTACTCCGCACCGCGGATGGATCCGATGATCCAGTCCCAGAACCCGGTGAACGCCTTGGTGACGCCACGCTGGAGCGTGACTTCGGAGACCGTGGGGGGACCCGGTTGCTTCTTGGTCCAGGTGTCTTTCCCCTCGCGGTACTCGGCCGCCTCCTGGCTGGTCTCCGGGATCGTGATGTTGTTGAACCCCGTCCCTTCCTGGACGTAGGCCGTGCCGTTCCAGGTGAACGAAGCACCGAACCGGAACGCCTGGTAGTAGTCGAGAGCAATGGAACGCGCCATGTTCTATCTCCTTTCCGGATCCAGTGCCGATTAGGCGCTCTGGTTGACCTTCTGCTGGAACCGGAAGCGCACAAATTCGCCGGGCTTGTTGGGCGCGGCGTACACGTCGCACGTCACCAATCCCAGGTCGATGTTCGCCTGCGGGTTGTTGGTGCTGTCACACACCACCTTGAAGGATTCGTCCGGATCCTGACCGGCGAAATACCCCTCGTTGTGGAGGTTGAGCATGAACGAGTTGAGGCTCGCGGAGATCCGCGCCCACAGCCCCGCGTTGTTGGACTCGAAGACCGCCCAGTGGGTGGCCAGGAACGTGGACTTCTCCAGGAACATGAACAGCCGGCGGACCTGGATGTACTTCCACTCCGCGTCGATGCTCATGGTCCGGGCGCCCCACACGGCTCGGCCGGTCTGGGGGCTGTCCACCAGGGGGTTGATGTTCGCCGGGTAGATCAGATCCCGCTCACCCTTGCTCGTGTCGTACTCGAGCCCGATGGCCAGGAGGAGCTTCCCGTCGTTGATGCCCGCGGGGGCCTTCCCGACGTTCCGCTGCTGATCCGTCCGGGCGAACACGCCGGCCACGAAGCCCGAGGGGGGCATGTTCATGGGCCGGTTGTTCGCCAGGCTGTTGGCGATGGTCACCCAGGGGTAGTACAGCGCCGCGTAGGAGCTGGCGAACGCCCCGGTGAACTGCCGGTACTCGAGCACCTCCTGGGGCGTCAGATCCGACGCCGGATCCAAGAGGATGAACCGGTCCTTGCCGTCCTCCGCCCATGCGATCAGATCGTTGGCCACGATCACCGAGCCCGCGAAGTCCGGGAGGAACACCTGGAGGATCTCTTCGATCTGGTCCAGGGCATAGATCCCGCGCCGGCTGGACTGGAGCGCCGGGTCCGTCACCAGGGTGCGGGTCAGGCCGCCCGTACCGTCCGAGCCACCGGACAGGGTGCAGCACGCCTCGGTGTCATGGCTCACCTGTTTGTAGGTGGCCGTCACCACCGCCGTGCCCGTGGCATTGAAGTTGAGGGTCACGTACCCGGTGGTGTAGTTGACCGTCCCGTCGCCGCCCTGGTCACCCGTGAGGGTGCCGTTGCCGTCATCGGTGAACGTCTCGGTGCCATCGGTGATGCTCACCGAGCCCCGAAGCACCTCCGGGTGCGCCAGGTAGGTGGTGTAGGCCAGGCTGGCCCCGTCCTCGAGGAGCAACGGCTCGGCCGTCCAGGTGGCCGGCTGGAGCTCCCAGGGCACGCCCGGGGTGGTGCCGGCCGCCACACGCACCAGGTCGGACCGGTTGTTCACCTCGTCCACGAAGTAGTCCGGGTCACCCGGCGTGGTGAGGTTAAACGGCCCGAGCTGCTCCTGCACCACGTAGTCGCCAGCCCCGAGGGAGCTCTCCTCGTACACCAGCATGTCGAACTTGGTGTAACCGCCGTTGGCGGTGTCCCGGTAGGAATCGTTGCCGATCAGGCACGCCTTCACCAGATTGCCCCAGGCGCCCTCGTTCTCGGCTTCGATGGCCCACCGGTTCACCAGGTCCGACCCGGCGGCGCTCGGGGTGCCACCGAATACGAGCTGGGTGCCGTCACCCAGGGTGGTCGGGGCTGCCACCGCCACCGAGGAGCTCGCGCCCGTGCCGCCGGTCTCGTCCGACGTGATCTTGATCCGCTGGTAGCCGTCCGTGTCGGTGACCACCGAGGCCGTGGACGTGGCGGAAATGTCCGCGTTGATCGCCGCCGCGATCTGGGTGGCCGTGTAGATCCCGGTGCCACCGCCCGCGGTCAGGTCAATGTCATCGTAGGCCGTCGCCTCGTCCGTGACCTTGATCCCGTCGTCGGTGGTGGCCGTGATGGTGATGCCAGCCGCCGGGATGCGCCAGCCCAGCACGTAGGCCGCCTGGTCCGCATCTTCGATGGCGCAGTCCGCTTTCACCGCGTTGGCCGGCACCTCGCGCACGATGTACGCGCGGGAGCCGCCGTTGGAGAAGAACGCCGCCATGGCGTAGGGCACGTAGCTGTTGCTCCAGTAGGAGCCGAACTTGTCCACGAAGTCATCGAACCCCGTGACCAGGGTGGCCTTCCCCACCGGTCCGCGCTGGAGCCAGCCCACGGTGGCGCACGTGGACGTGCTCACGCCGCTGACCACCGCGGGGCCCGCCGCTCGCTCCTCGATGTAGACGCCTGGGCTCAGGTATTCCGCCATGATGGTTCTCCTCCGATGTGCCACTCCATCGGAGCGGCGATCCGTTCATGAATCTTTTGAACAGCTACCGCCTGGGCAGCCGCATGTTACCGATCCTGCTACCCCTTGCGCTTGCGTCTGCGCTTGGAGGTACGCTTCGGAGTCGAAGTCTCCCCGGGCGGGGGCTCATCCTTGCCGCTCTCCTCGCCGTCATCGGCGGGGGGCTCGGACTCGTGAGCATCAGAAGACTCGGCTCCGGGCTCAGTAACAGGCTGCCCGGGGTCATCGGAGGGAACTGGCGGAGGCTCTGGAGCCGGTTCCGCCTCGAGCTCCACCTCGAGCTCGGGCTCGGGCTGGGGCTCAGGCTTGGGCTCCGGGGCCACCACTGGCTCCGGGGTATGCTTCGGGGGAGGTGGCAAGGGAGCGGGAGGAGCCGGCGCCTTCACAGGCTTTGGATCCACCCCCACCTCAACCACGTGACCCTTTCTTTTCAGCGCACGGAACGGACCGCTGTTCACGGTCTGCCGATCCACAGGGAACTCGGCCAGGGGGGCAACGGACATGGAATCGCCGTTGGCGAAGTCCACGGGTAGGGGACGATTTTGAGTGTTGCGGAATCTGGCCATCTATTCAGCTCCGGGATCCGCCCTATGGTACACCTACATGATCTTCGATTGCAAGCGATCTCGCACCCTTCACCAGGAGCGGGTCGTTCAGGTCTATCTCACCCTGCACCGTCACGTTCAAGGCGAATCCGCCTTGGCGATCCACAATGTCCAGAGCATCCTTCAGATCTGTCGGACCCTCTGCCGTGCAATCGTAGGTGCGCTCATCCCCCAGACTGTCCAGGACAGGGATCCGGGTGAACCCCTGGGGAGGATAACGCTTCATCACGTGCTTCAGCATCCTCTGGGCATTGGATTCTGCTTTCACACCGGCCGTGAGCACAGAGAACATATACATGAGATTATACGGAAAACTGCCGTACTGCTCCTCGTACTCCTCGTAGCCGCCGGTGAATTCGGTCCTACCCCACGTAGCCGTGGTCATGGCCCCCACCCCCGCCCGGTACTTCAGGTGGACGCTGGGCCACCGCTCCGGGGCCGGATCCACACTGTCGCGGCGCACCACGATACAGGGGAGCACGAAGCTCTGGAACCGGTCGTCTGGCGCGTTCCAGATCACAGGGATCCCAGGCATCGCCTGGCCACGGAGCTCCTCCACTCGGTAGGACCCAGGGTACGGGGGCGGATCTACGCCGTCGATGTTCACCCACCAGTCGTCATCGATCTGCTGCGCGCCCAGGTGACGCACCACGCCCAGATCGAAATCCGAGATCCACACGTCCCCAGTGGGCGCGGCTTGGACAAACGGTGTGACGGTCGGACTCATTGTGCAATCTTAGCCTGAAACGCTTTGATCATCACCTTCACCTGTTGCCCTGGGATCTTTTTCAGGTTGGGCAACGGGCTCACCCACTTGGTGAAGTTGGGATCTCCGAGGTACTTCTCCCACTGCGGATCTCTCACCATCCCCTTCATGGTCTGCTCCTTGAGCCGGTAGGCGAAACCCCAGTGCGCCAGGCGCTTCATCTTGATCCCGAACTCGAGGCGCAGTGCAGTGAAAAGCAGATCTGGAATCGAAGCCGGCTTCTCCACGTCGTCCTGGTGGTCCTTATCGTAGGTCGCGCCGGCCACCTTGAAGTTGTCCCGGTACTCGTCCAGGATTTCATCGTTGCGCTTGCGAAGGCGCACCACCTCATCCTCGGTAACCTTCCGGTGGACGTACTTCACCCCCTCCACACCCTTGGCCTCGCGCGGGAGCCGGTCAATAGTCCACGGCCCGTGCTGTACCAGGAGGGTCCCCAGCACCGTGATGGTCTCGCGCTCCTGGACCACGTAGACGGCCGTGGTCTCGTTCGGCTCGTCCTCGAGCTTCACGGCCTTCGGAACGGCGATCAGGGCATAGGCGTGCTGCCCGGGACGCAGCGAGGTGGCGATCTCTCGCTCCTGGATCGCGTCCCGGTAAGCGCGGCCCCACTTGTCCTCGGGGAGCTGCGAAACCACCAGCTCGCGGAACCTGTCCATGAACGTGCGGAGGAACACCTCCTGGACGCGCTTGTTGCGCTCCTCCCAGGTGCCCGTCAGCTTGCGGAGCCGCTTCCACCGGCCCGCTGGCTTTACCGCGAGCTTCACGCTAGTCCCCCACCACGGCGTAGTAGACGTTGGTGGCCGTGGCGCCGGTGGTGACGTAGACACTGGTCACCTCCGCGTCCAGGTAGAGCACCGCCTTGATCGTGGTGCTCGGCACCTTCAGGCTGATGGCGCGGTCCGCCTCGGTGCCCCCGAGCTTGATCACCAGGTCCTGGTCCGTCTCGAGGTACAGGAGGCGCCCGGTGCTGATGCTGGCTGGCATGGCGAGCTGGTAGTCGGTCTCCGAAGCTGGCACCAGCACGCTGTTGCCGCTGGCCTCCGCGAGCTCGTCCACGCTGTTGATCAGCTCCAGGCCAGAGCCGCCGCGCTCCACCAGAGGGTTGACCATGTTCTGCACCGCCGAAACGATGAGCCGAAACTGCCGCTGTAGATAGAGGGCCATCAGTCAATCGTCCACATTCCAAGGGCCTCGTCCGCCTGGCGGATGGCGCCCTCGAGCTTGTCTGCCAGGGCCGCGCCGGCCTTGACGGCCAGGGCCTTGGCTGCGTCAACGAACATGGCGAGGCCCAGGAGAACCGATCCGAGTCCCACGCCGCTCAGGGGAATGTCCATGCCGGAGGGCTTGTGCTTCATCGTGAAGCGCCCCTTTTCGTCTCGACCCTTCCCCTCGTTTTCCTGCACCTCAAAGCCGTGCTTTTTGCCGCCCATCACCTTGTCCAGGTTGCGCTGCCCGGCCTTGCGCTGGCTGGTCAGGTCGCGCGGGCCGATGATGGGCTCACCGGTGTCCTTGTTGATCAGCACGTGGACACCGTTGATTGTGACCCACTGGCCCTTGTCGCCCAGGTGCTTTTCGATGGTGGACGGCTTCACCTTCCCGCGCCTGGCCGCGCTTCGGAGCTTCACCTCGGGGCGCTTGCCGCCCTTGACCTTCAGATCGGTGCCTTTGAACGTGACGTTCTTGAACTTCACCGCCTCGTTCAACTCGGCCACGGCTTCCTCGAGCTGGGCGAGGTTCTCCTTGAGCTGATTCATGCCTGGTCTCCCCTTGGGCCGTTGATCAGCTCCGCGATGGGGTTGCGTGGAGCTGGCTGCCGTGGCGTCCCGGCCGGGCGCCGCTCGTACAGGTCCGGCTTGAGGAGCTCGAGGTGCTTCTCGCAGCTCCCCACCATGCGCTGGTCCTTGATTGACTCCACGGCCGCGTCTGCATCACGGCCGCACCGCCAGCAATACTGGGGGAGGTTTACGGCACCCAGGGGCCCGCGGTACTCCGGGTAGCCGCGCCCACCCATGGGTCCGCCGCAGTCCTCACCGAGGCACTCCACCAGGCGCCAATCCGTGGTGCCACGGGCCTCCTTGCCGGCGTGGAGCTTCACGCACATGGCGCACACGAAGCTGAATCCGGCCTTCATTGCCGCCGCTACATCTTCGGGGCCGATGGTGAACGCACCGTCTGGTCTACTTGAGCTTTTCACGCATCAGCCCCCTTCGAAGCTCGAGTTGAATCCGGTTGATTGCCATCTTCATCCCATGGCGCCGAAGGAACCAGTCGGTGGTCACCCAGAGGTGTTTGTTTCCCGGCACGGCGAACTGGCGCGCCAGCACCATCGCCAGGTCCTTGGCGCTTTCCTCGGTGGCATCCGGAAGCGCGTGCCGAATCCCCACCATGAACAGCATCACCAGCCAGTCCATGAGGTTGGGGAAGAACTTGAGATCTGGCTTGAGCTCCTTCATGTGGGTGCGGTCCACCGCCTCCGCCACCTGGCGGAGCTCGGCAACCGCCTCCGGCGATGGCTCTCCGAACAGCTCGAGGATGCCCCTCGAGATCTTCCGGCCGTCAGCTTCTACTGGCTCGGCCATGGGCTCGTTTTCATCATGGACGGTTCGCATCATCTAGTCCGTATCGGGTCCGCCATGAGACGCCACGATTCCGCGCCGCCACGCCTCGAATTTAGTGTTCCGCCGGAGGGTCAGGGTCCACCCGGTATGATCCAGCCGGGAATCGTCAATGATCCCATCCCGGCTCACTTTCGTCACATCGTAGTATTGATCCCAGGCGAACACCACGTCGCCCTCGCGCGGGCGCTCGGTGCCCTGGGTCTGCTCCTCCCAGTCGCGCACCGCGATGTTGATCTCACCATCCCACTGCTTCCGACGCCCTTCCTCGCCAGTGGTCAGGGAGCTCTGTGGGTTCACGCCAAAACATGGCATCCTGAGCCCACTGGGTAAATCCTTCCAGACCAGCGCGGCCGGCTCATCGTACAGCGCCGACGTGCCGCTCCTGGTGTCGCTATTGGCCTTGTCCAGACGGAAGTAGTAGGCGATCATACCGGCCAGGTCATTCACCTCCTGGGCGATACACTGCATGAACAGCTTGTCCTTGGTGTGAATCAGCCGGCCCATGAACTACCGCCCCCGCTTCCCGAGCCCCAGGGCGCCCTTCACCGAGTCGATGAGACCCTGGCCGAATCCAAACGGGTCACGCTGCTCCTCCTCGGTGACCAGGTAGCCGTCCACGAAGAGGGCCTCGTTCGCCTTGGCCGAAGGAGCCCCGATCCCACCACGCTCGTCTGGCTGTGGCGCCCCGGGTCCCTTCGGTTCTCCACCCTGGTCCTGGCCAGGCTGCGCCACCTGGGCCTGTGGCTTCGGCTTCGGCTTCTCAGGCGCCTTGGCCTTGGGGAGGCGCTCGAGGATCTTGGCTCCATCGGCCAGAATCTTCTCGAGACTCACCGCCGCCTGGTCCGCCTTGCCGTTGTCCACCATCTCCAGCACACCACCCATCCGCTTGGCCAGGGTCTCGAGCTCACCCTTGATCGTCTCACGCTGGGCCGCCAGCTTGGCCTTGGAGCCCTCCTGGAGCTGTGGTGCCGCACCGGTGATACTGGCGAGCTCGGCCCCAAACCAGTCCACCTCTTCCCCGATCACCTCGCGTGTAAGGCCGCTCAGGTGCGCCAGCTCGTTCATCAGGTGCTCGGTGTCGCTCCGCTTTGCCATCACAGTCTCCTAGTACGGGTCTCGGCCCGTGATCGCGTAGTAGTCACGATCCTTGGCCACCCGCACCGCATAGGGCTCGCCCTGGGTGTGCCGCTGCCAATCACGGGCGCGTCCCTTCCCCGTGAGCTCAATCATCCGCCGGTCGGGGACGCCCCCCTTGGACTTCCGCCGCTTGGCGTACTGCCACTGGACCATCTTGCGCCTGGCGATCATCTGGGAACTCTTAGCCGGGCTGTGGTGGAACTTGTACCCGGTTCGCTTCCCACGCACGTAGATCGCCCGAACCATGTGCTTATACATATTGGCGTGCGAAACGGCCGCCTTGTACTTTCCTGGCTTTCCCTTGGGACCCTTGCGCCGGAGAATCGCCTCCGGTGGCTGGCCCTTTCGTGGCTTCACTGGCAGGTTGCCCGCGCTCCTCGAGGTAGTATCCAGGTTCGCCGGCCACGGCTCCGGGTACTCCGGCCCGGGTGGCCCCGGAATCGGGATGCCCTTGGAGTCGAATCGCGGGCCTTCCTTGCCTGGCTTCGGAGGAGCTCCACCTGCATGGCGCTGCGTCGGGATCTCCACCCGGCCACCCGGCTCATCCTTGGGCTGCTTCTTGGGGATGCCCACCTTGGTGCTCGGTGGCTGTGGCCGAGCTGCCGCCGGTTTCGTGGTAGGCTTCTTGACTTCCTTGCGCTTCTTGAACAGGTCCTTGAGCCGCTGGGCCGCCCGGGACTTGAGCTCCTTGGCACGCTGGATAGCCGACTTGGCCACCTTCCTGGCCCCGCGCAACACGTCACCGAGCCGCTCGTCTAGCACCTCCTGGCCGTAGGTGGCCACGGGCACCGGGACAGAGCTCTCCGCCATGGCGCGCATCGCCCGCGCACGCGAGGCGATGGGGTTGGGCTTGGAAAGGGAGACCAGCATCCTACTCCTCGAGCACCCCGGAATCGTCTACCACCTGGCGCACGGCCTCGAGCATCACCTCCGCCGTCTCGGGTGACAGGTCCACCTGGCCGCCGGCCTCGAGGAGCCCCATGGTGGCGAGCTCCGCGTTCACCGCGCCCACGGCCGCGCCCACCAGGCGCTTCCAGTGGTCGGCGTTGAGGGCCACGTTGCCATCGTCCTCGAGCTCGAGGCCCAGGCTGTCCGCCTCCGGCACGTTCTTCAGCTTGGAGCTGCCGTTGCTCCCCGGCTTGTCCTTGGAGCACTTCTTTCCGGCCGCGCCGGCTTCGCTCACCAGGGACAGGACGTTGCTCAGACGATCCTTCAAATCACCCTTCATCACGGACTTCTGGGCATCGGACATGATTCTTTCCTCCGCCGCGGACTCACCGCGGATTCTCTGCACCGCTGTTCCCAGGGCGCGCTTTCTGTGCCCGAGCTTGGTAGCAGCGGACACCTTTTTCGACGGCTTGACCCCCTTCACGGCTCCCCAGGTGAGATACCTGTGACTCATCTTGGGGAGCTTGGCCGTCTTGGCCGTAGCGTGGTGGGGGCCTTTTTTGCCGCTCATAGGCTACACACCTTTCACGATTTTCTCGTACTCCGCATCCTTGTTGGCCGCGTCACCCTGGCGAGCGAAGTAGGTAGCGCGGCCGGTTCCCTTCCTTGTCAGCTTGCGGGAGCCCTTGCGTACCTGTCCAGCCTTTTGCATGGCCGCCGTGCAGATGGCGAACGCTTTGGACAGGCCCTCCTTTCCCTTTTCGCCTTTCTGGTACACGTCCACCACGCACCGGCGGATCCCACGTGGGTTCTGGCTCACCAGCTCTCCCTCGCTGTCGCGCTTCTCGCGAATGGGCACCAGGCGCTTGCCGCCATCGAACACCCAGGACGGCTCCCCGGTGATCTCAGGCTCCGGGTGCGTCCAGAGCTCCCACTCCCCCTCGTCCTCAAGCTGGTGGGCCAGGCCCTCGTATAGCTCACGGATGCTCATCGATCACCTCGTTCCCAGGAGCCAGTGGACACCTGGTGTACCCAGTTGTTCAGTGCGGCGTGGGCCTGGCGGAGAGAGCCATGGAACTGATCCACCGTGGCTTGCTGTGCCGGGTTGAGGTGCCTCCGCCTCTCCCTGGGAAAATCGTCGCTCATGGCGATCTTGGACAGAAAGTCATTCCACACCTTTAGGGCACGGCGTGGGTCTCCTTTCCTGCGTGCCTCGGTGAGCCCCTCGCTCTCCTGGGCAAACATAGCCGCGATGCTGTTGGGGTCATCCTGGGCGCCAGGCACGCCCTGGGGCTTTCCACCGCCAAGGCGCTGGCCATCCGCCAGGAGACCACGCATCGCTCCCAGGCGCTCGCGCACGTCCGCGCGATCCCCGAGGGTAGCAATGGACTCGGTGCGCCCGCGCCGCTTCCCCTTGCGCTTCCCTTTGCCTTGGAACCGCTCCCAGACCTTGGGCCACCGCTTCTTGACGGCCTTGAATACCTGGTCCTTGTGCTTCTTGTTGTCGGGCCACGTGGCGTAGGTCAGCGCGGTCATCGCCTGCTTCGCGCTCTGGATCGGAAACAGCCGCTCGCCGGGGATGGCGAAGTCCTTGTCCGATAGCGCCTCCCGCGTTGACTGGGCCATCTCCCCGAAGTGCTCCGCATCGTTCACCTGGTCCACTGCGCCCTGCAATCGGTCCTTGATTTCCATTCTGTCCTCCGGAGACCCTCTTGACTCTTACTCTCCAAAGGGAGAGATAAGGTTAATTAAGCAGAAGCAACACCCGTGCCAAGTCTAGTAGTCGCTGGTGTAGTCCACGTCCACGTAGAAGCCTCCACCCTTGATCCAGTGATACCAGACGATGGGGTGACTTCCCGGCTCACTCAGGCCCACCTGGTCCCCGAGGGGATGATTCTCGGTGAGCCCAGCTTCTTTCATAAACTTCAGGAGCTGGCGCTCCATGTTGCGTGTGTACTGGGCCAGGTCCTGGGTGAACATGCCCTTTTTGCCCACACCAGCCGGGGTGGGCTTGTAGAACGTGTCACCCTGTGGGTTGGTGTAGGAACCGCCACCAGCCTTTGTGCCCTTGAGCACCTTGGAAAAGCCGTTGCCGGTAAGGAGCCCGACAATGCGCCTGGTCTGCGGGGTCATCTTGGACTCGAAGAGGCGCTCGGCCTCCTCCGTGATCTCCCCCACCTTGCGGATTCTGTCGCTGATTTCGCTCATGGCTTCCTATCCCAGGGACGGCCACATCAGGATGGTCACGTTGTAATCCTTGCGCCGCCGTTGTTTGTTCTTGGGGTTGTACTCGTCCGCGCGCACCACGATGCCAGCCGAGCGGTCTGGCATCTCCCACCGCTTGAACACGGCCTTGACGAACTCGCGCTCCCCGGCTTGCTCCTCGGTGGTGCCGTGGAGCTGTGGGTCGCGTTTGGCGAACCGCGTCACCACTCCCAGGAGCTTCTGGAGCTGCGCCGCGTCCATGTCAGCATTGAACCGATGGGCCTTGTCCCGGATGCCCGAAATGGACACGCGCTTCTGGTGACGCATCCGGAGCTTCTTGAACCAGTCGCGGAGCTTGCTGGCATCCGTCTCCCAGTCCATGACCGTCTTGTCTTGGCGGTCACTGATGCCACTCAGGAGACGAGACCCCTCGGGGCTATCGTACATGAGGAGAGTCATCCGCGCGTAGTAGCCGGGCTCTCCCCCGTCACGCAGGTACATCCGGTAGGCGCGATCATCGTCACGCCACACGGTCTCGTCCGAATGCTCCCTGGTGAGCCGAATCGCCGGGTCCTTAGAGCTCCGCACCCACACGACACCGTTCGGTGAGCTCTCTCGCCGGTACTTCGCCGCCCGGGCCCAGGAGTCAATCATGCGCTCGGCCTTGCCGTAGGTCTCCCACGCCTTTCCGTCATCCTGGATCGGCCCATCGTAGCCGTACTCCAGGTCTCCCCAGGAGCCCCACCTGGTGAGGTGCCTATCGGCCCGCTTGAGAAGCGAGTCAATGTCCTCTGGGGGAGGGCCGTAGCGGTAGTCTGCCGGATCGTACTGATCTTTCCGAAGCGTGGCCCGGTACTTCCCGCCGATGAACCGCGCCTTGGCTTCGGTCACCAGGGCGCCGGCCGCGTGTAGGCGCTCGCGGAGCTGCATCAGGTCTCCCCGAGGGCCGCCGGGGCGAACATCACGGTGGCCCGCAGCTCGGTGGTGGTGGGCGTGCCCGTGGTCACCAGCTTGAGCTTCTGGCCAGGCAGGAGAGTGACCCGATTCGCAGCGAGGAGAACGTACACCACACTCGAGGTGCCAGTGAGCCACGCCATATCCCCGGCCACCGGGTCCACGATGTTGAGGGTCCAGGTGGACTGCCCGGCACCCTTGAACTGGAACCCCATCACCTCCACGGCCCGTTTCTCGGAGCCGGTGAACTCGAATAGGCCACCATGACTGTTCACGGTGTCCTTTGGGTACACCTTCACGCCGTCTGTGGTGACCGGATCAGTGGTCGGGAGCACGCCATCGAAGTTGTCGCCAACGTCCATGACTTGTGTGATTGCGAACATGCTACGCCTCCACCATCCCGCGATCCCACAGGGACGCGATGTAAGGCTTCACGCCCTTGCCCTTGGCCACCAGCTCGCCCCACCGGCACCCCGTCTCGAAGTCGAAAGCGGAGTACACCGGGGCGCGATACAGGGCGCCGTTCCGGAGGTAGTATTCGTGCCCGTCCAGGAACCCAAGATGGCCCCAGCTCCACTTCATGCCCTGGTAGGTCGGGTGCTCGTAAGGCTGCACCCCATGGACCATTTCCTGGAGCTCCTGGAAGTCCTCGGTGATGTTCTTCGCCATGTGGGTCGTCTCCTCTACCCAGTGATGATGGCCGGCGGAGGCATCAGGGCCATGAGCTCCCTGTCCAGCCGCTCAAAGTCCGCCTGGGCCTCCTGGAGCAAATTGTCACCATCCAAGCTCACATTGCCCTGGGCCGCCGGCAAGCCCCCGGTGTACTTGCCGCGAATCCTGCCCAGGATGTACTTGGACTCCGCCAGGGCACGCTCCCTGATCAGGAACGCATCCTGGGGAGGAACCATGGACAGGTACTTCGAATCGAACGGGGTCTCGTACTTGTAGACGATCTTCTGCGCCACCATGTTGTCGCTCGGACGCGGCGTGATGGTGAGCACCTTCGTTTGCGAGTTGAAAATCCAGTCCGCGTCCACGGACAGCACCCGCGCGCCCGTCTCCCTCATCTGTTGCCACTGGACGATCCCACTGTAGAAACCACCCTGCCCCTCGTTCTGGAGATACCAGTCATAGGGATAGCCTTGCACGTCCAGGAACCCATCCCAAAGGTACTCCAGGTCCCACCCGTAGTCCGCCACGAAGTAAATGTCGATGATGCCCACCACGGGCGGATCTACCGCGCTCAGATCGTACTCGGACTGATCGGTGACCAGTTGGAGCTCGGCCTCCTTGTACCAGCCCCTGTAGGCGCTCCACCAGATGAACGCATCGGTGATCGCCTGGTCCACCTGCTCCTCGTCCAGCTCCACGCAGACCACCGGGTGACCCAGCTTCCGCATGATGAACGAGCGGATGTTTTCGATACCCAATGTGGCCATCTAGTACCCCGTATCCAGGTCCCCCTCTAGCTCCACAGCGTCGAGATCTTCCTGTACCACCCATGCCGGCCATCCCTCGAGCTCGGTGTGCTCCACCAGGCGCACACTGTCGGTGAATACATCGATCTCACCGAGGGCCGGGAAGTTGACGGTGACAAAATGCGGGCGAACGTCCACCACGTCCCCGCGCATCCCGTGGAACGGCTTGTCCTGGCCCCTGGCGGCCACAACCTCCACCGTGGTGCCGCGTCTCACCTTGCCGCGGACCTTCGGCGCCTTGCGCTTCTCGCCCAGCACGGTGCGGGCGTACTCACCCTCCCAGGTGTTGCCAGTGATCACGTCCTGGACAACACCGAACAGCGGATCTCTCCACTCGTTCGCCGCCGCCGCCGCTTCCTTTTCGGCCTTGGCCATGAGCTCCGCGCGCTTGCGGGCGCGCCCGGCCCGGATGTTGCGCCGCTTGCGCTTCCGGAAGCCCATGAGCTTCTCGTACTCCGCCTGACCCTTGGACTCCCACCACCGCCAGCTCGCCGTGGCCAGCCGAGTGAAAAACTCTTCGCTGTGCAGATCCATGGTCGGATCGTTCCGGTACTTGTACCGGAGCCCCTTGAGGAGCCGCTGGAAACCCTTGATCGCCACCCGCTTGGTGTTGTTGTCCTGGCCGTAGGTCTTGAAGGCGTGGGCCTGGATGATGTTGTTGAGCTCCCGCCCAGGAGGGAACCGCTTGCTCGGGTCGCTGTGAACAGCCACCTCGTCCAAGTAGGTGCCCCAAAGCCGGGGCCGGGCTGGCCAGATCATGAGCGCCTCCAAGTTGGCACAAGATGTGCTTCTGCTTAATTAACCTTATCTCCCCTCTTAGAAGAGAAGAGTCTTGAGTGTCCCTGACGCCTACTTGCGTAAACGCATCGCCGCCGGAAGCCCATCGTTCAGAAGATCGTAGAGCTGGTTACGGTACACCCACGCCTTTTGGAGCACCTTGGTGGCATGGTTCTGCGCCGCCTTGGGCAGCTCATCCCATTCGGCCCCCTGATAGGCTTTCAGGATCTTCATGATGGGCCTCATGGACGATTCGAGCTGCGTCAGCTCCACGATGATGCCACCGGAGCCCTGCTTCGCCTCGTCCAGGAGTTCCACCACGTTGTCGATACGGTCCTGCATCGGCTCACTCCTTGGGGGCGTTCTTCGCCTGGCGCACGATGGTGCGGGCCGTGGCGAGGTTCATGCGGGCCCCGGTATCACGCACGCGCTGGAGAAGAACGGCCGGGTCTGCGTTGGCCACGGACTGCACCGTGGGGAAACCTGCCTCCGCCAAGGACTCGGCCCGGCTGCCGCCCACGCCGTTGATCACCGTCAGGTCCTCCGGCTCCACATCGTCCTCGAGCTCCTCCTCGGGCTCCTCTTCGGGCTCGGGCTCGGGCTCGGGGGCCGGGGGCACGATGGCCTTCGGCTTGGGCGCGGGGGGCTCGGGCTTGGAGCCGGTCTCCACCAGCTTCTTCTTGCCGTCGCCGGCCGCTGGCTCCTCGCTGCGCTTGAAGGCTGCCGTAGTGGTGCCCTTGGGGGGCTCCACGTCGCGCTTGGGCCGCTCGGCCCGGGCCGTGCCCCCGGTGGTCACCTGGTCACCCGTGGGCGCGTAGACGAGCTGCGGGGGGATGTTGGGGAAAAGCTGGGTGGTGTACTTCTCCCAGTGGTCCCCTTCCACCACGGTCTCATCGGTGAACAGCACCCCGTTGAGCTTGAACCGCTCCGCGGGGTACTCGGGGTTGCGTTTGTACTTCCGTGCGTTGGCTCGGGTGGCCATGGCATACTCCTCCCTACGGTCTCATCGAATGTCCAATCTGGGGTAGGCCGAGCACCGGCGTGTTCCGCCAGGTGCTAGGAAACGCTGAACGTCGCGGCGTGCTGGTCCGACGTGTCCACCATGCGGCGACCGCCGACAACCCACGCCTTCAGGTACACCACCTGATCGGCCGCCGCCGGGATGCTCACCGTCACGGAGAGCTCACCTGCGTCGGGGGTCACCGTCAGGCGATTCGTCCCGGCGCCCGCGTCGATGGTCCCGGTGGCCGCCGTGTCCAGCGTGGCATCCTCGGACGGAATGAGGCAGTCCTCATCATCGAACACGCCGAAGTACATGGCCATGTCGGTGCTGTAGGCGTTGCCGTACAGGTCCTTGATGTCGAACCCCACGGCCGCCAGATCTGTGGCGTCCGCCGCCGGGTCCGCCGGGGTCTTGGCCACGGCCACGATGGGCGGATAGTCGTCGTCCTCGAGCTCGCAGACGATCTGGACGGTGGAGCTGGCGTACAGCTCCTGCATCTGGGCCGCCTCGTCCACCGTGCGACCGGTGAGGGCCTTCGTGGTGCCCGCTGCACAGCTCACCGCTCCGGGCATCGGAACGGGGTTTGCGCTGCGATTCACACAGGTGATTTTCATGTTGGAATCCTCCTCCGCAGTAGCTTGAAACCTGAAGTCGGATCCAGCGGGGGTGACTGCCGCGGGAGGTGGTCACCCCCGCTGGGATCCTGAACGACACGATCTCACGCTACGGGGTGTTGTCCACCTCGAGGGCGCCGTAGAAGTTGCTGTTCATCAGCTTCGTGGCGTACCGGGTCCGGAGCCCCTTGCGCGCCTGGAAGTTGCCCGGATCCAGCCAGGTGCTGGTGATCTGGAGCCCCACGTAGGGGGCGTAGGCGTAACCGCTGTCGAGGAAGGTGCTCCCCTTGAGCCCGACCACAGCCTTGCCAGACTCGAAGTACGGATCCACGATCACGCGCCAGCGGTTCTGGAGCGTGCCGGCCTCGAAGATCCCGTAGCCCTGGGGGGCGTTCGGGAGCGGGAAGCCGGGGCGCCCGCCTGTGCCGATCCCCTGGATGGGGTCGGTCTGGGAGAACACGCCCTTGAAGTCGCCGTGGCGGCTCAGGGCCGAGATCACCGTGGACACGTCGGGCGCGCACACGATGAAGTTGCCCGGACCGCGCTTGGTGCGGGTGTGGATCTCCGTGGCGATCTTGTCCAGCTTGGTGAGGATCCCGGAGTAGTGCTCCACCGGGCTCCGGCCGGGGGGCACCGTCGCGTCGAAGGTCTCCTTGTTGGTGCCGGCGTCCGCCGCCACGTACAGGTCCTGGATGATCTCGCGGTCGATCTCCAGCCCGATCTCGCTGGCCAGGCCGCCCACCAGCTCGGACTCAATGTCCAAGCCCAGCATGGCCCGCATGTCGTCGGCCGCCTCGGAGCTCCACAGCGCCTTGAGCTTCCGGCTCCACGCCTGGACGGGCTCGAGGGAGATCTCGACGTTCACCTCGGGCACGTTGGCCGACGCCGCCTCCATGGAGAACCAGTAGTTGGCGTAGATGGGGGTGAGGTTCTTCACGTTCGCGGAGAACGTGATGTTGAAGTCGCCGCTGGCGTAGGTGACCGTGGACGCGGCGCCCGTGTCACCGGCCAGGGTGCCGGATCCGTCCGCATCGTAGATCCGGAGCACGTTGTCGGACACGTCCACCGTGGTGAACTCGAGGCCCGCGCGGCCGAAGTTGTCCTTCGGCACCACCGGGAACCAGTCCAGGGTCCCGGTGTAGTTGGCCGTGGATCCGTCTCCGGTGTCCACCAGCTCGTGGTACACGCGCTCCGAGCTGTAGAACCGGTCGAAGTTTTGGATCATGTTCTGACCCGCGGTGACCGATCCCTTGCTGGTGCCGTACTTGTACTCGAAGAAGAAGATCCCGCCGATGGGCGCGCTCATCGGCTGGACGCTCACCAGGCCGTTGGCGAACAGGCTCGCCCACACGCGGCGGACCAGCGGGAAGATGAACTTCACGTAGTCCGGCACGGCCGCCTTGGTGGTGGCCTCGCTGATGATCCCGGACTTCCGCACCTCGTCGCGGAGGTGGTTCATCTGGTTCTCGAAGAGGCGCGCCAGGTTGCGCCGATCCCAGTCCTCATCGATCCCGTCGAGGAGCCACGCCCACTTCTGCTTGAGGATCTCGTCCACCCGGTCCTGGCCTCCGAAGCCGCCCGGGGCCTTCACCATGTCTCTTGCCTGCATTTCTGCCTCCTAAATCCGGTTCACGCGCTCATTGCGCGTTGGTTTTCCTGGAAGAGATCCCCTAGTAGGGCCCCTTGTCGTCGTCGCGTCCTTCGGACAGGCCGCAGAGCTTCCGGAGCTCTTTCTGGCCCACGCCGAACAGATCGTAGCCGTCCTCGGTGAGGGGCACCTGGCCGCCGCCACCCTCCGGCATGTGCATGGCGCCCGTGAACCCCTCGGTGAAGTCCTGCGGGTCCTCGTCCCCCTCGGTGAGGTGGGACAGGCCGCCGCCGAACTCGGACGAGATCTGATCGAACTCGTCCGACAAGGGATTGGCCGCCTCGAAGGATTCGATCAGCCGGTCCACGGCACGCTTGCCCTCCAGGCGCACGTTCTCCGCTTGCTCGCGGATGGCGCTGGCCTGGGGATGGGCGTTCAGGCGCTGCTCGAGGTACGCCTTGGTGCCCAGGGCCTTGCCGAGCTCCACGGACTTGCCCAGGGCCCGGCGGAGCTTCTCGTTCTCGGCCTTCATGGCCGCGAGCTCCGCGTTCTCCTCCTCCTGGCGCGTGGTCTCGGTGAGCACCGACTCCACCGTGCTGGCGAGGGCCTCCTTGAACTCTTCGATGGACCCGAAACGGGACAGGTCCCCGAGCATCCCGAGGATGTGCTCCTTCGTGTCCACTTCCTCGAGCGTGCCCAGTGCGCGCTCGGCGTAGTAGCGACAGGAGAGCTCCTCGGTGATGCCCACCAGCTCCTCCACGGCCGCCTCGAGCTGGGAGATCTGCTCCTGAGCCTCCTCGAGCTTGGCCCGGGTGTCAGCCAGCTCCTCGTCCTTGTTCTCCAGGACGGCGTGCTGGTCCTCGGTGAGCATCAGGGGCCGGAGGAGCTTGATCACTCCCTCGAGGGCGAGCCGCGAGCCGCCCACGGACGGGTCGCTCAGGAGCTCGCTCCGCACCTGGTTCTCCACCTCCGCGCGCTGCTCCTGCACCATGGACAGGAGCTTCTCACGCATGTCCTCGGTGTCGGGCGCCGCCGGGGCCGGCTCCACGCCTGCCACGGCCTCTGCCTGGATCATCTGCACCAGCTCGGGGTGCGTTTCCTTCAGTTGCTCGAGGGTGAGGGGCATGTTCTCCTCCGGATCGTCGGCCTCGGTGGTGAACTTCGGCCAAGACGTAGCGTTCGCCGGGTCCGCCACGGCGTCAAAGGACAGGAGCCGATAGTCGTCTTGAACCTCGCTCATGCCCTGTTGGTTCTTGCGGGTGGTCCCCACGCCACGGCTGGAGACGCCCACAACGCCTCCGCTTTCGATGATGGACTTCAGGATGCGCCCGTTGGGGGTGTCGAGCACTCGCATCTCCCCGATGACGTTGGTGCCATCGAAGGTCAGTTTGGTGATCAGGTGAGACGCTTCCTTGAGCGTGGTCTTGCCGTCCTGTGGGTGGTCCAGGAGTCCGAACAAGCTGCTCGTCTTGATCTTGTCCTGGAGCCGGGACAGCTCACGCTCCCAGAGCTTGCCGGAGTACACCCGGCCGTTGGCCGTTGGCACTCCTGCCCGGGCAAAGGGCCCGCGGGCTACCATGCCCCCGGAGCCCTCCCGGTCCTCCACCAGCTCGAATCGGAATAGCTGGCAGTCTGTGAGTACCTGGTCCACGGTGGCCTCCTAGCGGTGACGGATACCGAACATGAGGGCGACTTCGCCGCGGATCCCCTCGAAGGGGTCTTCCTCGTCCTCGTCCTCATCCTCGAAGAACAGGTCCTCGTCCTCGTCCAGCTCCGCGCCGAACAGACCCTCGCTCTCCACCACCTCCTGCTCGAAGGGCATCCGCCCCTCGTCCAGCGCCACCAGGATGTTGGTGTCGTCGGCGTAGTTGGCCATGGCGAGGGCTTCCGCGTGAAGCTCCGCGAGGTGCTCGTCCAGGAGCCGCTGGTCCTCCACGCTGATGGTGCCGTCGCGCTCCTCGAGGGCGCCCAGGAACTCCCGGGCCTCCGCGGCGATGAGCTCGCAGTAGTCGGCCGCCTCGTCCAGCGGGAAGTGAATGTCCACGTAGCTCTCGTCCAGCTCGCGGAGACCGCCGGCCGTGGCCGTGGCCGCCTTGGCGATGTTGGCGTAGCCGGCCGCGTACTGGGAACTGTCCTCGGTGTGCTCGAGGGCGTTGATGATGGACCCGAGCTCGGACAGGTCCTGGCCGCCTGGGTACTCGGTGCTCGAGCCGAGCATGGACGCGAAGCTGCGCCGGGCACCCTTCACGGCCTTTTTGCCCATGGACTTGGCCTTGGCGTAGAGCTTCTTGAGCTTCTTGAAGCGGGAGCTCTTGCGATACCGCTTGGCCTGGGACTTGCCGCGCCCCTTGCGATACCGCTTGGCGTCCTTGGCCTTGGCGAGACGCTCGGCGCGAGACGGCTTCTTCTTGCCTTTCTTGAGGAGGTTCTTGAAGAACTTGACGATCTTGAACTCGTCCAGCGTCTCCACGTCCTCGGGGAGCTCGTCCAGCTCGTCCTCGGTGACGGTCAGCATGGCCAGCTCCACGTCCTCCGCCGGCACGCCGGCCTTGAGGGCTTTCTTCTGAAGCGCCGCCATCTTCGTCTTGGCCACGTTCATCTTCTTCTGCATGGCCGCCTGCTTCTTGTCGGGCGCGGGCGGGGCGTCCATCTCGTCCAGGTGGTCCGTCTCGTCCACCGGAAGACCCAGGTACTGGAAATCCTCGGCCAGGGTGTGGATCGGTCGGTTTTGCATCGTGCTCCTCCGTGATATTCGTTGAGCCCCAGCCGGGGCGTCGTTTCAGCTCACAAATTCCGTGGCCACCCGACGCACTAGCCGGGCCGTCACTTCCACCTGGGGATACTGCCGCGCCACCTGGTCAAACAGCCAGCCGCGCGCCGCCACAGTGTCCGGATCGTTGTCCTTGGCCGCCTCGCTCATCAGGTGGCAGAGAGCCTTGAGCTCCACCAGGTAATCGGAAGCGATGGTCTCGAAATGCTCGGCCGGCCGGGCGATGCCCGAAGCCTTGAAGGCACCAGTCGATTGGTACTCGCCCCACGCCTCGGTGGTCTGCTCCCAGAGCTTCTCCAGGCGCTCGGCCATCACGCCCACGTCCGCCTCCACGGCGGAAGCGTACTCGCTGGCGTCCTCGAGGAGACCGTCACGGTACAGGGGCTGGTAGCGAGGTTGAGGGGTGTAGGAAAAAGCGGAGCCGGTGGTGCCCCACACCAGGCGCTGAATGCGCTCATGGTCCTCCGCGTAGAACGCGCGCCATGGGCGCTCCTGATCGAACATCCCGGAGAGGTGCTCGCGGAGCTCGCGGAGCTGGTCCACCGGGGCCAGCATGGGAGCCGCTTCGATCAAGGTACGGATCTGATCACGGGCCGATGAGAAGTCCCCAGCCACCAGGGCCTCCACCGCCTCCGATGCAGTGCGCTCCACGAAGCGCCTGCCATCCTGGCGCCCGCGAATCACCGGGAGCTCCACTGGCTCCACCTTCGTGATGGAAAACCCGTCACCGGCCGGCTGGTAGCTGGCGCGGTAGACGTTGCCGTCCCCGTTGGCCACCACCACATGCTCATTGAACGTCGCAATCACGTTCAGGTCCTGCCCGGTCTCGGATTCGAATCTTGCGTGGCTGTCCTCTACCGCCTGGATCACTCGACCCACATAATCCTCGATGGATCCGCGGGTCACTTCTGCGAGCACATTGGCCGGAATCAGTCCGCTCATCGTGGCCGTCCACTCCCAGTAACGGTGGGCTCAAGGCAGAGAGATCCGGTGAAATACCAGGAGAGTCTCACTTCTGTGGAGAGATCACCTTTTCGCATCGGATCGCCTCTGAATCCTTGTCATTATCAATACACGGTTCTACACGGGTCAAGGGAAAAAAACAAGGAGGGTCAAACACTTATATAAGTGTTGTGTAGGTTCGGATTCGAATCAGCGAGGCATCGGGGACGTGCGGAGCGCCCCGCGGACTTCGCTCATGAACGCCTGAAGCTGTCCCATCTGCATCCCCAGGCGCCGGTTCTCGGTGAGCACCTGATCCAGTTGGCCCCCAAGCCGTCGCTCGGCCTCACGGCTTCCTGCAAACAGATCTCGCTCCACACCGTACAGCTCTCGGGGGCGCGGGGGCGCGGAACGGTTGTCCGTGAGCATTCTGTTCGGGCTCCTGGCGGGGAGTCCCCTTGATTCGAATTGCCCTTGCTGGATCTTCATTTCCTCGGTGAGCTCCTCGCGGCGCTGCACCATCACTTTTTCGATCTCAGCGTCGGAAAAGTTGAACACGTTGGCGAGGAGCCAGTGCTTCGAAACGAGCTCACCCATCTGGGCAGCGAACGTGGCTCGGGTGTTCTGGATCTCGAGGCGCGCGAGCTCGAAGATGGAGCTCGGCACCGTCATGGCCAGATCGAAGTCCACATAGGCCGGATCGATCCCCTGGCTGGCGAGGTGTACCTTGGCCACCTTCCGCATCCCCGCCTTGTACTCGCGCTGGACCCGGAGCACCGTCCGGGCGAACCGCACGTCCTCCTGGGAGAGCGTGGCACGGCTCGGGAGGTTCTCATCGTAGCCCAGGTACGCCTTCGGAATCATCAGGCTGGCGTGGAGCTTGTCACGGAAATAGGCCACGTCTTCCACACCCGTCCAGGTGGGCGTGTTGAGCACGTCCGCGCGGACCACCTCACGGCTGTCGCGCACCGGGAGGAAGAAATCCTCATCAGTGGACAGGGGGTTGAATCGCAAGTCGAGCTGGCCGGTCCGTGGGTTCACGAACTTCTTTTTCTTGAGCTTCCGGCGCATCTCGTCCAGGTACTTCTCTGCGTTCTCGGTGGACAGCTTGCCCACGTCCACGTAGAACGCGAAGCGACTGGGAGCTCGGGCCAGCCGGCTGATCAGCGCCGCGTCCTCGAGGAGGATGAGACGCTTCCAAACCCACCTGCACGCCTCGAGGATCCCGATCCCGTACATCGCCCGGCGCCGGTTGCTCCGGAGCCGCATGTGGACCACGCGCCAGGGCTCGAAGAGGGCCACACCGCTGCGCGGCTCGCTCCCCACGCCCTGGTGGAACTGCATCCCCTCGAGCTGGTTGGGGTTCACCGTGAAGTTGCCCCTGAAGCTCTGCACGAAGCCCTTGAGCTCGCCCTGTTTCCCCTCGAGGCGTCGGCACGTGGGAGCTGGCAAGAAGTTGAGCCCCTGGACCCCGCGGGAGTTGACCAGGATCTCCTCGAAGTCGTTTCCGTACTTCACCAGCATCCGGATCGATTCCCACGCTTCATCGTCCACGTGGAGCCGTTTGTGGAGCATGGTGTCGAGCATCCCGCGGATCTGCTCGTCCCGACACACGGACCACATCACATGGTTGGTGCTCGGATCTGGAACCGTCGCATCGTCCGCGTAGATGTTCAATGCCGCGTTGCAGTCCGCATACTCATCCATGCGCTCGTAGTCGATCATCCGCGCCATCAGAGCGTTGGACACCATCAGGGCGTCCTGGACCACGTTCTGCCCGATGTGCTGGACTTGCAGGTTCCCGAATGGATCCATCGGGAAGTCCCCGACGTTTACCCCTCCGGCTGCCTCAAGCCGCTCCTCGGTGTCGCGGCTGAAAATCCCCCGAACGTAGTTGACGATCCGATTACCCAGGTTCGCCATCTGTTACCTCATCCTCGCGGCCCCTGGCCTGCATTGAATCCCACCAGAAGCCCGAGCATGAAACCGATCACGAAGCCAAGACTGGCCCCGGACACGAAGTTAGGCGCTACGGGCATCATGGGTACTGCTTCATCCATTGCCACTCATCGCTGGCTTGGGATCTAGTCTGAACGCGCCGACACCTCCGGCAATATCGGAACTTCTGCCCCCGGGCCGTGTACCACGAATGGCCGAAGATCCGGCACAGTATTCCACTGATGCGAGCCATGCTGGTGTCGCTTTCACCCCAAGATACTAGCCGGGATCGCGTGAGAAATCTATCGCTTGCGGATCCGATACCGACGCGGCTGCTCCGAACGGGGTTCGATGGAGCCGGTACGCTTGCACGTCAGGCACCGCCAGTAGCGCCCCTGTCCGTCCTCACCGGAGCGAAGCCTACCGCTCCCACAGGTGGGGCAATTCCGAGGCGCTTGGGGCCACACCAGCTCCTCTGGCTCCTCCTCCTGGCCCGCCAGGGGAAACACCAGATCGAAGGGATCCCGCGCCGCGGTCACGGGCGCGCGGGAGCTGGACGTGAATCGGTTGCCGGAGGGGCCGCGGGTGGCCGTGGCGCCGGGGCCGGGGGAGCTGCCGCCGGGGCCGGGGGCGCCTGGCAGCCAAACGCCTTCATCATGTCCAGGAACATCTGGACGGTCTTTTTCGCTTTCTCTGGTAGGAACTCGAGGGCCTGGGCCACGAAACACGCGCTGGCCTTCACCACAGGTAGCACGTCCAAGGGGAGACCTGACTTCTGGGCCTCCGCCAAGGTGATACTTGCCTCCGCAGTTGTGAACCCGGCGTTGGCCGTCTTCTCGGCTTGGGGCCACGTGACCGTCATGAAGTGCTTGAACTTGGCGTAGCAGCTCACCCAGGTCGGATCCGCGCTGTGGTCCTGCCCCATGCAGGCTCGGTACTTCACCGTCCCCGGCTTGTCCACCTTTTCGCAGATCGGGATCTTGCACGCATCCTGCTTTGCCTTGTCCGCCGTAGTCAGGCCGATGTTCGCCATGCTCAGGGCCGCCCGGCCCGACTGGACAGCCACCTTGGCCGCGAAGAACTTGTCCGCGCATCCGGTCACCAGCATCACCGCCAGCACCGCCGGGAGCACTCGCATCATCCGTTTCATCTTGGACTCCTCCTGGCCCCCTCGGGGCCGTTCATGGTTCGCCGGGCATCGCCCGGATGATCTTCCAGTCCCGCGCCGTTTCGCGCCTGGTAGCCGGCCGGCTTCGCACCTGGCGCCTCGAGCACCACACCCGGAACTCCTCCGCAGTACACGCGCCCACACGCGGGCCCCCGTGACCATTGCGTTCGATGTACTTGAGCTCATCGCCTTGCTTCGCGTACACGCGCCTGGAGTGAGTTGGGCTCTCGAATACCAACCTGGCCAACGAATTCAGATCTGCCTCGCCAATGCGAAACGAGCTCGCCATCGGCTCCCTCCTGGTGGCCCAGCCCCGGGCCTCACTCACTACGCCGGAGGCGTTCCTCCACACGTGCTCACCCCCACGTCTGCATACTCCCACAGCTTGTCCACTGGCACGAAGAACGGCTTGTCCAGGATCTCGAGCTCAAGTGTCTCCGCCTGGTCATCCCAGGCGTACCCGAGCTTGAACCGAAGGGTCCCGAAGAACTCGACCGCCCCGTCTGGTGTGCTCGGCATTTCGATGGCCGCCGCCCCGAGGCCAGCCCGGATGGCATCCATCACCTCGGAGGTGACTGCCGTATAAGTCCTGGTGTCCGCCATGCTGTTCTCCTCCTACAGCGAGGAGGGCAGCTTACCACGGACAGATCGAACGATGAAAGGGCGGGAAAAATGAAACAGTGCTGCTACGGTCCGCTCACCCGGACAATCACCGCTCTCTCGCCAGTATTGGCTCCACCCATGACTCGAATCCCGGACGGGAACGTGTAGTATCGCCCAGCGGCGGGACCATTCGCTCCACCGTCGCCGCCCATCTTCTTGAGCATCTTGTCCAAGGGCTCCCATACCATGTTGGCCATCGCCACCAGGTTGTCAGGGGCGTTGGGGATGCTTTTGTAGCCGATGTTGAACACCCGGCTGTCCCCCCGCTTGAGAGCTCGAAGGCGCTTGATCCCCTGCTTCTTGAGCTGGGCTTTGATCTTGTCTGCCATGCTGATGATCTCAGCCACTTGCTCCTCGCTCGCAGCTTCACCCATGGCGCCAGTGGCACCAATGGCAGGAAAGTCCACCAGGCCCTGGTGCCCTCGCTCCTCCCGGAGCAATGCGTCTAGCCGATCCATCGTTGCCTCCTTGTTCGCCGGCACGATGGCCGGGGCTTGCTTGAATTCGCGCCCCTATCCTAGCACTACCGGGCGCTCGCATTCCAGTGCTCACCGAGCTGCTGTAGCCGGAGCTCCAGGAGCTCGCTCTGGCGGAGTCGCTGGCACGCCACCCACACGTGCGCCCAGAACCCCACCGACAACACCATCCCGCACGCGCACACGGCCGCAGCGATGTTGTCCATGATGGTGCGGTCCATGATCCCGAACAGCACCGTCCCCAACAGGAACAGCGCGCCGAACACCAGGAACACCCACCCGATCATCTTCGGTTTCCGATCTTGTTTCATGGCTCCAATCTCCCCGGGCCACCACGGCCCGCAAATCAAACCCTCAAGACTCTTCTCCTCTAACAGAGAGAGATAAGGTTAAGTAAGAAGAAGCAACAGCCGTGCCAAGTTGAGGTGCTACTTGCGGCGCTGGGCATCGAAGGCCGCACGGGTGGCCTCCACCATCGCCCTGGTGGCACCGTTGATGTGCTCCCACACGCCGTCCAGCGTGGCCTCGGAGAGCTGGCCTCGCTCGAGCTGGGTTGCGAGCTGGGTGGCCTGGGCCCCAAGGGCGCGGAGGGCCGAGACGGCACTCTCGCGGTCCTCGCCGGCCGCCGGCCGGACAGTGGGCACGTCCGCCCGCATCCGAACCTCCTCTTTCAACTGTGCCGCGTAGCTCATGGTACACCTCGTCGGGCCGCTTTCGCTTGCTTGCCCTTAACTACCCTTATCGTGCCCGAAATATGGAGGGGATACAAGCCCTGTCAAGGGCTTAGACGAAAAGCTACCTGGTGATGTACTGCGCGTTCACGGTCGCGCGCTGCGTCACCTTGGCCGGATCGCCATCCTTGGAGTGGTTCCAGTTTCCGATCTGGAGGTACACGCGCGCCTGGTGACCCACCTTGTGGGTGGGGAGCTTGGGCTGCCGTTTCTCGTAGATGATGCTCTGCATCCCGAGCATCTTCCTGGGCCCCTCGTCCACGGACCAGCCGTGCGAACTCGCCCAGCCCTGGATGGCTCGCTTGAGCTCCCAGAGCTCCTTGCTCGAAAGCGGCTTCTTGCGCGTGCTCAGGGCGCTACTCATCTGGGTGTACTGATGTGGTGAGCCCTGATACTCCACCTTGCTGGTGAACTTCGGGCGCTTGATCCCAAGGGGCCGGAGCAATGGCCACAGGGCCGCCAGGTCCTTGGGCACGGTGTCACCCTTGATCAGCTTGGGGCGCGCCGCCTCGTCCAGGTCCTCGAGCCCAGCGTCCTGGCGGAGCTCACCCAGGAGCCCACCGAGGTTGTCCTCGTCCTCCACGGACACGACGTTGCGGTTGCCGCCGGTGGCGATCTCCTCCTTGAACAGATCGGTGAGGGGGCGCCAATCGTACTTCCGGTCCCCCTTCCACACCTTCCGCATGTCCACCATGGTCTCGTCCAGCATCTTGGGCTTGACGTTGGCGTTCTTGTGCTCGGTGTAGGTGGACACGCTGAATTCGGTCATCCTGGGCGGAATTCGCACGATCATGGTGTGCTTCCCCAGCTTGGACTTCGTGACCCACCGCCCGGACACGGTGCCACCGGTGCCCTTGTCCCCGGTGAACCCCTTGACGCTGCCACCGATGGCCTTGCGGACCGCCTGGTCCAGCATCTTGATGATCATCATCTTGGCCTGGTGAAGCTGCTCGGGGCTGGCTGCCTCCCCGAGCTCCTGGTCCTCGAGCTCCATCCGCCCGCGCCCGCGCCCGGTCCCGTGCGGACCCTTGCCGTCCTGGACGCCGCTGCCCCGAGGTTTTCGACCACACTTGCCCTTGGCCTCCTCGAGCTCACCGAGGAGCTCACCGAGGGAGTCCTGACCCTCGTTCGCGGCGAACGGGCTACGCTTGTTGCCCGTGCCCAGCACGTACCAGCTCCCGGTGTTCGGGTCCTCGAAGTAACCCTTTTCCCCGCTCAGACCGTGGCCACCGTGGAACACGAGTCCCTGGCGCTCGGCCCACTTTTTCAGGTAGCCCTCGGAGCCGCGCTTCACCAGCACATAGCCTTGCGAGCTTCCCCGGTCAGGCGCCTTGTAGAGGCCCGCGTGCTTTTTCATGATGCCCTCGTCCAGCTCCCGCCCCTCGGGGAACAGCCCGGGCTGGCTGCCGGAGGGCATCTTGCTCGCCTTGCGGCGCCGCTTGTCGCGCATCTTCACGCGCTGCGAGGGCTCGTAGTAGTCCTTGCTGGTGAAGTAGCGATTGAAGATCTCATCCGCCATCATCCGGCCGGAAATCCGCAGCATGATCCCGTAGAACACCAGAGCCGCGTTGTCCGGGACAGCCCGAAGGTAGCTGCCCATCTTCGGGTGAACCTTGCTGGCGTTCCGAAGGAACATCTGAAATGCCTTGCGGGGAGCCCTGGCGATCACGTCCTGGGCATCGGGGATGTTGTCCGCGCCGAAAATGGCCGGGAGCTCCTCACGCGGCGCCGCTTCGATGGCGTCTCGAGTCTTCTTGAATAGGAGCATCTCAGGCCCGTGGCCGCCCTCGTCCTTCATCATTTTCAGCAATGGCGCGTCCACCTTGAACGAGCCAAGGCGACTGCGTTTCCCGCCGCTGCCCGTGGCCGCCCGCTTCTGGCGCTCGTTCAGGAGCCCAGCGTGGAACAGGATGTTGTCCGACTCCTCGAGCACCACCCCCATGAGGGCGCCCATCCGTTGCTCGTCCGTGCTCTCCCAGAGGTGCTTTCCCCACTTGCGCTGAATGTCCATTGCCACCTTTCGGGGCGTGAGCCCCTTGGAGCGCCACTTGAATCCGTGGTGTCCCTCTTCCGTTTCGCTATCGACCCAGGACTCCACGCTCAGGGCCCCTCCGCTGCGAATCGGCATGATGTAGATCACGCCGAAGGGCACGTTCACCCCGATGGTGTCCGAGCCTTTGGTCCGGGAGTAGCTGGGGTTGGCGCCCACGGTTCCGTTGAGAATTCCGGCCACCTCGCCCCACCACTTCATGAACCCCGTCTTGTCTTCGCGAGCAATCTTGTCCAGCGTTTTCATCCTGTCACCTCTTGCGCGTCGTCACGGACAGCTTGGCCACGCCGAACTGGACGTTGGGCACCTGGGCCGTGATGGTGAAGTAGCCCGGCACGGTCACCAGGAGGGTGTCCTCCTCGTCCGCCAGGGCCGGCTGTTCGATGTACTTGCCGCCCAGTTTCGGGGCGAGCTTGCGGAGGGCGCTCCGGAGGTTCGCCCACTGGTCTCCCTTGGCCTCGCGATAGACCGGTTTGTACCAGGCCCGCTTCACCCAGTGGGGAGCCTTCGTGTTGCGGCGCCAGCCTTTGTCCTTGAGCCACTGGTCCAAGATCGGCATGAGCTCCCACGGGTCACGCCGCTGGGCATTGGCCTCGAGGATCAGATTACCGAGCTCGCGGACTGCCTGGAGGATGTGCTCCACCTGGGCGAACCGGGTATGCCTGGCCAGAAAACACTTCTCGCACTGGTAGTCCGTCTTGCGCTTCACGCCGCCGCACGTGGGGCACCTGGTCCGCTTCTTGACTTTGCGCTCCCCGCTGCCCAGGTCCACAGGGATGCTTTGCTGGTGGAGCTTGGCGCACCGTGGACACCACTTCGTGCCCTTGCCGGCCGTCTTGGCCAGCTTTCGCTTGCAGTCGATACAGCGCCCCAGGAGCTCACCCGTGTGGGCCTCCTTGCGCGTGGGGGGCAACCTGAAGTCGGCCAGCTTCTGGCGACGTGTCGCCGGCTCTGGCGGGGGCTCGAGGGGCTCCGGGTCCGCCTGAGCCGGCGCCTGGCGAGGTGGCCTCCGGGGGTTGGGCACACGTCGCACGCGCGTGCGGGCTCTCGTGGCCCGCTTGCGCTCGGCCGCCCCGGAGAAGTCCAGGCCGATCTGGCTCACCTGGGCCCTGAGCTCCATCAGGAGCTCCTGGATCGCCTCAAGGTTCATCCCTACCACCCCGGCGCCGGGCGCGCCTCGCGCGGCTTGAGCTTCACCTGGCCGTGAAGGAGCTGCATCCCGTATTCGGTCCAGAACTCCTTGGGGTTGTAGAACGAATCGATCTCCTGCCCCTGCTTCGCCAGGAGCACGAAGGGGAGGCGCTGGCTCTGGACTGCCTCGCTTCTGCGCCCGAGGCTCCACCCGTTGGGCAGGAGCACCGTGGTCTGCGGGTACATCTTGAGGGTGGCCAGCGTCTTGCGGAACACCTCCTGGGCGTCCAGCCCCTCGAGCTCATCCCAGCGCCCCGCCGTGGGGCCCTGGTAGAAGTAGCTGTAGGACTTCCCAGCGCGGCGGATCTTGACCACCGATCTCTGATCGGCAAGGCGAGGGCGCGCCTCCATCAGCCCGGACTCCTCGCGGAGCTGCCCGAGGAGCTCACCGAGAGCGTCCCCCTCGAGCATTTCGATGTTGCCCATCTTGCGGGGGCTGCCCTTCGGCTCTCCGCTCTCCAGGTCCAGCTCGAGGTAGTAGAGGTTGCCACCCTTGCCGGGCTTCTTGAGGCTCACCACGTAGGACTTGGCATCCGCTCCCGCGGTCACCACCTCCCACTCCTGGCCGTCCACTTCGATGGTCTCGTAGGGAACGGGGAGCATGTACTGGGTTGGGGCCATGGGGTCCTCCTACCGCTTCTCGCGGGTGGCGCTGAGTACCTTGAACGCCTTGTCCTTGCGGAGGCGTTTCAGCTCCAGGCCGGTGACGCTGGTGATCTCGTAGACGGTGCCGTGCTTCGGGTCCTCGCGGGAGCCCACGTTGCCGTACTCCTCCGCGCGATACCAGGGGTCCGTCTCCCTGGTCATCTTGCCGGTGGGCGGATTCACCGCCTTCACCTCCACACGCCACCGCACGTAGTCCTCCTCTTTCTCCTGGGGCTGCTTCTTGCCGGCGAGGAGGGCCTTGAGCTTGCGAGCGCGCTCGGGGTGGTACTTCTGATAGCCGGACTTGAGCCAGGTCTCGGTGCCCTGGCGGATCAGGTCATCCGCGATAGGGCGCTGAATGCGCTGCTCCTTGCCCATCGAATAGAGCTGTTTGTAGGTCACCGCATCGTCCGTCACCCGGGTCACGAAGATGCCACTGGGCGAGCTCGAGGCGCCCATGAAATACACCTGGTTCGGGAAGATGGTCATCCCGCCGAGCTTGCGGAGACCGCCGGACCCGATGGCGTACATGGTCTCGTCCAGGGGCTCGTCCGAGCCGCCGCGGATCTGCTCGAGTAGCCGGGCCAGCTTCTGGGTTCTGATGCTCATCGTGTTCTCCTGCTACTTGACCGCCAGGTCACCCTTGGCGATGTGAATGGTGGCCACCTTGGTGAGCCCCATGAACTTCAGTGCGCGCTTGGCCCCGGAGGCGTCCGGGGCCGTCATCACCAGGTGGAAGTCCGCCTGGCGGGGCTCCTGCATCCCGGGGAGCTGCACCTGCTTCAGGCGCACCGCCTGGCCGATGGCCTCGAGGGCCGGCCGCCGCATCTCTGCCCCCTCGTCCAACAGGAGCACCCCCTGGTTGGCCATGGTGAGCTCGCCTTCCACGTAGCGGCCGTTCCGCACCGTCCCGATCAGGCCCTTCATGCTCACCGTGTAGTGCGGGGCGCGAAGGGGCCCCTTCACCATCTCCGCGATGCGCCTGGCGATCATGATCCTCCCGGACCCTGGCTGGCCGGTCAGGATGATCGGAATGTCCTGCATGATGGCCTTCAAGATCTGGTCCACCACCTTTTTCCGGACCGTCAGGTCCCGGAACTGGGTCATCCCGGGCCGGCTCGCGCGGGCCTCGGTGAGCGGCTCCGGTTCGCTGGCTCGCGGCGCGCGGATGGTCTCCAGGAGGGTGCCCAGCTTGGCCGCCCTGGTCTCCTCCACCGGGCCCAGCTCGCTCAGGTACAGATACCCTGTACCGTCACCGGACTCGACCACGCACGCGGCTCCGCCGTCCGGGAGCTCGAAGCATGTCCGGCCGCTTTTGCTCACGGACTCCTCGAGCCCGAGCAATCCAAGGGCATGGGCAAAGCCTTTGCAGTCCTTGCTCTCGGTGAACGCGATCCACGCCGCTCCCGCCGGGGGGTCCGGCACTCCCAACGCATGGTCCCCATGCTTCGTGTAGGCCACGCTGTAGCCGCTGCGTTGCATCCGCCGGCTGATGGCCAGCATGGTCTTTCTGTACGGATGGCTGCGTCTCATGTGTCTTCCTTTACGCCGGCTTGTACTTGATCTCCACGGTGTCTCCCAGAATGCCTCGGAAGCCACTCCGGCTCGGGTCTCCGCGCCAATACTCGCGCCCCTTCAGGTAGCCCCATGTCGGATAGGGCTTCCTTCCTCGCGTGTTGTAGAGCTCGAAATGCTGATCTGCCTTTGATTTCGCCGGAAGGGGAACCTGTGCCCCCTTGAGCACACGTTCTTTTCGGACCACCTTGCGCTTGCGCTTGTCATACACCTCGTAATACTCGCGCACCGTCACCTTTGCGAGGGCCCACTTGCCAGGATCGGCTGGAACTGGCGACGGCTTGGCCGCTGGTTTACGTTTCACTCGGGGCGGGGGCGCCCACGCGGGGAGATCTCCGCCAGGCCCATCGAAACCCATGGCCCACTTGGGCACCTCGTCCTCGCCCAGTGCCTCTTCGCGGAGCTCACCGAGGAGCTCGCCCAGGGAGTCATGGTCCTCCTTGATCCCCTTGAGCACCCATGCCATGGCGTCTTCCTTGGTTTTGAAGCCGCTGGCCTTCACGTCACGGTTGCGGTAGTTGCGGACCAGCACGTCGCCGCGGGCCGCGCCCCACCCGGCTGCCATCGTTTTCCAGACGGAACCGAGAACCTTGTTCCCGCGCATGACTTCGTAGCTGTTGCCCTCATCGTTGTACTTTGGTGGAACCAATCTCGCCTTGGCCATGATGCTCTCCTACTTCGTGAGTCCGCTGATGGTGAGCCATTTCGCCTCGCCGTCCTTGCCGGCGTAGAAGCCCACCAGAGTCACTCGGCCGCTCCCGGTGGACTTGTACTCCTCGTTCACGGCGAGGCGCCACCCGAGGTACTTCGATCCGGATGGTGCGTACTTCTGCACCATGGCCTTGGCATGGCGTCCAATCTGCACCGGGTCGATAAGCGGAAGCCCTTGCATGTTGCTCGGAATCTTCGCCTCACCCAGGAACTCGCCTTCCAGCTCAGTGGCCTCGTACTGCATGGCCCGCTTCACCTGGAGAGGCTTCACCCACGCCGGGTGGCCGTCCAGGTCCCCGTAGGGGTTGAAACAGACCAGGTAGTGGCCTCTGTCCATGCTCCCCCGGATCAGCTTGAGGAGCGCCGCGGAGCCACCGGGGGCGATCAGCCGAACCAGGTCGCGCGGAAGGGGCCCCTGGGCGTCACCCTTGGTGGGGTACACGCGCACCACCTTGAACTGTTGGCCGTCCGCCTCGAAGGGCTGCCCGGGGCGCGGAAGGGGCGCCCGCTCCTCGAGGTACTCTCCTCCCAGCTCAAAGTCCTCCCTCACATTGGACTTGGGCTTCTTTCCGTCCTTGAGGGCCTGAACGATCTGGCGCGCAATCACCCTGGCACTGTTCCAGTGCGGATCCTTCACACCGTACAGCTTGGCCAGGTACTGCATTTCAGGCACCGTCAGGTTGGCCGCCTCCATCTTGCGCTGGAGGATGACAGCGAACGCATCGAAGCCGTACTGGTCACCCGGATACTCGCCGTCCAGGTGCCCCTTGCCCATCCGCTTGTGATAGGCGTAGAACTCCTTGGCCATCTTGTGCAGGTCCGCACCCGTGGCCTCCTCGAGACTGTCCTCGCTGCGAAGCTCACCGAGAAGTCTCTTGAGCTTCCCAGCCATCGCATCGCCCTCCAGTTGGCTGGGCGCGATCTCGCTCAGGAACACGTACCCGGTAAACGTGGCCATCGGCTTGAACGCTCCACGGAACGGATCCAACACCACGTAGGCGTAGACACCCTTGCCAGGGCCGATGAACTCTTCGCGCTCCACGCCGTTGATGTTCCCGCTTCCCTCGTGTCGCCACCCACCGCCGCGCTGCATGGCCGTGGAAAGCAAGGAGCGGAACTCATCGTACTGAGCTGGACCACCGGGAATCGGATAGCCCATGCCGTCCTTTTCCCGGTTGGTGTACTCGAAGGTGAGCCACTTGGTACCCTCTGGCGGATTCGGAATGCGGAACTGGCGCACTCCGCCGGACCGCCCTTTCACCTTGAAGCCATGCTTCTTGAGCGAAGATCCGATGGCGGAGATCAGCTTTGGGTAATGCTTGCTCATGGTGTTCTCCTACCGGTACTTGCCACCGCGGATTTGAAAGCTGTCCTTGGGCGCACGGCCGGTCTTCTTGTCGCCGTACATCTGAAGGGCGCCCGGGGTGTAGCCTTCGATCATCTCGCTGTCCGCAATGGTGACAAACGTGCCGATCTGCCCGGCAATATCCCCAGGGGTGCTGTCATCGGACATGGCTTGCTCGCCCGTCTTGTAGATGCTCCCGCCCTTCATGGTCTTCCCGGTGGCCCGATACTTGAGCACCGGCTCACGGTCCCACCACTGGAGCTCCACGGCCATGGTGTAGCTGCCACCGTATCGCCCGCTCGCGCGCACGCGGAGGATCTTCCCCTTCACCCCCCACTTGTACTTCGCCAGGGAGAGCTTCGCCGCGTTGGACAGCGGGCCTTTAAGCCGGCGCGCCGCTTCCTCGAGCACACCCACCATCATGGCGTCCCGGCGAGCTGCCAGAGAGCCAGCCGTGGCCTCGTCCAGGACGGCTTCGGTCTCGTCCACTAGATCCATCTCCACGTCGTGCCCCTCGCGGAGCATCCCCAGAAGATTGAGTAGCTTGCTGGTGTCCATGGTACGCCTCACTTCCAGTCCGGGAGCTCCACCGCCACCGCCTTGAAAAGCTCCTCCGCGGCACCACCGAGATACCCGTGGCACTCGTTCATGTCCTTGTTGACCTTGAGCATGAGCTCCACCATGTCAGGAATGCTGCGACCGTCACCCCGACCAGCTTGTTTCATTGCCGGCTCGAGTTGCTTCATCAGCTTCTCGGCCTTGGCCAGGTCCGCACGATGGGACTTCACCATATCGTGGAACGCTTCGATGTTGGCCATGAGCTGTTTGTACTGTGGGGGCTTGAACGCAGGCTTCCACCTGGACTCATCCAGCTCCTCGTCCTCCCCGAACATCTCGGGCTCGTACTCCTGGAGCCAGGCATCGAAGCCCTCCGCGGGCTCATTGGTCTCCTCGGGCTCGAGGCCGAGCTGGGAGCGGATGGATTCGATCAGGTCTCTTCCGGTCTCGGTGGGCATTGTCGCCTCCTGGTGTGTTCTGCCTAGTGTCCTGCATATCCTACATGGCGGACACCTGACAAGTCACGCGGATTTTTGGCCCCCCGATTTTTGGCACGCCTGTTGCTTCTTCTTAATTAACCTTATCTCTCCCTTTGGAGAGTAAGAGTCAAGAGGGTCTCCGGTGGGCTAGTGGCGTCTTGGGCCGCCCAGAATGCGCCCGATGGTGCGCCACGCCGCGAGCCATGCGAGCCATGCGAGGGTGCCAGCCACGGCTACGGCGCCGGTGCCCACCAGGAGCCATCCCCACCAGGGCATCAGGACCCAAGGCGCGTGGTGATCTGCTCACCGGCGGAGATTGGCAGGACGCTCAGGTATCCCTCGAGCCAGTCCGGGTCGCATCCCTCCGCGGGAAGCGCCAGCACATCGTCGGGGTTGCCGTCCGGGCGCACCGCCTGGCGCATTGCCTCCTTGGCCGCCTGGCGCCCGATCATCCATTGCTCGCGCTGGGCCAGCGTCTTGTCCGCCATGCTGGTGACGCCCGGGGTGGCCTCGTCCGGCTCACCGAGTAGGGTTCTCGCTGCGACAATCGGATCGGTCTCTTCTGGCATTGGTTCCTCCTGTGCCCCCGATTCTACTCGGGGCGCGCGCACGCGGCAACGGCCGGGGTGGCCCAGGGGTTGTTGTGCTTCGGATAGAGCACCACCCTGGCGAGCTCGGCCTTGAACAGCTTGAGGTTCGGAGCCGTCACCACGATGCGTCCCCACTGGACCGTCGCCCGGAAGTTGCACACGCACGGGCACGCGGGAGTAGGCGTGCGAAGCCCACAGCACTCGTCCTTGATCTGGAGTCCCTTGGCTCGGCAGAGCTCGCACCTGGCGAGTGAGGGGACGAGCTGCTCCCCGGAGCACTTGGACACGTACCAGTCCGGGGGCACCATGACGGCGAAGCTCCGGCGACGAATCTCCTTGATCTCCCCGGCCGCCACCAGGCACGCCTCGAGGTGGTCCACCAGGGTGTCCACCCGGGCCCGGAACGCATCGGTGTCCTGGTCCGCGGGGGTCCAGATGGGTGTGCCCTTGGGCGTGGCGCGCCACTTGTCGCACTGGGGCATCTTGTAGCTGGTGGGGCTGGACAGGAAGGCGCTGTAGGGCTTGACCAGCTTGGGGCAGCCGCACGCCGCCAGGGCCACCGCGGCCCCGGCCAGGAGCATGGTGAGGCGCCTCATCGGAACACGGTGTTGCAGTCGGGCACCAGCTCGGTGGGCCTTGAGGCCGAGACGTTGTGCTGGATCTTGACTTCCTTGGAGCTCCCCGGCTGGACGGTCACCCCCTTTCGGGAGTTGGTGGAAGCCGTGTAGTCCGAGCTCACGGTGGTGTCCCCGTCCGTGTGGCTGCCGCCATCGAACTTCAGGTGGCACGTCACGTCCCCGGTGACGGCCTTGGCCGTGGGGTTGTGGAGCCAGACGGTCACGGTCACGAAGTAGGTGCAGCCGGTGTTGTCGCACTGGCCGGGCAAGATCCACAGTTTCTTGACCACGGTTTGGTGGGGTCCTGCCTGGGCTGGGTCCCCGCGGTAAGGCTTGTCCTTGGATTCCTGGGTTCCTCCGAACACGTCACACCGCTTGCAGCCGCCGCCGGTGAGGAGCCAAGCGATGGCCAGGAGCACCACCAGGATAAGGGTCAGGGTCCGGTTCATGATTCACCTCCGGTGCAGAGCATCGTAGCCCACCAGGTGAGCTGCCCGGAATAATTTTCGGCCGATTTTCACCGCTACCGGCCACGCCGTGGGGGTTTTGCCTGTGCTTTTCAGTAGGTTGCGCCTGATTTTCGGCGCGTGATGAAACCCTCAATCGGGTCGCCAAAACCGGAAGTGAGGGTCATGCGCGCTTGGCCAAGAGGGCCTCGAGGGCCCGCTTCTTGGCCTTGAGCTTGCGCTCGAGCTCCTCCGCCTCGCGCCCGGCCGCGCGGTCCCGGTAGCTCATGCCACGCTCTGCCAGCCGCCGCTCACGCCAGTCGTGCGTCACTCCGAACCCGGAGTCCTTGCGGGCCTCCGCTTCCGTCTTGCGCCTCGAGTACACGAAGGCGTCCCCGCAGCTCACCTTGAAGTTGGTGCCGTACTTCCCACCCGAGGGCCCCACCTCTACCGGCGGGGGCTGCATCTTCTGGATCTGCTTCCAGATGGTGCTGTACTTCTTGGCCCGGTCCTTGAGGGCCGCGAGCTTGCGCTCCCACTTGGCGATGGTCTTCGCCGCGCTGGCGCCGGCCTTGGCTGTTGGCAGCAATGAGCTGCCCTTCATGCAGTTCGTCCCCACCACAGCCGTCCGCTTGTCTGCGAGCTGGACGGTGGCATGGACTTCGTGGGGGCGCCCGCACCTGGCGCACCAGCTCTCGGTGCCCGAGCCCTTGATCGGCACCCAGCGGTCATCGATCTCCTCATAGTCCCGGGTGTCCACCACGTCCAAGATCTTGACGATGGTGTCCGGGTCCAGGCCGCCCTTCCAGCGCGTGCGCCGCTGGCGCGGGGGCTTGCGCTTGCTCGTCTTGGCAGCGAAGTCCAGTACGATCTGGCTCGCTTCGCCCAGGAGCTCCTTGGCGCCCGGGGCGAGCTCAATGGCGATGCTTTGAACGTGTGCCATGTACCCTGGTTCCCGTGGCACGCGATAGCCGTCCGCGGTCCTGAGAACGGCCAGGCCCTTGTCCACCAGAGACTTGCAGGCGTTGTAGTCCCGGCCGCCCCCACGTGTTCCGTGTGCAGACCGTGGCCCATGATAGGACCATGCCTCCGCCGTGTAGTAGCCTCTGGATGGATCCAGGAGCTGCTTCAAGATCTTCTGTTCCGTCTTGTTGAGCCTGGAGCGCCGTGGTCGCGCTTCCGCCAGAAGTTGCGCGAGCTCCTCGAGTAGTTGCTTCATGGCTCAGTCCCTGTTGAGCACCTTGGACACCAGGCGCTCGTATTCCACGCCTTGCCCGACATGATGCTGATCGTCGTCCTCGAATTCAGCGAACGGATCGTGCCCCGCTTGCTCGAGATAGTAGCTCACGTACTCGCGCTTGGCCGCGCCAGCGGGGACCGTCTTGAGCCAGTTGACGAACAGCTCTCCGCCGTAGGCCATCTTCGTGGCACGCTTGGACGCCTTGGCGCCCTTGGTGGCGAGCTGCTTCACGGCCGTGAGGTAGGCCACGGTCCACATCTGCCCGGCCTTGCGTTGCTTGCTCTCGTCCCACCCGAGGCTGTCCAGGATGTTGGCCAGCGAATTGGTCTCACCCATGTCGCAGTTGATCGACGGGCGCCGCTTCCACTGCTCCCAGCCTTCCAGGATGCCACCTCCGAACGCCTCGGATGCCTCCTTGGACCGCTGATCGATCTGCGCCCTGGCCACCACAGCCATCGCCTCGCGGATTTCTCCCACGATGCGCTCGAGCACCTGGAGCCCCTCCTTGTAGAGCTCCTTGTACTTGCCTTGCCCGCGCATCTCGTGAGGCATCTTCTGGGCGAGTACCCGGTCCTGGGCCGGGGAGAGCTCGCGGCCGGTCTGGAGCTGGGCCACCAGGGACTGAAGGAAGTCGTCGTCCTGGTAGGTGGGGATGGCTTGGATCTTGGAGATCATCGGAGCGTTCTTCTGGGCCCTGGCCTCCTGGGCCTTCCGCTCACCGTGGGCATCGTACAGGGTAGGCGCATCACCGTCGCGCTCGAAGGTGGTCTGCTCCACCCCGATCACTTCGCCGCCGTGATGCGAGTCCGCCTCCTTGCCCCGGCCAGCGCGCACCTTGAGCTTGGCCCGAGCCACCACTCCTCCGCCGTCCACCACGAAAGCGAAACCGTAGTAGCGGACCTTGCTGGCCGTCCGTGTGCCGAAACCTTGAATCCGGTCGGTCACCATGACGGCCATGTCGTTCGGGCCCTTGAGGTACGGCCGGGCCCACTGCTTCACCAGTGGGTTCGCCTTGAACCACCTGTCCTGGAGCTTGCGGTAGAGGAACTTCGCCTGGGCCGGAGACTTGAACTTGCCCCCGTTGTACTTGGCCAGGGAGTTGAGGGACTTCATCATGTCCTGTGGGTCGGGCCCACCGAGCCCCTCCACCAGCTCTGCGAGCTCCTCGAGGAGCATTAACGGGTATCGCTGTTTGTAGGTGGCCTTGTTCATGCTACTCGCTGTCCTCGAGGGCCATCGCTGCCGCGGATGGCCGGCTTTGGAGCTTACGCACCAGGTCCTTGAGGAGCCCTTTCGCGCGCCATGCGCCCGCGCGGGCCTTGCCCACCAGCTCGGCTGCGTCCCGGGCATCGATCATTGCCGCCCGCGGGGGCGGGGGGTCCATGCGTCCGAGTAGGTCCGCGAGGGAGTCCGCGCCACGCAGGTCCACCTGGGCGTCCATGGCTGCCCGGGCGATGTACTCGAGGGGGTTGGCCTTGATCTGGTGAGCCGCGCCGCTCGGGAGGTGCAGCTTGACGGCCTCGAGGAGCCCCCCGAGGGTGTCCGTGGACTCCTGGGCGCGGAGCTTCTTGAGGTGGGCCTCCATGGATCGGATGGTCTGCTCGAGCTTGCCCTTGAGCTTGCGCTCATCACGGGAGAGCTCCCCGGCCATCCTGGCGATGGTCCGGTATTCGGCCTTGATCGAAGCGAGCTCCGCCTCGAGCCGGTCAGCGACCGTGGCCTTGGCCTCCCCGAACATGCCGGTCTGAATCGGGTCCGGACGCCGCTTCTCGGAGCCGCCGGCCCCGGGGCTGATGGTGACCGTCATGGAATCGTAGATTGCCTGGTGGGCGATCTCCACCTGGGCATTGCCCTTGCGGTAGATCCACCTGTTGCGATGTTCCCAGCCGCCCGGCTTGAACCCCGCCTCGGTGAACCCCTTGCGCTGGAGCCATTCGATGATGGCCTTCCGGCACTCATGGGGGCGCCCCACGTCGTCCTTGGACAGCACCATGCCTTGGCCGCCCTTGCCCGGCTCCACCTTGAACCGGCCGTACCGCTTGATCGCCTTGGCCAGCGCCATGGCGAACGCCACGTCCGGATCCACCAGGGGCCGGCTTTCCCCGAATAGTGCTCCCTGGCCGGTGAACTCGCGCCGGGCCGGCTTGTGCGCGCTGGGGCCTTCGGGCCCGCGTAGCTGGATGTTCCGAGAGTAGATGATCCGAATCCCCTTGAACGGGGTGGACGATTCGATGCTCACCTCGTCCCGGTCCCGCTTGTAGATCTGCCGGTAGGGCTTGCCCCACTCGAAATCGTCCGGCTTGCCGGTCGTCTTGGCGAGCTTGAAGCCCTGACCCAGGAGGAACCGCTTGAGCTTGCGGCGCACCTCCTCGCCCTTGTTGCCCACGTCGTCGCACTTGAGGGCGTAGCTCATCGGGCCAGCAGTGTCCTGGTACTTCCAGGAGCCGGTGCCTTTGAGCTTCTCCTTGAGCTTCTCCCCGAAGTCGGCGCCCTTGGACTCCTCGAGCTCGATGCCCTCCCCGAGGCGCCGCCGGGCCTGGACAGCCACCTCGAGGGGTAGCGCGGACAGGTAGCCCTCCCGCCAGTCCTTGTTGTCGGACTTCTGGGGCACCTGGACGGCGAGCTTGGCTCCGCCTCGCCGCATGTCCACCCGGGCCGTGGCCGCGCCGGCCTTGAACGCCTTGCTCAAGGTGTTCACGCCCGTCTTGGACTTGAGCTGGGCGAGCTTGGTTTGCAGGGCCGCCACGTTGCTCGCGTCCCGATGTAGGTCTCCGAACCGGCGCTTCTTGCGCCCTTCATCGAGCTCCATGCCGGCCGCTTCGCGGATACCCTGTAGCAGATTGTCCAGATGGTTCATGGTGTGCGTTCTTCCTTGGCTGCCGCCGCCTGGACTTCCTTGGCCTTGGCTTCGATCCCCTTGGCGAGGGCGATCACCGCCTTCAGGTCTCGGCCTTTGACGGCCTTGACGAGCTTCAGGAGCTTGCCGTGGATCTCGCCAGTGCAGTTGGCGATCTCTGGCCACTGGTCCTTGCGTGGCTTGGGGTCGAGCCGTCCCGCCGGGGCGCTTCCACGGTGGCGTCCGGCGAGAATATCGTCAGCGCCCCACCGGGTCTCGTCCACTGGCTCGAGCCCGGCCGCTTGGCGAATCTCCTCGGTGATGCTCATGGTGCTCCTACTTCGCGGCGAGGATCTTCGCGCCAGCGAGATTCACCACATCGAACTCGGAGCCATAGCCGGTGTCCCGCCCGCGGTAGACCTTCACGTGCAGTGGCTTGGGCGAATAGATGTTCAAGCGGTCCTCGAAGTCCTGTCCATCGGTGGCCATGCGGATGGCAGCCTTGAGGCGCTTGAGCCCCTTGATCGTGCCGCCAGAGCCCTGGACCATGCCGGTGTACTTCTTGCCGTTGGCAGTCTGAATCGTGAACGTGAGACCGTCCTTGTTGTGACTGGCCATCGCCTCGGTGAGCCCGGCCGCTTGGCGCACATCTTCCACCAGGTCCGCGGAGAACTCGGTGTCCTCATGCCGAGCTCGCTCCACCTTCCTGACGCCCTCATAGGCTGCCTTGGTGGCCGCCACCGAGGCTTCGATGGCCTCTTTCAGCTTGTAGGGGATGCCCTCTTTTCGGCTGTCGATGCCCTCCATGCCAGCCACCACCTGGTTGGCATAGTGGGCTGCCAGCTTCGCGTTTGCCCCAACGGTGCCCCGCTTCGGATTGTAGGGGGAGCGAACCTCGTCCAGCTCGGTGTCCTCCGTGTGGCCCTTGAGGGCCCACTGGAGAGCTGTCACCAGGTTGTCCACGTTGGCACCCTTGGCTTGCTCCCGCTTGGCGAACACCCAAACGCTGTTGAGCTTCTTGGCTGGCACGTTGTTCTTGAGCCAGTTGGCGAGCTTTTTGATGTGGGTGTTGCTCCACCTGGCAGGGTTGGTTTTGATCCCCGCGTTGCTGGCGAAGCTGGAAACGATTTTGGTAAGGGCTGGGTCCACCGCTTCGCCCAGCCCGGCTTCGGCGCGGATGCTTTCGATGATGTTCACGATGGAGCTCCTACTTCTCGACGGTGAGGCCCTTTTCCGCCAGGTAGGCGAGAATGGCCTTGGTGAACATGGCACGGATGCGCTGGCTCATGGGTTTTGACCAGTCGCCTTTTTTGGCCCAGCCGGTGCCGTAGGCTTTGATCAGCTTGCGCTTGACTGCGACTGCCGCAGCGGCGGAGAGCTGGTCCAGCTTGTTGTCACTGAGGATGAGGTTGTCATCCTGGGTGAGGCCCTCCTCGAGCTCGGTGTCCACGTCTTCGCGGGTGGTGGTGACGCTCATGGGCTTACCGCCCGCGAGCCCGGCGATCCGATTCACGTACATGGACACCTGGGAGACCCGGTTGAACACGTTGAGGGCCTGGCGCCGCTTCACGAAGTCGCCCAGCGTGTTCACGTTGCGCGCGAGTCGGTGCATGGCCTGATCCACCTTGCGCCAGGTGCTCGCGTCCATTTCGGCTTCGGTGAGGTTCTCTTTGGGCTCGAGGCCCGCGTGGCTCCGGATCTCTTCGATCAGATTCTGGCTCATGGACTTCCTCCTGGGAGTTGCCCATTACCATACCAGAGGCGATCCCAACGGGGAAGCCTCCTTGTCCTACATCACGGACACCTGGCCACGGATTCGGATCAACTCGACACCTGGAAGGCCGAGCCGCCGCACCCACACCTGGGTCCCGATTTACGATTTTTTGCCGCCAGAGAATACCTGAGCCATTCGATCCGCATTTTTCGCGGGTGCCCCTCCCCAAGGCACATCACTCTGTATCAGGACTGTACGGGTCCTGTATCCAGTCTGTATCGCCGTCCAGCTCCTCCAAGGTCGGGGCCCGCGGACTCCACCCGAACGGCCCCTCCACCGGCTCCACCAGCTCCATCTCCTTCCGCACCTCCCGCGCCAGCTTCCACCCAGCCATGCTCACCAGCTCGCCCATGTCGCTCACCTCCTACCTACCTAATGGGCGCTACGGGCCAGATGTTGCCGTTCCGGTCCGATTTTTTTCGCGGCGAGGCGCGGGGAGCTCGTCCACAGCTCCGGCCACCGGCCGGCGTACCCCACACGCTTCCCCCCACGCTTGGAACCTCCCCACGGCTCTCCTACACTTACCCCCACGCCTCCCACGGCTCCACCAGGACGCTCGCCCACAACCCCACCCCAGTACCCCGAAACCTACCGCTCGCTCCGCTCGCACCTCACCTGGACAAGCAACCCCGAAACGCCCCAGACCTTCCACCGCATCACCCACACCTTCCACCGCACTCCCAAGACTTTCCCCCGCACTTCCCCCGCACCAGCGCATCGCACCAGCGCCCCGCACTCGCGTTCGCCTCGCCCGCACGCACGTGCGTCACACCCTCTGGGGAAAAAAACACCCCCCCAATGTGAGAGGGTCCCGCACGGGGTCCCGGAACCCGGATTCGAATCCACTTTCTTGACTGGATCCATCCGGAATACCCCCCCTCCACCCCTGGGGTGTCGGATCCACAGTCGGATCCACAGCACCGAGGCGCCGGTGGCCTCGAGGCGCGCCGCCCCCCGGGCCGAGCCCGGCCGGGATCCACTCCGCCCCCGGTGGCCAGACTGGGATCCACAACGGCGAGGCGCCGCCCCCGGGCCGGGGCCCGCTGCACTCACGTTCGGGGAGCTCGAGGTAGACGCGCCCGGGGCTGGCCCGGGCCGGGGCAGGGTCGCGCGGGGGACGCGCCCGGGGCGGTCAGGAGCGGGTGGCCTCGGGGCCCTGGGCCGTGGCCATCGGTGGGCACCACAGCCGGAGCTGCTCCTCCTCGAAGGCGCGCCATCGGTCCCTGGCCTCGAGGGCAAGCTCCGCCGCCTGGTCCGCCGTGTAGGGGGACGCCTGGGTGGGTGACCACAGGAGCCGGCCCACGGTCCGCCACACGTCCAGCTCGAGCCCGATGGCCAGCACGCCGTGAGGCACGTACAGCCGGAGCTGGGGCTCGCCCACCTGGGCCGCCGGCACCACCAGCCGATCTCCCACCTGGCGGATAGGTGGCTCGGTTCTGTCACCCTGTCCCCACGCCCGGGCGAACACCTTGCGCGCCTGGTCCGCCATGGCATCACCGAGTCGGGCCGCCGGGCCACCGAGGAAGCCCACCAGGTCCCCATCGGTCAGGGGCTCGGGCTCCTCCATCTGGCTCGCCCAGAGCTGGCCCTCCGCGTCCAGTCCTATCAGGCCCCCTGGCAGCCCCACCTCGGTTCCGTCCTTGAGTCGCATCGAATCCATCAGCTCAACCTCCCTGGCGTCTGGCGCCCACTGTAGGTGCCCCGCCCGGGCTCCCTTCCCCCGGCCCGCCGCCGCCCCGCTTCGGGCTCCAGGGTAGGGTGTAGGCTACACCATGGCGATCCCCAGGGCAAGCCCCGACGCACCCGGCGAGCATCGCTCCCAGGCCCGTGATTTTCGTTCTTTCGTCAATGATTCCGTGACCAGCTACCCCCGGTTCCGACCCCTCGAGGCCCCGGTGGCCCCCAGTGGCCCCCCTCGAGGCGCCCCGCTGCACCGAAAAACGCAATGATTCTGTCAGGCGCTCCCTGCCCCTGGCGCTCCCAGGCCCGTGATTTTCGTTCTTTCCTTAATGATTCCGTGGAAGGCTACTCGGGCTCGTCATCACTGAACGCCACCAGCTCCCCGGCCAGGCTGGCCGCCGCTGCATCCTGGCTCCGCTGGCTGGTGAGGAACCGGTGGAGCACCCCGAGCACCTTGGTGCGCCGCCTGGGGTCCAGGAGGGCCTCCTGAACGTCCTGGCGCCCGGCGAAGCGCCCCTTGACTACCCCGGCCAGGCGCTCCTCGAGGGTGGCCCGCTGCTCCTCGGGGCCGCCCCCGAGTCCACCGAGGCGCTCGCGTAGGCCCCCGTGGACACGTAGGGTCTGGCGCATCTCGCCCATGAGCTCCCGCACGTCCCGGAACGTCTTGGGCCTCACCCCTGGGTTGGTAGTCCCCACCTGGGTGGGCTCGGTGTCCCCGTCCAGGCCCCCCTCGCCCGGGCTGGGCAGCGCCACCTGGGGCGCGCCCCCGAGTTCCTCCGCGCCCACGGTGCCCGGGCTGGGCGCCACGCCGGTGGCCTCGCATAGCAGAGCCTTTTCAACGCGGTATAGCTCCCCGAGCTCCACCAGCTCCCCCAGGGCCGTCTCGAGGGCCGTGGCCGCGCGCACCTGCATGGCGCTCATCTGGGTGGGGTTCATCACCTCCGCGGGGGCGAGGGCCGCCTTGGCGTAGCGTGAGATCTCCTGGCGTAGCAGGTCGTGAGCCACGTCCCCAAGGAAGCCGTTGGCGTGGATCCGCCTCGCCACCTCCGCCGCCGGGTAACCCTCGCGGATCCACTCCACAATGTCCGGGAGGATCGGTAGCTGGCGGATCCGCTGTCCCGGCTCGGGGCCGCGCCGCCTCGGGGCCTCGTCCGCTCTGTCGCTGATGGTCACCATGGGGGCCTCCTACTGGATCTGATTCGAATCTGCCCGCACGCACGTGCGCCTCTGGATCCAGATCTGGGATTCGAATCCGGGCCCCGCGCGGGAGAGCGTGCGTAAAAAAAAGGGGGTGTAGGACGTGAAAACGGGGGTTTACGGGGATCTCGTACCCTGTAAACACGCTCGGGGTCATCTGGAAACGATAGCAGTTGCGGCAGGTTGTTAGGCGTTAGGCGTAGCTGTAGGCAAGGGGAGAGCGTAGGCGTAGCTGTAGACATGGACAGCATGGACGGCGTAGCTGGGCAGCTCGAGGTGAAGCTGTAGCTGGTGAGCTTGGTGCCTACGGTGCTCTGCATAGTGACTCTAGGATAGCTTCTATTGTGGGTTGGATCTAGTCCCCCGCCGAATCGCCCCGCACCGCCATGGTTACTCTGGACGTTTCCTTCGTGTCCCGGCCAACGGGTAGTAGTGGGGTGTATATCAGTTGCCACAGCGGGATAGTAGGGCCAGCGAGCCCACGATGTAGGCCAGCCAGAGCACCGTGGCCACCGTATCCCATGGGGTCCACCCGACCCACCTGGTGGCCGTGGTCTCGGTTCCGTCCCCGTTGCTCCTGGTGCTGGTGCGGTAGCTCATGGAGTCTCTTCCCGGGCCGCCTCGAGGCCCTTGTAGAGGAGCACTCCGAACGCCTGGGAACGGCTGGTCTGGACGCCTGGGGGGAGCTCCCGCTGTAGGGTCACCTGGTAGCGGTCCACCAGCTCGAGGAGCTTTGGGTCCAGCGTCACGGCCACCCGGACCTTCCGGTGGCGCGTCCTCTTGGGCTTGCTCATCCGAGCCCCCGCGCCCGGGCGCACTCCGGACAGTAGTACCACTCCATGGTGCCCACCGACGTGGTGCCCACCGCGTGCTTCACCCAGCCCGAAGAGGCGATCTCCGGGTGGGGCTTGATAGTCGCCCCGCAGTCGTCGCACTCGAGCTCGAGGAGCACCCGCTCCCCCGTGTCCTCCCTGGTGGCGTAGATTCGTCCCATGGGTCACCCGCTGGCCAGGCATCGCTGCCATGCCGCTGCCTTCCTGGTGATGGTGTCCAGGGCCAGGTCCAGGGCCTCCTGCTTCGCTTCATCCGCGCCCCGCGCCTTGAGCTCATGGCGCTCCAGGCCAAGCTCATAGCACGTCACAAACCAGCCTCCCAGGCCATGGTAGCGGTGAACGGTCAGGCGCCCTGGCGCCCCCTTGAGCTCCCAGACGCTGGGCTCCACCTCGCCCTGTTGCCCCCGGCTGTACGATGATTCGTCTACCCATTCCATAGGTCATCTCCTGTAGTCTTCCACCACCGGGGTCCCCCGGCACAGTGGGGTTGGCCTTGGCCCCCGCCCGGTGGGCTCTGGTACGTCATGCCAGACGGCTGTGCAGACCGGATAGTCCACCCACCAGAGCTCCCACACCCCGCCGTACCAGCGCCTGTACCACTGGAAGTCGCCCAGGATGGCTCGGCAGAATGTACTCCTGAACATGGGTTCTAGTCCCCCGCCCCGCGCCGACCCGGGCACAGGTTCACATCATGGGCGCAATCGTCCACCGGGTCGTCATAGCAGACCTGGTAGCCCACCGGGAGCCCGCACAGGTCCACGTCGTGCGCGCAGTCCCCTGGCTCCACCTGGTAGCAGATGCGCTCCGTGGCGCCCCCCTTCGGCCCCGCGGCCACCGGCTCACACCGGCAAGGTGGGCACTCCACTCGCTCCCCGGCCCGGGCCTCTGGCCAGGGAGGCACCGTGTGGGCCACCAGCGCCGGCAATCGCCAGGCCGCCATCAGGGCCACCAGGAGCACCACTACGGGCACCGGCCACGTCCAGGATGGCCACTTCATGGCTCTCTTGTCTCCCCGGCCCCGCGCCCATCGTAGAACCACGCATGATGATGGCCGGTGGTACACACGAAGAAACCGCGCCCGTCTGGCATCCAGCCCTCTGGCTCTGGCGAGAAGAGGGGGTGCCACTCCTTGGCAGGGGCCCCGCACTCGGGGCAGTTCTGCCGCGGGGGCACCACCACCTGGCTCCGCCCCTCCGGGGACATGGCGCAAGCCAGCCCACGCATGACTTCGCCCTCTTCCAGGATGTCTTCGGGGCAGGTGTAGAAGCCCTTGATCGGCACCTTGCCAGCCGCCTCATGCTTCGCGTAGGCCGCTCTGCACAGGAGCTCCGCGTAGTCCATGGACAGGACTTCCTCTCTCCGTGCCCGCGCCCCTGGCTCCAGGTCCACCTCGTCGGTACACCACCACTTCTGCATATCACTCATGGCTCTCTTGTCTCCCCGGCCCCGCGCCGCTCGGCCACCAGGTGGTCCAGCCAGGCCATGCCCACCCGGACCATCTCGAGCTCCCACCGATGGTACAGCTCCGCCTGGGCCGCCCGCGGTAGGTCTGCCCGGAACCGGATCACCATGTGTTCCTCTGGCTTGTCCGAGCACTCCAGGACGGTCTCATAGGTGGTCAAGTCCGTGCGCCACACCGCCGGCTTGAAGCAATGCGGACAGCACATCACTGGGGCTGGTGGCTCCCATGGGGGCCTGGTGTCAGTGGGTGTCATGGGTCCTCGCTCCGGTCCAGTACAATGGTCCCCTTCGTGCCATCGAAGATGATCCCACACGGTTCACACGCGCAAAACCAGACGGCGTGCTCCACCACGTTGTAGATCGTCCTGCACCGCGGGCACCTGACCTTGACGTACTCCGGCTCACTGGCTCGGCCCGGCCGGCTCCCGGTGCATAGTCGGCTCGCTTTTCTCCGCCTCATGGGGTCCTGTCCCTCGCCCTCCGCGGCCGGTACGCCTCGGGGTGGGCCGCCCGGACGCGCCTGCATAGCTCCTGCCACGCCTCGTGTCTGCCGAGCCCAGGCTCGAAAGTGGCAATCTCATCCAGTAGCTCGGGGATGCTCATGTGGGCCACGCAGGGTAGGTCTGGCTCACACCGCTGGCACTCGCGTGGCTTGCTCATGGGGTGCCTTCCTTCACCATGGCCTCCCCGGCCAGATCGATATGTGAGCTCCACCCGACGTGCTGGCAATCCTGGCACACGTACTCCCGCTGTAGGTCGCTGCTTCTGGCTCCCCGCGCGTGATGCTTCTTGGGTGGGTTGGGCCTGGTCTTCCCGGTGAGGAGCACCCGGCTCGCCCAGCCCTTGTCCCGCTGGTGCCACCACCACCCAGAGTATTCTGTCAAACGCCCCTGGCGCCGCCGGCACTTCCAGCACCGGAAGCTCAAGGGGCTCCCTGGTCCGCTGCTACGCCCCATCGGTCAAAGGTCCTTGTGCTGATAGCATGGCTTCCCAGGGAAGCATCCAGGGCACCCCTCCTGAGCCTTCCTGGCAAGCCAGTTGTTGTGAGCCCTGATGGCCTGGCAGATGTCACAGGCGCAATGCTTGTTGGGTAGGCCGCCCTTCATCTTGGCCTCCTTGATCGCGATCAGGAGCTCGCGTTCTTCCTCGAGCTCGGCCACCATCTCTTCGGCCAGGTTGGCCTCGTCCTCGTACTTGTAGAACCCCATCGGTCATCCCTTCATGTTCGGGTCTCGTCTCAGGCACTTGAGGCACTGATTCGTCATTGGATCTACCGACTTGACCGCATGACACCGGATGCAGTCCTCCCAGGCTTCTGGCTCCCCATGCTCGTAGAAGAACACGCCGTCCGCCGGGGCCGTCATCGGTTGGATGGTGAAGCACTCCCGGATGATCTTGCTGGTGGGGGACTCCCAGGTGGGGTCCGCCACGCTGTGGAGTGTCCCTTCGGCCCCACAGCTCGGACACTGCTGTCCGCCAGGCTCCCACCTGGCCACGGGTGGGTCTCCCTCCACCACGGCCGGATTGGCCAGGAAGCACGCCCGGCACATGCCGTTCAAGGGCTTCCCTCGCATGGACTCGAGGAGCTCCTGGACTCGGTTGTCACGCTCCATGCTTCGCCTCCTCGCTGCGCTCCACGGCCGCCCTGTAAAGCCGCTCGGCCTCCTGGAGCCGCTCCCAGGCTTCCCGCCTGGTCTCGCTCTGATGGCCGCCTGGGAGCTTCGTGTTGTCCACCAGCTTCACCCGGGCAAGCCGGGGCCGCATGTCCCCACCGCAGACCAGGCACTGGGGCCCATCCCCGCGCCGGTCGTTCAAGGGGTCCACGGTGGACTCGCAGGAGCACCTGGGTGGCTCCCAGGCTTCGTGGCGGCACCTGATGGAGCAACAGAGCTTGCCGCTCACCACCTCCCAGCGCCGGCCGTTCATCTTGAGGCTCATAGCTTCCCTGGCCGCCGCGTAGGCCCGGCTCGGGTGCCCAGGGGTCACCACCTGGCTCCATCCCACGTCTCCGCACACGTCGCAAACCACTACCATCTTGATCGCCATTAAACCGGCTCCCTTCCGGCTTCGCCCGCCATCGGGTCTGGCCACTTCTGGCTGCTCACGTGTCCGCAGTCATCGCACCTGGTGATCACCGTGCCACCCAGGTAGGCGTTCCCCTTGCGCTTGGGCATCGCCACCCCGGTGGTGGTGTTCTTGCTCCCGCACGCATCGCAGGAGACCGGCTCGCTGGCGCTGTAGGTGGGCTCCTGGGGTGGCTCCTGTTCGAACATCCGATTGCGCTCGTAGCACTCCCGGCAGACGGACAGGAGCCGCCCGGTGGTCTCGCCCTTCATCACGGGGTTGTCGCAGTCCGTGAACGCGCACTTCGGTCGGTTGCTCATGGCAGCTCTCCCGGCGCCCCGCACCCGGGGCACCCGTTGACGTTGGGCAGGTAGGCGCGCCCGCAGTAGCCGCACGCCACGGCCGCCGGCCCGCGCTCGCCGGTCTCCTTGCCCATCGGCTCCACACCCACGGCCAGCATGTTCATGCAGTAGTCCGCCAGGAGCTGTGCCCCCGGGGCCGCGTTCTTGGCCAGCACCACGGACACCTGACCGCTCTGGTAGTCCACCGTACACCTGCCCCCGGCGTCCCCGTGGAGCTCGCCGTTGCCATCGGTGTCCTCGAGGCGCATCTTGCCGCGCTTACCCTTGATCGTGAGCACCAGCGTCTTGGGCACCACGGGCGTCCAGGTGAGCACCCCTTCCAGGTGAGCTTGCTTCTTGCCGGCTATGGCCACCGCCTCCTGGTAGACGTGCTCACTCGAGTAGTACCGGTCAAAAGACTGGATCAGGTTCATCGCTTCGCTCCAGTCCCGGTCCCGCGCCGGAACCGGCCGTAGGCCACCCGGTAGTCCGGGTCCTTGAGGAGTCGCCCGGGGTCCCACCCGTCCGTCTCACCACTGGCGTAGGCGATGATGGTGCCCTCCGCGGCGAGGCGCTTGGCGTGGTCCAGGTAGTACCGGCTGGCAGCCGTTCCGGTGGCCAGGAGCTCGCCCGTGTCCCGGTTGTAGCAGAGCTCCACGGTGGTGGGCTTGGGAGGCTCTGTGGGCTCCTCGAGCTCGGCCTCGATGGGCGCCGGTGGCGCTCGCCCGGTCTCGCCGGCCATTATGGGGACAATCTCCCCGTCCTCGAGCATCACCTCCACCCGGTCCGTAGCTGTCACATAGCTAGCATCCCCGGGCTTCATGAGGGGGCTGTCCGGCTCGAGCAAGTTGATCCCCGTAGTAAGCGCCCAGTCCACCTCCCTCTGAGTGAGCCCGGTGCCTGGCACCTTGGGCGATCCGGTCCACCTGTGGTTCTTGCTCATGGCTTACCTTCCTCGAGGGCATCCCGGGCCGCGCCCTCCGCTTGGTACTTCGCGCTCCGAATGTTCATCCCATGGCCACACGTGGGTGAAAATGTGGCGCATCGGCCCCAGGTGAACCTCCCTCACCTCCACCCCGACCGCCTTGGCCACGTAGGCGATGGCCGCCATGGCAAGCTGTCCGCCATGGTGACGGTCATCGTGCTCTGGGGTCCAGTTCTCCACAGTCACCTGGCGCTGGCGCTCCGCCGCGATCAGGTCCACTCCGCTTGCTCCGCTCATGGTCTCACTCCGTTCGGTTCTACCAGACTGATCTCGAGCACCAGCCGATCCGCTGCGTCCTGTGGGGACATGCCCACCAGGTCCACCACTGGCAGCCCCTTGGCCCGGGCCGTCTCCGCCTCGCCGGTCATCCCGGTGGACCACTGTGGGCCCACAGCGATCACTCCACCGAACAGGCCCACCAGGCGCCGGCCGATGGCCAGGGAGAGCTCTCTGTCCCCTGGATAGTGGTCGTCCATCCCGGCCGCCATGGCGTACCAGGGCGCCACGGCGTGAATCCCGGACCGGACCAGGGCCCGCTGGTAAGCCAGCACGGACGCCAGGTTCGCTTGTATCCCTGCGTGGGTCTTCGCGCCCACTGGGTGGGCGATGTACCAAAGCCGCTTCATGGTTTCATGGTTCCTTGTCCTTGTGGCGCTCAGGGCGATCCCTCACCCGCGGCATGGGCTCCCGGAGCTTGCCCCAGGAGTCCACCCCGGGTGGGTCCATGAACCAGTCCTTGAGCCACTCGAATTGCTCGGCTGGCAGCGCCCGGATCACCTCGCCGCACTCCGCGCACACCCAGGCCGGCCCACCGCGATCCCACCACGGGCGCCCATCGTTGTCCTGGACGTTGGTAGTCCGCATGAACGCCAGGCTTGCAGCGAGCTGGATCGTGTCCTTGTCGCACTGGTAGCAGAAGATGGTTTTCATGAACAGGTACAGCTCCTTCCGCACTCGGGACACGGCTCCAGGTTCCCTGGCCCGTTGTCCTTGCACGCCTGGCGCACCTCCATGGCGAACCCGCGGATGTTTCCGGCCACCAGGGTCCGCTCCCGGTCGCTCAGGGAGTCCATGGGGAGCCCGCTGATGTACTTCTCCACGTCCACGGGATCTGCATCCTCGTCCTCCATGGGTTCGGTCTCCGGACCCACCAGCACCGCCCCGGCTTCCGCGAGGAGCTCGTCCCGCGCCTGGTAGCCGTCATCGGGGCCGCCGGACACCTCTGGCACCGTCACGTTCTCCAGTGGAGTCGCGATCACCCTGTGGTCCAGCTTCCCCACGGCCTCCCAGATGGGCTTCACGGCCGCCTCGAGCTCCGCCAGCCCGAGGGGTTGCCCCTCCGCTTCGATGGCCGCGTTGCACGCCGCCTCCACCACGTCCAGGTAGGTCCGGTTGGCGCGCCCGCGCTCACAGGAGCGCCCATAGGCTTCGCCGTCCGCCAGGGCCCCGGCGATGGCCGCGCTGGTGTCGCCGTCCAGGGCTTCCTTCAGGCTTTCGTTCACCTGGCGCAGATGGGCGAGGAACCCCTTGAGCTCCTCCACGCGCGCCTCGAGTCGCTTGATCTTGTCCTGGTCACTCATGGTCCAGTGGTTCCTCCATCCCGCTCGGGCCGTACAGCCAGATCACCTCGCTCACCTTGATCCCGCCATCGTAGTCGGTCCCGTAGTCGATGCTGTCGATGCGCTCGCTCCACAGGCATCCGCAGACCAGCGCCCCGGCCGCGTTGTCCGGGATGCCACCCGGCTCATCCGCCAGCACGTCCCGGAGCTCCTCCTCGAGCTCGGTTTCGTTGTCGAACCACGGCACGTCATGGGCCGCAGTGGCAGCCATGTTCACGATGATCCACGTCTGTGGTTCCTCTGGGTCTGGCCCCAGCCAGAGCCACACCGGCTGACTTTGGTGGTACGCCTGGCTCATGGCTTGGAACCTCCATCGCCATCCGGCCCCTCGAAGTAGCCCGTGTGCCACGGCGCGTGGAACCGATACGGATCGCTCACGCTGGGCAGCGTGGAGAGCTTCGGAAACCCCGGGGGCTTGAGGTTCATGTGGATCGTCTTCTGGGCCTCGCTCACGTGTAGCCGGGCCGTGTCGCACGCATCGGAGCCATGCTTCGATCCGTCCCGCGCGTAGTCCTGGGAGAGCTCCATGAGCTCAATCTGGATCTGGGCCAGGCGCATCATGATGCTAGTCGCCCGCTTGATCATCGCCGTCCTCCTTGGTTGCCGCCGGGTGGCGGAGGGCCACCCTGGCCGCGTCCGCCAGACTCACCACGCTGATGGCCCACCAGCCGCACGTTCCGATCCCGCGCCCCAGGCCAGCGCACGTGAACGCCCAGGCGAAATCCAGGCTCCCCTCCGGCACCTGGGCCTCTATCATCACCGGCTTGCCGCACTCCGGGCAGCCGTTCCGTAGCACGCTGTCCACCAGGGTGTACGGGTCCAGCTCGCCGTCCAGCACCGGCTTGCCTGGTGGTGGGTGGAGCTGGTCTCGGAGGCGCCCGTTCTCCTCGTACAGCCGGCCCACCGTCTTGACCAGCCGCTCCCTCACCTGGGCCTCCGTGTCCGGCGTCTGGAACCGGCCGCACGCCGGACAGAGCCCGTTGGAGCCGTTGTCCCCGCACACCTGGCAGCCCACCTTGCCCGACTTGGCTTCCCTGAGTTCGGCCCGGGCCTCCTCGAGCTCGGTGGCCAGCGTCACGCACGTCCCGGGGCACGGCTGTCCATCGTGGGTGAGGTAGAGCTTGTCCCGGGTGGCCTGGTCCATCTCCTCCACGGTGCGGACAGCCACATCCTTCACGTCCTCAAAGGACAGAAGCATGTTGCCCGATAGGTGGGTGTGGAGCTCCAGGGTGTCCTGGTCCTTGGCGTGGCCCACCAGGTGATCCATGGACTCCCAGTTCACATCCGCACCACCATCGCCCCGATCCCGCACCTTCACGATGCTCGCCTGGAGCGGCGTATAGGGGGTCATGGGCGACATGATGCCTTGCTCCATGCCCGGGATGATCACCGGGAGCACCACGCCGTCCCCCAGGACAACATGGCCCACCAGGCCGCCCTGGCGCCGCGCCTGGTCCGAGTTGATGGCCAGGGGCACATGGACCACCGGCTCGCCGCCAGGGCTTCCCAGGGTCACCTCGCTGGCCTCGAGGGTCACGGTGCCATCGTCCCCGAGGCCCACCCGCGCCACGGGGATCTCCTTGTCCTCCTGTGGCGCGTACTCCATGCCCAGGTCTGGGTTGCGCTTCGGCTCCTCCATGGGCCCGAGGCCCACCAGCTCGCGCGCCCCGTTCATCGCCTCCCAGAGCTCCCCATCGGACACCGTGGGCTTGAGGCCCACGTGCTCCCTGGCCGCCTGGAGCTCGGGGCTGTTCAGGGCTTCGGAGAGCTCCCTGTGAACCGCGTCCGCCAGGCTGGTGATGCCCTTGTGTCCAGGATGCGTAGGCGTGGGGCTTTCCTCGAGTCGCATCCCAGCCTGGCACCATTCCTTGCCGCACTTGGGGCACCGCCAGTCTGCGAACCCGGCAATCTTGGCGAGCTCCACCCGGCACTCCGGACAGCTCGGCTGGGCTTGCTTGCCGCTCCACTTCTTAGTTGGGGCCATGGTCCCCTCCTTTACCGCCATCGATCACGGTGGGAGTCCACCGCTGGGCACTGCTCTCCTCGGTGCTCTCCCCGTGGAGCTGCACCTGCACCACGGCGTCCCACGGCACCGAGCACCACCGGTAGCCCTCGCCAAAGCGTAGCGTCCCGCTGATGGCCTCCTGGGTACACTCCAGGTCCATGATCGGGGTAGGCGCATTGCGCCCGAAGTCCAGAGCCAGCACCTCGCCGCCACGGAACCGCTCCGGCACCACCACGCCTTCGGCTTCCAGGCGAAACGCCACGCGCACCATGTAGCCCTTGTTCAGGCCCTCCATGATCGCCGCCCGAGCTCGCTCGCCTTTCTCGCTCATCGCTCCCACATCCTTCCTGTGGCCCGCTGGTAGGCTTCGCGCACCATGTCCGGCCACCAGGGTGGCCCCTTCATGTAGGTCTCCATGCAGTCCAGCGTCCGCTTGCACTCGGGGCACGCCCCGTTCGGCGGACCCTCCATCCAGCGCACCTGGCCGCAGAACCCACACCGGCGGTAGCCGTCCTTGCGCCCCGGCCACCACCGGCGAGGGATGTTGATCGTCACCCCGGGCAGCGGCCGGAGGTGGGTCACCTGTGGGCTCCACCAACGCGCCGGACGCCAGTTGTATCGATCCAGCCCGTACACGTTCACGGAAACAGGCCCGATGTTCACGGATAGCAGGTTCTTGTTCACAGCTTCCCTCCGCTTGGTGGCAGCCCGAAGGGGTTGTCTTCGATGGCCAGGTGCCACCACTTGAAGTCCTCCGCCTTCACCGGCCACCATCGGCCGCACTCGCACTCCCAGCCGATGCGATCCACGTCCCTGTTCTTGCTCAAGCTGTAGACCGGCTTTGCTCCCTCTCGCCCACAGTCCCAGCACACCCCGCCGATCTGTAGCGTCTTGTGAACACCTCGCTTGGCCATCACGGCCTCCCTTCGGGCCACGGTGGCCCACCCTGGCAGTACGGGTCCACGTCGCCCCAGTCCTCCACAGGGGGGCATCCGCACTCGAAGACGTGAGCATCGTGGATCCGGCACCAGTAGTCCTCGCAGTTGTCGCATGGGATCCACGCCGGGTAGCACTGGCCCTCCGCTGTGGTCTCTGGTCTCACGCCTTGCCCTCCACCGCCAGCATCACCCTGGCCACCGGCCGCTGGCACTTCGGGCAGACCGGCTCCTCCTGGTAGCTGTCGCCCAGGAACCCTTGCTCGCACACCTCGCACTCGAGCTCCCTGGGTTCACCCTGGGCGTATGGATGGCCAGGCGGGGGCGGATGCAAGTCCTGAACCCCGGCGATGCCCACCGCGTTGCCGTAGTAGTCCGTGGCCAGCCACACCACGCTCCTCGAGGATTCGGCGCCGGCCACTAGGCCCTCCGCCGGTGTCCCCTTGAACGCATCCGGGTGGAACGGGTCCCGGGCAAGCTCCCAGTGGTCTGGCGCGGAAAGGACCCAGAACATGCTCGGCGGATAGGCCACCAGGAGCTCCTCTGGCGAGCTGTAGCTGTCCTCCCTGCCCGTCGCCGTCACCACCTCCACCTTGCCTTCCAGGATCTCCCCGCGCGCCACCTCGCGGCCGTTCCAGCCCTCTGTGATGGTGATCAGCATCCGTCGCCTCGCTTCCCTGGAGTGAACACGTCCTGCCTCCCTCGCTCCATGTGAGCCACCAGGTCCACGCCCCAGACCCTCTGCGCCACGTCCACCCAGTTGCCGAGCCCAACGGCGCGCCCTGGATTCTCTTCGTGCCACGCTTGAGCCCGCTTCGTGGCCTCCGCGGCAATCTCCTGGGCCGCGCTGAATGGCATCCCGATGAGGGGTGAACTCAGGTCCCCGCTGGCGAACCTGGTGTTGGCTTTGCCCACCATTTTCAGCACGCCGGCACAAGTCTCGCACACGGGCGCGCCCGCCCACGCGGCGCCGTCCCACCTGGTGTCCAGGCCATCGTCTCCGCACTGTGAGCACTTCATCGCTTTCGCTCCACCAGCTCCACCGTGGCCATGGCGTCCAACATCCGGCCAATGGCCATCACGTTCTTGTCGGTGAACCGGACGCGCATCGTCACGTCCATGGACTCCACCGCGCCATCGTGGTCGAATCTCCGTTCCACGTTGTGGATAAACCCCACCGCCCCACGCTGTCCCGCGCGCACCGAAGGCGGCTCCTTCCCCTCGAGCCGCGCCAGCGCCGCATCGAACAGCGCCTGGTCATCGATCACGTACTCAGCACACATCGTACTCGCTCCTGTGATTGCCGCCGCCCCGGTCATACTGGAGAGCCGCTCGCAGAACAAAGCGCACGTCCTTGGGCAGTAGCATCGGCTGTCGGCACCCGTCTGGCTCCCAGGGGTGGCCCATCGCCCCGCACGCACCGTAGGGCACCACGGTCCGCTTGCGGAGGATCACCTTCACACGCCCGCGCTCGTCCAGCCAGCTCGGGGGGATCCCCCTGGTGGACGGAACGCGCCGCTTCTTGTTCCCGCAGAACCAGCACCTCACGGTGCGCCGCTTGGGTTTCAATTCCATCGCTCCTTGTCTGGCTCCGGTGGTGGCTCCGAGATCACATCGTACCGGTTCACGGACCCCTCGCGGAGCACCTGGTAGGCACACTTCTCGGCACGCTCCAGGTAGTCCTTGACCGCCTCTGCCCGGCGCCGCTCCGCCACGGACCACACCCACAGGCCAGCTACCACCGCAGCGAGCACCAAGATCAGCACCGCCGCGACGATCATGGCATTGGCTCCACGGCGTCCCTGGGCACCTCGAGCTGGATCGTGATCGTGCGCCCGCGCCCGGGCCGCTTTCGCATGAACGGGGAGCCGTCCTCCGGTGGCCCTTCCACCACCTCGGTTTCGACCTTCACCTCGGTGATCTCAGCGCCTCCCTTGAGGTAGGCGTCCAAGGTCCCAACCACGTCATCGCGCCGCTCCTGGGTGGTCATCTTCCGCATGGACATTTTCATCTGCACCGCTTCACCTCCTCCGCCATGGTGAGAGCCAGAGCCACGGGGAACAGCGCCACGGCTAGACCGAACCAGAGCCCCGCCTTGGCCACGTGACCGGCCGCCTTGAGCCAGTCCATGGATTCAGCCGTCATGCTGTCCCTCATCGAAGGCGAACACCTGGTGCTCGCGCTCGCCATCCTTCACCAGCACAGGGTTGATCCGCAGTAGTCCCCCTCCCGCGTAGTTGCATGGGGACTTGCCGCCGAACGCATCGTTGTCCATGTGGCCGTTCCAGCGCCCGATGCAGGAGAAGTAGGCCGTGCTGGGCTGCACGTCTACCCCATGATCATGGAGCTCCTTGAAGTCCTCCACGGACTGGACGTGGCCGCAGCTCGGGCAGACGAATCGCCACTTCATCTGGTCATCCCCGAACAGCTCGATGCCATGGGCTTCCCACTCTTCCTTTGTCATGATGATGCGCTTCATAGCGTGATGATCCGCTTGGGTTCATCGTCCTCTGGCGCTCCCTGGCCGCTGCACCGCGGACAGATGAAAGTCTGCACCGGGCTTGCGAGCACCAGGAGCACACCCTTGAGGGCCTTGATCTGCTCCTCGGACTCTAGGGCCACCACCTGGTTCTCCTGGTTCACGCCCACGGGCTGAATCTGGATCGGCACCCCGAGGGTAGCCTTGCAGTGGGGGCACGCTGCCGTGATGGTGGGCACCATGTGGCCTACGGGCACCTCCCAGGGGTTCTCCACGTCCGCGTTCGGGTCTCTCTCTTCGCTCATCGTGTCATCCTCCAATCATCGAAGAAACCATCAGTAGGATCCCGACCACCACGGCCAGGAGCACCGCGCCCACCAGGAGGCGCTTCCAGAATCCGGTCACCGCCGGGTCACTCATGGGGCTTGCCCTCCTCAATCATCCGGATCACCCGCGCCAGCCGAGCCACTGCCCGGTCGAAAGCCATGGGCTCCGCCAGCCGCTCGCGGTCCACCTGGAGCCCCCACGCCTTGAGGGCCCGCGGAATGCTCTCCTTGAGCCGCTCCTCACGCTCCTGGGCTGTTGGCATCCGCTCAACTCGCATCAGGAAACACCTTGTGGACAAGCGGGAAAATGAACTTGGTGTACTTCTCCACGTCGTCTGGATCGATACCTTTGCGAGCATGATCCTTGACCGATTCCTTGAGCCTCCTGGATTCAAGCTCAAATAGCCTGGCCAAGATAAGCGCCCTGTCGTCCACTCCCTCCACCATCCATGCCCACTTTTTCAGCGTATTCTCGGGCGATCCATAGTTGTCTCTGCATACCTCACAGTCGGGATCATTGCAGATCGGGAGCAAGCTCATGTGAAGATCCGACAACGCACAGCACGCATCGCAGTCTTCGTTGCCAACCTCTATCCCGTCTTCCACGTAACAGGTGTGCTTGAGCCTGGCTTCAATGCCGCGCCTGATCTCAGCAAACCTGACTTCATCGTAGCTGCTCGGGTGACTCATCTCTCTGCTCCCGCTGGCACCAGGTTCCCCTGAAAGCCGCAGTCATGGCACTTGGCCGTGTCCGACACGTAGGGCTTGCGCCAGATCACCTTTCCGCACCTGGGGCACTTCATCTTGCGCCACGGCTTCCTCGGTGGAGCGTAGCGTCTAGGTGCCTTCGGGGGCTTACGTTTCGTCGCCATCGTCCTTGTCCTTGCCGCCGTCCAGGCACCGCAGCTCCAGGGTGGCCTTCGGCACTGGCCACGCGCCTATGTGTTCAGAGGTGCCTACCCCGAACCCGGGAATCTCCGCCCTGGTCATCGGGTCCATCTCGTACCGGTCGCACCGCCGGCAATACCAGCCGTCCTCATGGACGTTCAGGGTCTCCTCGAGTAGATCGTGGCACACCCGGCACACCGGGATCGTGGAGCCGATCATCATGTCGATGTTGGCCGCCACCGAACCGTCCGGCTGCCCCTCGCCCACCACCACAGACCCACCTGGCCGGCGAGCTCGAGGGGGCACGTCCGCCGGGGAGCCCTCCGCCAGCACCAGCGCCCACCACCCGCGGAGCTCGTCTTCGTTCCCAGTGGGGTAGTCCGCCCGATGGCACTGGCACCGGAACGCAGGCACCAGCGCCCGCTGGAACCCGAGGAGCCCTTCCGCCACCACCGGCTTCATCCGCTCGCCGCACCTGGGGCACTCGAGGATCACCATGGCCACGGCCCTCCCTCGCGGATCGCGCGCTCCCAGGCCCTCCGGTTGCGCCGGTACTCCAGCTCGTTTCTCACCACCTCACCGATCCTTGAGAACGCCCTGTAGAGCATCATGATCGCCTCGAGAATGAACACCTCGAGGAGCTTGCGTAGCGCAACCCAGCTCACGTCACCCTCCAGATAGCCCGTGGCGCGGCCGGCACGCCCAGATAGCCGGCCTGGCGTCCACCGGGCCTCGCCCGCGGCGCAACGGCTCCACGTGCGGAGCCAGGGGCACCAAGTCCCACACGGGTGGCCGTGGTGGCGGTAGACATGGCTCTGGGTCTGGCACCGAGGAGCCGCTCGAGCTCACGTGGAACACCACCGTTCGGTCGCTGGTGGCGTTGGGCGGATCTCCCGCCCACGTGTAGCTCACCATCTGGTAGCCGTTGGGGCACGTGGGGCTCGAGTCCACGGTCCGGCTGGGGGGTAGAGCTGCCATCAGACGTAGAACACCGCGCCCCGTCGAGACGCGCCTTTGTCCGGGCGATAGTGGGCCACAGTGGCGCCGAAGATCGGCCCGCGGTATCCGGCCTGGTGGAGCACCTCCGCCGCAGCTCGCAGCGTGGCGCCGCTGGTGAACACGTCGTCAACGATCAGCACTCCCGCCGCCTCCGGCACTCCCTTCACGGCCATGGTCCTCACGTGCTCCTGGTAACCCGTCCCGGCATTCACGCCCCCGGCCCGGCGCCGCATCCGACTGGACTGCACGGCCACGGCACGCTCCACCAGGTCCACCGCGCGCTTGCCCGCGCCCGCGCGCACAAGCGCGTTGGCCAACACCATGTTGCTCGGGCGCCCGGACGCGCTTCGTGGAGCTGCCGTCACCACGCCCTTGAAGCCCTTGAGCCCAGGGTGCCGAGCGAGGGCCTCCGCCCCGGCGCGGATCGCCGCCTGGTCCCCGGCCTTGAGCCGTTCGATCAAGTCTTGGGTGGCATCCGTCTCCGGCGATGCGCCCCGGTGCTTTGTCCGGCTCAGGTACAGCATGGCGGAGTACACCGGGAACCGACCCATGCCCTTCCCGGACAGTGACTTCCGAAGCTCCTCGAGGAGCACCTGTAGGCGTGCTGTCATGGTCATGGGCAAATCCTACCATCCGAGCCATCCTAGTCACCACCCATCTCCTCGAGCGCAAGGTCTGCAAATAGGGGACCGAATACACCGGCGATCCGACGCCTGGCAGTATCCGCCCACTTCGGATCCAGCTCCACACCCACGAAGCGCCTGGACAAAGCCACCGCCGCCGCACCAGTAGTCCCCGAGCCACAATACGGGTCCAGCACCACGTCTCCCTTCCTGGAGCCGATGGTGATCAGGTACTGCATGAGCTTGGTAGGCTTGACAGTCGGGTGCTGATTGTCACCCACGCCCCGGTTCTTCTCCCGCTTGGACGGCTTGGGCACCAGGAGCCATGGAAACGTCCGGCGCACCCTCTCCGGGAGCTCGGCCATGGCCTTGGCGTGCCATGCGTCCAAGTCGAAGTAGCGAGACGCCGAACCGGCGTCTCTTGCATACTCACGCTGCATCTTCCCAGCCTTCCCATAGATGTTTCCATCGTTAAACCCATGGTAGCTGCCGCTCATTTTTCCGCTCTTGCAAATCCTCCCATCATCCAACGCATCGTCCTCTACCAGCACGTTGGCGGGGAAGCGGCCACCGCCGGGGCAACTACTTCCGTGGTCCACGTCCTGAAATCCGCCGCCGTGGTAAATGTTGCCGTCACCTATTTCGCGCCTATGTGTCCAGTGACTCCCTTTGGTACTGCCGGTAATCGGTATCCGCCCATCGTCCAGCCACGTACACCCCTTCCCATTGTTGAGCGCCTGGTCGAGATAGGTCTTTTGCGCCAGCGGCTTCATGACCACGATCACCGGCTCGACCGCAGGCTTGGGCTGGAAGCCTCCATAGGCACCGTCCAATGCCTTCGCCTCTGGTGTCGATGGCTCCGTTACATTCGGAGACATTGAAGCACTGTTCCATCGAGCATGATGCTCCGCGTTCTTCCCAGGGTCACGAAAGTTTGGGTTCCTTCCAACAACCTCCCTTTCCGCCCCCGCTCGCTTGTCGGCTGCCTTGCTAAGGTTCTGCGCCTTTGGAAACCCGCTGGCGTACACCCAGTAGATCGACGTGAACCCAGCCTCGAAACCTGCCTCACCAAGCCGAACGATCATCTGGGCCATGCAGTCCTGGCGCGGGGTGCAAAGGATGAAACCGAACGCCCCTGGCTTCATCACCCGGAGGCACTCGCGCCATGCGTCCACCGGAGGCACCGCGCGGTCCCAGTCGCGGTTCATGAACTTGAGACCGTATGGGGGGTCGCAACACAGCACGTCCACGCACTCGTCCGGGAGCTCGGCCAGTCGCTCCTGGCAGTCCCCCGTGAGGATTGTCACCCTGTCCAGTTTCATCGCCCGCGCTCTGCCTCCACCCGGGCCGCCCCGAGGAGCCCGTAGCCGGCAATGTCCCGCCAGGGGGACTCGCCCAGGGCGTCCCTGTCCGTGGCGATCCGGAACAGCTTGTCCACCACCCGCGTCACCGCCAGGGCATCATCCATCTGGTCCGGGGCAATACCGTCCGGATACAGGGTACGCATCACCTGGCCGCTTCGCCCGAACGCATCGCCGTAGGCCGCCTGCTTCTCGGTGACCAGCCGGCCGATCTCGCGGCCCAGTTTTTCAAAGTCTGCCATCGGAGACCCTCTTGACTCTTATTCCCCTACAGAGGGAGATAAGGTTAATTAAGAAGAAGCAACAGCCGTGCCAAGTCAGTGCGCGCTGTCATAGGGCACGCTGTCATGGGCCGCCTGGTACGTCCGGCACCAGTCGAGCACCTCGTCTTCGGCCACCGGCCAGGAGACCCCACAGCAATTCCACCAGATGCTGCACCCCTCGAGGGCATCGTTCATGTCCTCGTTCCGGTCGCATGTGGCGCGAGCTCGCTGTGGAGCTCTCCCGCACCGCCAACAGGTCGCACTCATGTGCGAGTCACCTGGCCCCGGCCCGGCGAACATGCCGCTTGGGGGTCACGCTCCTGGGCCCATCGAAGAGACCGGCGAGCCAGAGCTGCGCCAGGTCGGGGTCCACCTCCCACTGGTGGCCGCACTCGGGGCAGAGCCACCTGGGCTGGGCACGGGTCACCATGCCGCTCACTTTGTTCACCCCGGCCGTGGTCATGGTGGCCATGGTCTGGATCTGCTCCCGGCACCGGGGGCACTCTTCGGGTACATGCTTCGCTACTGCCATCTGATTGCTCCTGTCATTGACACCCTTGTGTCCTGGTCCACGCAAGGACCTTTTTCAAAGTCTTGCTCCACTGGTTTCCGGCGCCCTTGTCCCGCAGATAAATCTGCTCAATCTCGTCCATCGCTGCCCGGATCTCGCCCTTTGTTGGTATGGATTCATCCTTTGGTTTACTGGGCAAATCTCTCAGTTTGTCTGGATACGGAACATCGGTCACCTGCCAAGCCATTGCACTCTTTCCAGACGGATTTTTGGCACGGATCTTTGGGTGTGGCTCAACCAGTCCAGCCTTTTGCAGCGTTCGCCTCCGAGCTGTAATGCCGTTTGGATCAATGTCCAGGGCCTCACGGATCTGCACATCCGACTGAAGCGGGTTTTCCTTGATGTAATCGTAGACTCGCCGGCACTGGCTCTCCACCTTCGGCGCCACAGCTTTCGCAGATTCCTTAGATGTTTCAGATCCTACCTGATACGGCGCGCCGACGTACCCGTGAGCATCATCATCATCGTGATCATCGTGACCATCGCTCATCGGTTCACTCCCACGTCATGTCCTCACCATCAGCCGCATCGGAGTCGAGCTCCTCGAGCTCGTTCAGGTAGGGCTGGCACGCCGCCACCACGCGCTGGCACATGGCCACGCCCATCTGGCCAATGTGGCAATGGCGAGGGGAAAGGTTGAGCTGGTCCGCCAGCCAGGTGTAAGCGGACTTGCGATGCCCTGGGCGCCCCCACGGCGGGTCCGGGTGGTCCCGCCAGAGCGGATCGAAGGCAGCATGGGCCGCCATCTTCGCCTGGCGAAGCTCGCTGTCAGCGAGGCGCCCCAGAGCGTTCTTCGTGCCATCGTGGCACCCGACCCACGCCTTGCACTTCCAGCACACCCACATCCAGCCGTAGTTGCGGCCGGGGCCGTAAACCTTGCTGGACTTCACCAGCTCCGCGTCCTCGCCACAGTAGTCGCACTGGACCGGCCCGCGGATGTTGTCCTCGCGGATCACCCGGTCCGCATCCGCAGCCGTCTCAAGGTACAGCACGTTCCCGCGACTGAACCCAGGCCCCATCCGCTCATCGCCCTCCCGGATCGTGAGCGGATCGGCCATGGCCTCGAAGCTGTGATCGTGAGAGTCACCCATCACTCGCCTCCATCCCCTGGTGTGAGCCACTTCGGCACCTTCGTGGGGTCCTCGCCGTAGTCGAGAATATCGTACAGGGCGTCGATGTTGCGCCCGTGGACGCGGGGCTTGTTGTAGCGATGCAAGATCCTGGCGTAGGCCAGGATGGCATCCCGCATCCGGTTGGAGCTCTCCGGGAGCTCCTGGCACTTGCTACAGCCCCGGTACTTCATCACTGCACCCGGAACCCCTTGGTGGGGGAGCGGGGATCCCAGCTCTGCGGAATCTGGAACCCGGTCCCGAACGTGGTGCCGCCCCAGCCGTTGGAGTCACCAGGGATCGCCCCGGACTTCTCCATCCAAGGCACGGCGATCTTCTGCCACGCCTCCCAGCCCGGATCGCACTCGCGCTGGTCCGACGCCTGGCGATGCGCGTAGATGTACTTGAACGGCCGGTCGTTGTCCTTGAAGCCGTCCAGGATGAGGTTGAGAAGCACCCCGGCCGCCTTGATCTGCTCAGGGGTGATCGGGTCGGGCCCACCGCCTGGCTTCCACCAGTAGCCCGGGTAGCCTTCGGGATTGCCGTCCAGCTCGATCCCCAAGGTCCACAGGCTCGGCCGATGGCCGTGCCAGATATGAAGATCCCACGGGTGGCACAGGACGATCCGACCCCCCAGGGTGACGTGCATGTGGGCGTTCACCTTGAAGTAGCGTTCCGGGTTCTCCCCGAGCCGACACGCGGTCCGGTGGAGCACCACCCCGGTGAGCTCGGGCCACCGGTGGCCCTTGTCCGGCACCCCGTTCTTCGGCGGGGCAAGCTGGCCGCGGTAATCGAACACCTCCACCCCATCGATCACCGTCATGGGCTCGCTGGGCTTCTGGTCCTCTGGAGTGTCCAGTCTCGCGTGCATCGCCTCCATGGTCTTCGGGCCCACGATCCCGTCATCGGTCACACCAAGGTCCGACTGAGCCTTCCTGGTGGCCTCGTCCGTCTCGTCCCCGAAGCCGCCATCCGCGCCCCACTTGGGGAGCTTATAGCCCGCGTCCAGGAGTAACTCCTGCCACCGCCGCACACCTGGCCCACGGTCTCCCTTCAAGATCCATTGGTTGCTCATCGGTCTATCCCTTCCCGGCCGCACTGGCCGTTAGTCAGTCTGCTCTGCGTTCCCAGGCAACCGCGCCGCAGTCGCACGCCATCCGCTCGCACCCTGGCTGAATCCACAGCCGCTTGCCGCACTCTCGGCACGTGTGCTCATTGAACACGATGTGGACAGGCTTCCGCTCCTCCGGCTCAGGTTCCTCTTGGAACCTTGCACGCTGGCGAGCACGCGCCCGGCGCTGCACATCTCTCCATAGCTCCTCGCTGTTCATCGCGTGCCAAGCGCCATGCGGAGCACCTTTTCCATGGCGTCCTTATGGCCCTCCAGGTAACCCTGGTGCTCCTTGTCCAGGAGCGCCTGTGCGCGCTCCTTGCGGACCATCTTCTCGTGAATATCTCGAAGGCGCTGGTCCTTTTTCTCACTCTCCGCGCGGAGAGCGTTGTACTCGGTTCTGAGACTGCGGAGCTCCTTGTCCAAGCTGATCACTTGGATCCGCAAGTCTTCATACTCCTGTGCGATCAGCTCACGGCTGTGAAGCGCCCACGCGAGCTGCCTTGACACGCCAGCCTTCGTGCCCGGTTCATCCGGAGGAGCCTCAAGTGAGATTACTTTCGGTTTGTTCATCATCGGCCTCATCCTGGCCCGCCAGTTGGGCCTCCAATCGTTTGTTCTCTTCCACCAACAGGTCCACGTATCGCTCGAGCTCACTCTCCCGCTGGCGGGGCCACCCGGCCCAGGCACACACAATGACAAAAATCGGCAACAGCACCGTCAGCATCACCATGGCGCCCAGCACCACGTAGACCCACCATGGGATCGTGAAACCCATCAGAACGTCGGCAAAGCCCCGCCAAGCCGGGGACGGGGGTGCCCACACTCCTCCTTGCGGAACTGAATGCTGGCCTCCTCCACCTCGAAGGGGTTGCCATGGGCGATGTACGCCACGTCTGTCACCAGAGTGAGGTGGAGCTGCCCGTTGCCGGTCCGGAGCCGTTCGATGTTGGCCTTGGCGCCCCAGTACCAGGACGCGGGGCCACCGTTCTCGCGCCGGAGCTCCGCGCACACCGGGCGCTCCTCTTGGATCGCCCTGTCCAGCATGGCGCCCACGTCGGGAAGGTTCTCGCTGTCACGCGCCGCCACGGTCACGGCCACATGGTCGGGCTTTCCGTCCAGGCCCACCCGGTACTCCACCTTGGCCAGCGCCGGGCTCCACGCAAAGGGACCCACCTGGAACCGCCAGTTGCGCTTCACATCCTCCGCCGCAACCGTCGCAGCCCAGCCGCCCTTGATCCCGCGCACGTCCGCCACGGGGTTGAGGGCCGTAATGAATTCGGGACGGTCCACCCGCTTCATGTACTTCTGATCCAGGTCCGCTCCCACCAGATCCTTTGGAATGCCCAACGCGCCCACCAGCTCACGGTCCAGATCGCGCGCCACCTGGCCCGCCATAGCGTCCATGATGGTCTTCTCTGCCGAGCCGCCGAACACATCGGTGAACTCCTCGAAGGATTCGATCAGCCGTGCCCCCGGCCGGGTGAAGCTGCCGCGCTTGTTCTTGGCTTCCGCACGGAGCTTGAGCTCGCGTTCGATCTGGTCCTTGAAGCGGTCCAGATGCTCGGGCGCGATCACCTCGCGTTCGATGGCCTGGCGCACCATCTTGTCCACCGCACGCTCGAAGGCGTCCACCAGATCGATCACCATGGGCGCCGGCACCACGATGGTGTCCGCGGTCACACCTGGCGCCCCGCGGCGCTTGTCACCGTCCAGCTCGCTGGCAATGGTCCCCAGGCACCACTTGTCCCCGATGCCCAGGTAGTCGTCCAGGTTGATGATGTTGGATAGCACCCGCGTGGGCATCCGCACCGTGTTGTTGTAGTACCCCTGGTTATGGTACTTGCGCTGGGCGTGTTTGTACGCCTCCTTTGCGATCTTCGCCTTGTGGCGCGCATCGTCCATATCCCACCCGGCCGCCTCCATGGCGTCCAGCACCTGGACCGCCCTGTGAAGCACACTCTCTTCGTGTTTTCCGCTCATTGCTCCCTCGCTTTCTTCGTGCGCTCGCGCCCCCGCGCCCGCGCTTGGCTGATTCGGTCTCGGATGCCCCGGAGGGCCTCGCGGTCATCGTTGCCCACCAGGGCCACCAGCTCCGGCGGAACCGCCGCGCCCATCGCACGGAGCTCCACCCGGATGGCGTCCATCAGGGCCGCGTACTCCTCGAGGAGCCCCTTCACGTGTCGGTACACCTGGGCCGGGTACTCCCACTCGCCCTCGTCCGGCGTGGCGAACGGCTCACGCTCCTCGCCTGGCTTCGGATAGACCAGCCGCCACAGCATGGTGAGGGCATCGGTCTCCGCGTCCGTGAGCTGGACGTAGGTGCGTCTGGCTTCGATGCCATGCTTCGCCCACTTCCGCACCAACTCGAGCTGGCGGGGCATCCCCTCATCCTCGTCCTCTCCGCCACTGATACGGCTCACCACGGTAGCGTGGTAGAGCTTCCCTGGATCGTGTGTTCCGTCCTCTGACACCCACTGGGGGAGCACGCTCCCGCCCAGCTCGGCAATGGGATCGGAGGGGGTCCAATCGTCAAACATCATACCCTCCATCTGGCCCGCAAGGGGGCCATAAGCGAATATAAGCGAAAGGCTTTGCGCGCGTCAAGATTCGGTGCTCCTTGGCTGTTTTGAACAGCACTTGCAGAGGCGCTTGGACGGCTTGCGGCGCACGATCCACGGCACCTGTTGACCACTTGCCGTGGTGCCGTTCGCCGTGTTCAGTGGGATACCACAGATGGTCACGTCGCCCTCGCTGGTCGCCCGGACCAGGTGGTACACCTTGCCGCCGAAGTCAGCCCAGATCTCCATCCTCGTCCTCGTCTTTTCCCCCGTGGCTCCGGACCGCCGCGCTGATGGTGGACAGCGCAAGGGACGCACCCAGGACGCTGATCACCAGGTAGACCAGTCCCCACACGGGGTGGTGGTGTAGGAAGTCCCACATGGTCATGAGTTGATCCCTTCCAGGACTCGCAGTGGCTTGAATCGAATCACCCACACCCAGGGGTTCTTCTCCCAGCCGTACCCGCGGCCCAGGTTGATCCGGTCCCACAGATTGGCGAATCCGTCGATGAGGGGGCCACGGCTCGGGTCCCTGGCGTGCTGAATCCTGGCGCACCCGGTTCCCTCCGCCAGACACCCTTGCTCGGTGATCTCCTGGACGCGCTCGGGCCAGCATGACACCACCTCGAGCTCCATCCCGCAGAAGCGCCTGGGGAGGTGAATGTTTGGCCGCTTGCGACCCCAGAGCTCCTCTCGCAGGTCCATATCAATCCAGTTGCGCTCATACCAGATCGGCGCATCCGGGGGCAGGTTGCTCGGGGACAGGCGATCATGCCTAGCCGCCGTCCACCAATTCTCACGCACCCACAGCTTCACGCCCACCTGGTAGCGCGGATAGATTCGGTGGACGGTACGCTCGCCGCTGCCATCCCACTCCCAGGTCCGTGGCACCTTGAGGTACGGGCCTGGGTTGCCAACGGGAGACGGGCCCGGATCGATCCACGCTTCATCCCAGCGCAGCTCTGCCCAGGCGTACTTCGCCGCTGGAGCTCCATCGAAAAGCGAGTTGGCGCTGGTGATCACCCGGCGCGTTTCCGTCTTGTTGCCCACGGCTGCCGCAAGGGCCATCACCGGAGTGAAGTGAAGCGGTAGCTCCTCGAGAATCGTCATGGTCTCCTCACGTCACACCTCGCCCAGCCCACAACACGAAGCGGAGGCGCCCCTCTGTACGCGCCTGGAGCTCGTGAAACTGGGTTTTCGATAGATGGATCCCGCCGTACCCGCACCCCTCCTCGCCCGACCAGAACACGCAGTAGTAGCCGCTGGTCTCCGGCATGTAGTTGTACCGCACCAGATCGATCACCGGGTGCTCCTCGAGGAGCCGCAGTACATCCTCCACGCACATCAGCCGCAAGTAGCCGTTGGAGGTTCGCTTGGTAGTCATGCCGAGATTGTATCACCAGCGCCCCCCGCGGTATTGCACCTCTGGACCCCAGCACGCGCGGTCCTCCCAGAGCTTGTCATCGGGGTGTAAGTGGGCCTTGGAGTCCACGATAGTGATCTGCACGTTGCCGTCCGGTGGCGTCCCCAGCACAGGGTGAGGCACCAGGCCATCGATCTGGAACGTGTACCGCTCCAAGATCTTGCCCGGGTCACCACCGATCTCCTCCGCCAGGTGCAACAGAATCTGCCGCAGACCAGCTTGCAGGTGCCCCTCGGTGGCCTTCGTGGCCGGGTGTCCCTCCTGTACCCATCGCTCGAGTCCGGCCATCACCCGTCGCTCGAATTCCTGTGCTATCCAGGCGTGCATTACCCGGCCCTCCTCGCCGCCTTGATCTTCGCCAGGTAGCCCTGGCAGATCGTCGCCAGGAGCTCCCCGTGGAACTCCTCGCCCACCTCGCGCTTGGCCTTGTTCATCGCCCTGGTGAGCACCCGCCGCTGGCGTCCATCCATCCAGAATGCCACCGTCTTGGGCGCCGCCTCCACAGGCTCCCCGTAGACGCGAGCTCGCAGCTCCGCCACGGTGTGCTCCCGCGCCCACCGCAACCAATGGTCCGCACCCTCACGATGCGGCCCCATCCGGGCCAGGAGCACCGCCTTGCACCGCCCTAGCCGAGCCAGGGTCTCGCGCTGGGCCTTCAGGAGCCGCTGGTCACTGGCCCACCTGGCGATGGCCATCAGCTCGTAGGTGACCCCGGCCGTGAGGCCCACCTCGTTCTCCGCATAGTCCGCCCAGGTGTCCCAACCCCACTCATAGTGGAACTGGCCACCGCGGATCGCCAGGAGCACCTCCCCGAGCCGCATCAGCTCACCGTGGGCATTGCCGGCCAGGCTTCTCACCAGCCGTCTCAGATCAGCTTTCGTCTGTTCCATCTTCGCTCCCTTCATCTGGCGCCAGCCCCACCGGCACCGTTTCAGTGAAACGCATCACCACGAAGTCCTTGGGTCGGTCCACGATCACTGACTGCGGACACCCGCACTCACCCGTGGTGTGCAGTAGCATCTTGTCCTCCGGTATCTTGAGCTCCGGGAAAACCACCGTGATGTGGTAGAGCCCCTCCTGGACCGGGCACTCCTCCACCGTCACCTCGTCCCGTAAAAAATCTGGCTTCTCGCGGTCACCGTACACCATCTGGTAGAGCGTGTTGCCCCAGTCCACGTCCTTGAGCCGATCCACCAGGTCCCTGTCGTTCCGGCGCCCCACCATCCAGTCCGTGGCGAGCTCCACCGACTGGCGCACATGCTCGTACACCATGTAGAGCTGCACATGGGAATTGTGCTGTCGGTCGCTCACAGTGGCACCTTCCCGAGCACCGCCCCGGTCTCCATCGCAAACAGCGTCCGGCACGTCGGACAGATCAGCGTCTTGGCCGGCACCGTGTCCATGCTCGCCTGGCACGCCGGGCAAAGCACCTTCACCTTGGCGGGCCGCTCCACCTTGGCCGGACTGATCCCGCGGCTCACCGGCTGCTCCTGGCCCACCGCCTTGGCCATCTTGGCTTGCTGTGCAGACCACTGCATCAGCTCGAGCACCGTGGCCTTGCTCGGAAGCGCCCCGGTCTCACCGAGCCAGTCCGCCACCAGCTCGTCCAGCATGTTGTGGAGCTCCTGGTGACGCGCCCGGTGCTCCTCTGCCGTCATCGTCTTACCCATCGTGGATCACTCTTTCCCAGCCACAGTTGACGCACTTGATCGCCGTCACCCACTCGCCGGAACCCACCTGGAACCTGTCCCCGCCGCAGCCCCGGCACACCACGCGCTTCATGGGTGTACTCGGTGCGCCGCGCCGCCCGTGGTAGCCGGCCAGGTGGAACGTGTGATCGTCCACCTCGTCCCACCAGGGCTTCTCCGGCTCCGCGTCGTCGCACTCCAGGTCACCCCACGGCTCCTCCACGCGCTGGCCGCGCGGATGCCAGGCATGGCTGTGCAGCTCGTTACAGCGACGGCACTTCATTGGCTTTGATCACTTCGATCTTGGCGCGGAGCTCGGACAAGGACTCGCGCACCTCCCGGTCCTCGTCCTCGTCCCCGGTGAGCACACTCTCGAGGCGCCTCACACCGTCCTCGAGCTTCTCGAGCACCTTGGCGTTGAGCCCGTTGGACACCGTGGTGAACGCACGTGCGACCGTGAGACCGTTCCCGTGCGGCTCTCGCCCCTTCATGACAGCGAGCTCCGCCTCCATCTCGTCCACCACCGTAGCAAGCGCCCTGCCAGCCAGGGCCATGTTGACCACCTGTTGGTACAGGGTATCCATCAGGTCCGCGAGCTCCCGGAGCATCGCTTCGTGCTGGGCCGCCTGGCCGATCTCCTCCATGGCGCGATCCATCGCGCGCTCGAATGGGCTCTGTCCGCTCATCGCTTGCCTCCCTTCGGCTTCGGCTTGCTCGGCTTCGCCGGGGGCGCGAGCCCTGGGCGCTTGAACACAGCCGTGTAGAGGTGCGGACCGGACACGTGGTGAATCATGGTCACCAGCTCCCAGCCCTCACGGCCACGGCTGGACAGCCACATCCCCAAGCTGGCTTCGCTGTCCGCCGCGTACTCCTCGGTGCGGTACTCCCACGGCTGGCGCCGTGGCTTGTCAGGATCCATCTTCGCCTCCAATCATCCCGGCCGAAACCGGGCCATCATAGCAGTCTACTCGCCGTTCTCTGCCTGCCCCCTGTGCAACAGGAGCCACAGGAGGAACATCCCTGGGGCTGTCCACTCTGGAGCGCCCACCGCCACCCGCACCACCTCGAGCACAAAGTCGTCCAGGAACATCAGTAGGGCACCCCTTCCCCAGCTTGCTCGCTGGCAATGTGCTCCAAGAGGGCATCGATCAGGTCCTCCTGGCGCTTTGCTTCGCTCTCGCGCCTACGCTCTCGGGCCTCACTGGCCGCCCTCTCCATCCGCATCTGGGCATGGCGCATCACCAGCCACTCCACCTTCAGAGCCATCTCCCACGGAGACGGGTCACCCCGGCCCTGGCGGTAGACCATGTGCCAATCGCGCCCCTCGAGGCGCACGTGGCCGTCCTGACCGCGCTGGCCGATCACCACAATGGGCTGCCCGTTGTCGCTACTCACCGATGCCTCCCAGGAGCCCGACGCCCCGGTTCAGGTACACCAGCCCGAGCACCTGGGTGCCTCGCTGTACGCGGTACACGTGGAGCCGTGGCTGCACCAGATTCAGCTCCACAACCGTCCTCTCACCGAAACCCCTGGAGCCATCCGGGAACTGGGTGATCAGATCATCGCGTCCGTACTTCACGTCCACGTCCAGTCGGCTCACGGCCCCAGGGGTCTGCTCGAATACGGCCTTGGCTGCCTCAAAAACGGGCCCGAACGCCTCTCCGGATAGGGTGCTCCACTCGAGGGTGCCCACGTGGACAAAACTGAGCTGCTCCAGTGAGCCCAGAGCATCATCGCTGGGCGGAGGTGGGAGCTCCCTTCCTTTCCACCTGTGGCTCATATCAGCTCCCTGTCGATGGCGAGCCACTCGGGGATTTCGATGTTGCCGCTGTCGCCCTCCTCTTCCACCTCGGTGTAGAGGAGCTGGCTCCTCGGAATCCACGCCTCGGTGTCACCGTCCACTAGGCACAGGATGGCATCATCCGTATCGGCCAGCACTTCCTCCACGTAGATCTCCACTGGATCGTCGCTCCGGCTCATCGAACACCCCTCCTGGATCCATCGGTGGCCGGAACAGATCGTACAGGCCACTGAAGGCGAATCCAATGTGACGTAGCTCCTGCATCCCACGCTCGCCCGCCAGTCGCCCCGCCAGCCCACAGATCTCGCGGAAGGTCTCCTGGCTGCACCTCCCCTTGAGCTCGGTGCAGATGTAGCCCATGGCAACAGCCAACCGTGAGTAGTCGGCCCTGGACACTTCTTTCGACTCCATGTTTCCCCTCCCCCGCTCCAATCAGCGCCAGTGTTCTCATCGTTCCCATCTCTCTCACCAGCCGCGCATCACGCGGTTATCCTGATAGTGGCATCAGCCAATGATGTTGACCGGGCCCACGCTTGACCGGCCCCTCTTCCTTCCCCTTTTCCAGAGCGTAGTCCTTGCGGAGCCACTCGTCTGGCATGGACACGTCCTCCCAGGTGGAGATCCCCATCTTGAGCGGAATGGGCATCAGGGCCTGATCCCTGGACAGCGTGAACGCCACGCCGGCCACCGCATCGGAAACATCCTTGGACTCACCCTCGAGGTGGTCCACTTTCTGGCGCACCTTGTCATGGACCACGCGCTGCATCTCGCGGAGGAACGGCTCATAGGCGTACATATTCATCCGCCCCTCGTAGAACGCCGCCCTGAGCTCCATGTAGGGGTCCAGCGTCCGGTCCATGGACTGGAGCTTCGTTTCCACCCCGCGCTGGAGCTCGAGGTACTGGCGCATCTCCGCACTCTGATACTGGTCCGTGGTGGCCAGGGCGAACTGGAACCCGTGATCCATGAACGAGTAGATCAGCGTCCGAATGTCCGCGAGGATAATGTCATCCCCAGGCGGAGGAACGATCCTCAACAGGAAGTCGATGTAGATCTCCGGCGCGTCCTCCACGAAAACCACGCCGTCATCGTCGCGCCGCTCCACCTGGACGGTCCCGGCCACGTGGCCGATGGCGAGCCCGGTGGCATCGTGATTCAGCGAGGTGTCCAGGTGTAGGTGCCGCGGGGCCTCTGGGTTCACGATGGGGCCCTCGAATTGGCTCACGTTGCCCTGGCTGTCCTTGCTCGAGTACATCCGTGTGAGCTGGCGCCAGTCCACCTTGGCCAGCGTCTGTGGGTTCCACTCGAGGGTGGCCATCGGATGGCCGCGCGTCTCGTCAATGGCATCGTACAGGGTCTCACGTCGCTGAATGAACGGGCTGATGCTCACCGTGGCCACACCCGCCAGGTCCTGCAATGCGCTGTCCAGGTCCTCCTCGAAGTCCCGCCTGAAATCAATCGGCACCTGGACGATCCGGCACCCATCGTAGTCCGGATCGTTGTCAATGCAGCCCTGGAGCCGAACACGCTCCTCGTCCCTGGAGATCAGCCGGCTTTGTAGGCGCTCGTTGCCCACGAATACACTGAAGGTCTCCTCGGAAAACAGATGGCCAGGCTTCGCCTCCCACAATGCGTACTCCCGCACCAGGATGCTCGGGTCCGTGGCGCTGGCCGCAATCCGCCGCTCGGTGAACGCATCGGTGTGTGACTTGGAGCTGATCATCATCAGCACGCCGGGGAGCTTGCCGCTTCGGCTGTAGCGGGACTTCATCCGGCGGAGGATCATCTGGTACAAGGTCTCCGCGTGGCTGTGGCGCTCCCTCCGCTTCGCCCCGTAGCGGATCTTGCTCACGCGCGGGGGCGTGCTCTGAAAGAAATTCACCTCGTCCAAGATCCCGCCGAACGTATTGAGCGAAAGCGCGGAGCTCATGCTCGAGGAGCTCGCCGCCACCCAGATATTGTTTGGAAACCTGAGCTCGCTCAGGGTGGGCCGGTAGGGAAACTCGTCCATGAAATACCGGCTGGACATGATTTTCGTCTTGATCCCGCCGAAGACAGCCCGGCGCGCCAGCTTCTCGTTCACCGAGATACAACAGAACGCGATCTCAGAACCCTTTTCCAGCCCGAACACCGCCTGGGGATCCCGAAGGCAGCTCATCTGGTAGATCATGTAGCAGAGGGCCACCGAGGCGAACGTGTTTTTTCCGCAGCCGATGGAGCCGCTGATGATGGCCTCATGGTAATCACCCTTGAACAACTCGCGGAGATCTCGATGCCAGCATGGATAAAGAGTCTTTCCAATGTGCCCGAGGAAATACTCGTCTCGCAGGAAGGTATCAATGTCCACGCAATGGCGGTCATACATAGACTCGTCCAGCGCGGCAAACTCCTTGACCACCTCCGCGCCATCGGCCGCCATGTGCTCCTCGACCAGCCGAATCAGCGCCTCGCGCTCATTCACGTCAAGGGACTTGAGCTCCTCCTCGAGTAGCGCGAGCTCCTCCTCGGGGATGATTTCACTTCGGGCACGGCCGTCCTGGCGTTTCAACATCTAGCGGTCCTCCGGTGATCTAGTGTCCCGCGCCCCGAGGTGGTGGTCAACGGTAACCGTGAATACCCTACCCTCACGGTCCCGCACCTCCATCCCAGCCGGAAGAACCACATCGCCATCCTGGATCACCGGCTCCCGCTGGCGAAGCCAGTAGCACAGGTGGACCACCAGGCCGCCCAGCACCATACCGATGAACAGGCACGCCACGCTCACATGCCCATCCTCATCGCCGCA